TTTTTTCGCCAAATATAGTTTACAATACTGGGGACCAAACGATTAGTGGAACTAAGACTTTTGCTACCGGAATTTTTTCGCCAAATATAGTTTACAATACTGGGGACCAAACGATTAGTGGAACTAAGACTTTTGCTACCGGAATTTTTTCGCCAAATATAGTTTACAATACTGGGGACCAAACGATTAGTGGAACTAAAAATTTTACTATTCGACCTCAGGTCAATAATGTCAATGTTCTTTTATCATCAGATAGCGTTGTTCCTCCGTTTCCACCTGACACGAGCAGAAGAATTTATTTTCCAGATATTTTAACTACATTTACAAGTGTTAATGCCGCTAGCTTCTATCAATTTTATTTTCCTATATATGTAAGAAAAAACGCCATCAATCCAAGATTATGTTATGAAGTTACAACAAATAGTACTCCTGCTGTCTCCGTGAGATTAGGTATATATTCTGGAAATAATGGTATTGCGAACGCGCCTTTATTTTGGAGTGGATCAGTTTTAACTACCGGCCTAGGAATACATAGAACTCCGACTTCTTCAATTCCAACTCTAACCCAAGGTTTTTATATTTTATCTTCTGCTGTGACCGGATCAAATAATGTGTCTCTGACATTTAGATCTATGTCTAACTCTAAAATGAGAGATTACGGACTTGAAACAAGTTATAATGTTTTTATAGGCAACGCTACAAGCACGACTGTATCTAATGTCGTACCTTATGAAATTATTGGCAATGGCGATATAAAAGTAAATATTAATGAATTTAGTTATTCTACAAATACAAATACTACATTAAATGGTCCAGTCTTAGCTTTAGAATACTAATTTAATTTATTAGATTTTTTACTATTAGACTTATAATATAGTGTAAGTATATATGAGTAATATGTTATATAAATTATTTGGTCCAAATTGGCGTTCAAGTACATCTGGAATAATAACAGTAATTTCTGTTGCAACAGCTTTTGCTATTCATAGCGATAATTCTTTAGTAGCCTTTTTACCAGACAATATAGAAGCTTATGTACTTGGAATTTCTAAATTAGTAGCAATTGTTGCTGGAATAATTTTCGCTCTTGTTGTTAAAGACAGTCATGTAACAGGAGGAAATATTCCTCAAACAGTTGAGGCAGAAAAAAGAGTACAGAGAATACAAAGAAATTTAGCTCAAAAAGCTGGAAAGAAAAACTTATGAATAAATTAAATATAATCGCTATTGCACTTATGAGTGCTTTTGTTATTGGTTGCTCTACAACAAATACTGGAGGAGGAAATCAGATTGGTGGAACAACTGCGGTAGAAAATGCTTTGCCTTATATTAAACCAGCAGTTATTCTTGCTTGTACAGTGGTGCTTGAACAGGCTCTTTCCCCACAAGATCGTATTGAGAAAGCTAAAATGATTAATAATGTTGCCACTGTAGTTGAAAGTTTAACAATCGGACAAACTCCAACTCCAGATCAATTACAAAAAGCTCTTATGGATTATCTTCCAACTGAAAAAACTCATTGGGCAAAATATATTATTACAGTTAAAGATATTTATGCTGCTCAATTTAATAAAATCAATGGAGATGCGGCTCTTGCTATAAAAGTTCTTAACGCTATTGCTTCTGGATGTAAAGATGCAACAGCTGAGTATGTAAATTAAATGCCAACAGGAATTATACAAGCTTTTCTTAGTGCGATTTCTGGAATATTTTCAGCAATTAATAATCTTTTTGGCGCAAAAAATACCAAAGAAATGAAAGAGCGCGAACAAGCTCGAAAAGAAGTTGAACATCAAAATGAAATAGAAAAAGAGATTAAGGATAAAGATCTTGAAAAAATTCGCAAACGTATTGGTTCTTAATTTTCTTCTTGTCGGTTGCGCTACCGTAACACCAGATAAAATACAAGATGATGTTGCGTCTTTTGATTCTTCTACGCCAAGTAATTACAACAAAGATAACGGAGGATTAATTGCTATACTTGAAGATGGAGCAGTGATAACATCTCGGGCAAAAGATCGCTATAATAAATTGATCGAAATGTACAAAATTAAATTTAAAAAAGAAAAGGCTATTGAACTAGTTGAGAATGCTGGAATAACACCATACAAAGACCGATACGGCAATGATCTTTTTCTTATTGATAATGAGCATCTTGTTTATTTCGGAGTAATGAACTCTTGGCTAAAAGAAAAAGTTCCAGCAGATAACATAATCGATAAAACAATAGATAAAATAAATAATTAATGTTAAACGATAGATCTCTTAAACTTATATTTGATTTTGAAGTCGGCGGGGGCGAAAATTATTATAATAAATTTTTAAAAAATCCAGTTTGGCCAGGAGAGCAAAGCGGAGTCACGATTGGTGTTGGTTATGATATTGGGTACGTAAATAAAACAGAATTTAGTAACGATTGGAAAGATCTTCCGAAAGAAGTTTTTGATAGATTATATCGAGTTGTTGGAGCCAAAGGCTATCAAGCGAAGGAGCTTGCTCGAAGGCTAAAAGATATAACTATCCCTTGGGAATTAGCTATAAAAGTATTTATGAATAAAACAGTAAAAAAATTTTATGATTTGACTCAAAATACTTTCCCAAATTTTAATAAACTCCCAGAAGACGCTAAAGGCGGATTAGTGAGCCTTGTGTTTAATAGAGGTGCAGCTTTAGAAGGAGAAAGAAGAAGAGAAATGAAAGTGATTAGAGATATTATGGCAAGAACTCAATATTTTGACGAAAAAACTCTAGCTCAAATAGCTGATCAAATAAGAAGAATGAAAAGGATATGGATTGGTGGAGCTATAGAAAAAGGCATGTCGCGCAGGAGAGATGCGGAGGCTAAAATAATAGAAGAGTCTTTAGCGAATGTAGTAGTCAACCCAATCGAAACCATAAAAGAGACAGATAGAATAATTAAAGATTTTTTTGATAAAAATAATACATTATAACATAATATTATTATGCAAGTGTATATGACCGCTTATAAGTCTAACAGAAATCCTAATAAAGATGAATTAATTTTCTGGAAGCTCTCTTTAGCGTTAGCAAATAAAAATTATTATAATGTCTATTTAATTTGTGATAAATTTTATTTAAAATTATTAGGGAAATTACCGTTTAAAAAAATTTTTCCTATTTTAAGAATTAGAGAGGATCAAGATCACATATGGTCAATAGGGAAGCTTTTAGCATATGATTTTATAGCTCATCAAAATGAACCTTTTTTGCACATAGATTCTGATGTTTTTTTATGGGAAAAACTTCCAGAAGATTTAACTAGTAAAGGCATTTTCGTTCAAAATAAGGAGCATTTTTCCTATCCAAATAGTCAAGATAAAAATTTGAAATTTTATCCTGCATATAGAGTAGACTATTTAAGTGATTTAAATTCTGATCAAATTCCAAAGGAATGGAAAGCTTTTATAGAGTTACCAAGAAGCCAAACCTTTGCTTATAATGTTGGAATAATAGGCGGATATGATTTAGAATTTTTTAAAGAATATGTAAGATATTCTATAGATATTATTAACAATAAAAATTATTACAGTTTTTGGAAAGTTAATAAGAATAAACTTAATAATTATGATTTTGCAGAATGTGATTTTAATACTATTTTAGCCGTTATTTATGAGCAATTTACTTTAGGCGTATATGCTCACATTAATAAGAAAACAATTCATACCTTGCTAAAAGGGACAGATGACTACGAAGGGGCTAAAAATTACAAATACACGCATCTATTAGGCTTGAAAGGGAATCCGGAGATTGTAGATAATATAAATAGAAGGTTATCTTTAAATCCATATGATTTATCTATAAATCGGGATCTTTTTTTAGTGTAATTTAAGTATTACATATTATGAGTCAGTATAGCATATTTAATTCTGGAAATAAAAAATTTTATATAGATTTAGAAGAAAACATTATTCGTTTAGAAAATCTAACTTTTGGAAATTCTTTAGGAGATCTCTCTTATTCAATATATACCAATAACTTTATAGTTAAATTAAATGAAATAAGTTTATGTATTCCTCGGGGCGGAGCAATATCTGCCGTAATACCAAATCATTTAGATAAAGCTGAAATTTTTATAAAAAACCTTGGTACTAGTCCTGTGTTATTAGACCCGCAAAGCCTTATAGATAATAAAAATGATGAAATTTTTGTTTATCCAGGAGAATCAATCGAACTATATGGAGTAGATTCTGAGAAATATTCTGGATGGATTATAACATCGATAGTAGCTGGAGTAACCTAACAATGCAAAGATCAATTAACGTTTCAAAATTAGAAAAAGAAAAAAGCAATAGAGTAGTAGCATCTTCTAATAATTTTGCGAATGGAACAAATTTATTAAAAGCTTACGATGAATTATACGAAAGGCTTTCTTCTGAAGTAGAAGGATATTTGATAATAGAGCCAGGAATATATGATTTAAGCATAAGAAGCTTCGCCTTAATGGGCAATATACACCTTATTGGAGCAGATGGTGATTTCAAACCCATTATCAGAAGTAGAGTTAATAGTTTTGACAGTGCGACAGTAAATAATCAATCTAGAAATTCAATCACAATTCAAAATCTTGAGATTGAAAACTATGATAAATATTATACTAATCCTGCTCTGGCTTCAAATTCTTCTGTATTTGCGCCTATAGCTGCTAGCGTTTGGAGAAGCTTTAGCGTTAATCCTTGCGCTTATAAGTTTTCTAAATCTGATGCTAGTCATAGATTAATAGACGTAGATTTCATCAGCAGAAACGAACAGATTTTAGCGTTAGAAATTGGACAATCAATAAAAGATTCAAGCACATATATAAATTGCACATCAAATACTCAATTTTCGTTTGGAGCTGTCTTAAAGTCTTGCTTGGGGTATTATGAAAATTGTACAGTAGCGAATTTTGGTTCTTTTGGTTCCTATACAGAAAACGTCAAAGGCGTTTTTAAAAATTGTTCTGCTAAAAATTATAGCTTTGGATATGCAGCTGAGAATCTAGAAGGAGCTTTTTCTAATTGCCAAATTAACATAGCAAATAGCGAAACAGGAGAAGGTTTTGGCACGAATTCAAAGAATAACAAAGGATTTTATGAAAACTGTAAAATAGTAAAGGATGCATGATGAGCGCTTTTATACCAGAAAAAGATATTAGTTTAATCTCTGCAAACTACAGAGGCAACGAGCCGCAATTAAAGATCACGGCTTTTACGTCTGGAGAACACAAAGATAGACAATCGCTAACCTTAGACAGATTAGACCTAAAAGTTAAGAATGATTTTAGATTATATCAATATAGTTTAGATGGAAAATCTATTTCAGAGACATTTAGAGCAAAATATTTAAATAATTTCGCTATTCATGGCGAGAATACGGTGTTTGGCATATATTCAAATCCAAGTGGAAATGATTTGTATTTTTTAAATACTACAGAGACTAATCAGCCTATATCGTTAAAAATGTTTTTTGGCCATAGATTAGGAGCTCTAGATCGAGGAGTTGGCGTCGGAGTCGAACAAGCCAAGCTTTCTGTTTTTACTGGATCTTATGCAAAACCCACAAAATTTGTGGATATTTTTGGAGAAGTAAATATAAGAGACAATCTATATGTTTCTGGAAATATATCCGTCAGTGGAGCTTTTGACGTAGATTCCTTATCAATTAAAAATCTTGAATTTGTGGGAGGATCAGGGACGAATATGTGTCTTCAAGATGCTAAAATATTTTTAGGAGATAAGAATAAAATAGCTACTCACGCATTAGAGATCGATGGAGGGAATATATCTGTAATCAATGGAACGGGAATATTTCAGAAGTTTAATTTTGTGGGACTGACCTATCCCTCAGCAAGTTTACCCAATGCCCCAGCAGGATATATAGAGATAAATGTAGGTGGATTACCAAAGAAAGTTCCATATTATTAATTATATAATGTGTGTAAACATATTGTATAATGCAAGATGTTCTTAGGTCAACAATTAATAGTGTATTAGACATTCTTCAGAATATCAATTCTGAGTCCAGCTTGTCGTCTATACCAAATCCAAGCTTTCCTCGTCTAGTTTCAACACCTACATCGACTCCTATTATAGCTGATGGCTCGGCTACCGATCATTTCATTCAATTGCCGCAGATAAGCTCTTTAAAAGTTGGAGACTCAATTAATCTTCCGCAATTTAGTTCTTATAAAATTATTGGAAAATACGACTGTATTCCTAGTTCGTTTCACCCTGGAGGAATGTATTGTCAAAATTCAGAAGAAATATCTGGAGAAACAACTATTCCAATAAAATATAAAGTTTCTAACGAAAATTTAGCGACGATTGTTGGCAACAAATTAAACATCTTAAAAGAAGGAAAATTTAATCTAATAGCCTACACAGAAGAAATTCTAGAAAATGGATCAGTAAAAATTTTAAGAATAAGTCAAAGAATACCAAGTAGAGGAATATGTCCTGGAGGATGGACGCCTGGTATTTATGGTCGCTGCCCTATTCCTGCGTCATTTCCACAATCGGACCAATATGGGCAAATTTATGGAAACTATTCCTGTTATAAGGGTTCAGATTGTTATGTCCCTAGGTTACCAGTAGCTAGCGGAGAAGTAAAATTAAGCAACCAAAAAGTTATTCAAAGTTTTGAAATTGCTCCAGCGACTCAGACTTGGGCATTTAGATCAAAAGTTTCAAGGCGAATGTCTGCGTATGGCGCTCCACAAGGTTGTAATTGTTGCACCATTAATGGTCCTGGGTACTATGAGGATGACGCAGAGGGGATTATGAGCAAACCAGTCTATGTAGCGGCGGCAAGGCTTGACCAAATAGATTTAAATAGTGTTGCTAGAGTTCGAGAATATTTTGGATGCTGGCCTCCGACATGCGGGAATTGTGATAAATTTTTTCCACATGCAAAATATACAAGGTTTATATCTAATATAGAAGTTAAAAGTCGTTGTATTTTTATGTGCGGGAGTAGCTACCATATTTGTTCTGCTCAAGATCTAAATGGTTATGATTTTCCTGGGAAATCAAATTTTATTAAAAAAATTAATTTATGGGATGAAACTTGCTTGAATAGCAATGTTTGCGGAAGAACCTGTAAAAGGCAAGAATCAGGACAAGTAGATGTATATGGATTATCTACTTATCAGCCAATAAATTTTAAAATTATAGAAGACAAAACTTACGCTATAGATACTGAATTTTTAATTGAAGCGTCTACGCCGAATAATTTTCCTATTAATTTTGTAAGTTTAACGCCAGACATAATATCTATAATAGGGAATAAAGTCAAGATTCTTAAAGCTGGGATAGCAAAAATTAAAGCGTATTCTTTAGGAGATAGTTTTTATGCAATTGACGAAGAAGCGATTCAGTCTTTTAGAATTAGTAAGGCCAAAAACATTTTTCAGCATTTGCCAAATATTCCGACGGTCATTCTAGAAGAAGAATTTTCTTTAAATGATCCACTTCTAGTAGACGCAAATACTCCCGAATGTATTCCTGGGCACCCTTGCTCTTATCCCCCAAAGCTTTATGGTATTCCAAAAATTTATTCTGACGCAGAAATACAGGCTATATCAAATGAAAGCTTTGAAGTGTATACAAAAAAAATTAATAATAAAGACATATTTTTCGCAAAACCCTTGAAGCCAGGTTGGAATTCTTTAAAAATATTCTGTAAAGAAGACGAAAAATATGAATATTCAGAATTAACAATAAATTTATTAATCTTGAAAAAGACTCCGAATCTTTTAATGTCTTTGCCCGATCCTATATTCATAAAAGAAAGAAAGGTTTTAATTATTAATTCTGATTCTGATGGAGGCATATCGGTAACGGACCCACATCCACAATTAATGTTAATGAAAATTGACAATAACCGTTTTTCATTAATATCTCAGGCTGCAGGAGAATACGTGTTAATTGTTCGTCAAGAAGAAACCGCCAGATTTTACGCTAAAGAAACCGTATATACATTTTTTGTCAAAAAATATTCACAAACAATTAATTTTATGTTGCCAAAAGATCCGCTTGTATATAATATTCCTTTAGAACTAAAAGCTACTTCAGATGCTACGCAAGACGCTTCTATAGATCCTTCTTTAAGGATGGATATAGCTTATACCTCAGATTCTCCTGCTGTACAAATAACGGGTAATTTTATCAAAGCCATTGATCCGTTCTTTTCTGGACCGATTACAATTAAAGCTTCTCATCCTGGAAATTTTAAATATGATCCTGCAGAAAGCTCTTTAACTCTTTATTTAGAAAAATTTGATTTCCTAGATCAAAAAGTGCTTTTTGATAAGGTCCCGACCTCAATCTTAAAAAATAATTCTCTTGATCAAAAAATTTTATTAGATATTACTTTAAAAAATATAAGCCAATCTGAAATAGATTTAACTTCTAGTCATCCTTCGATTGGAGAGGTTTTAGTTATAGATAATAAATATTATTTAAAAATAAATTCTATAGGAGTTTTAATGCTAAAAGCTTCAGCAAAATATCCATCTTCTTTATTTTCTCCAGTTTATAAGCCTATAGCAATAACATCTATCGATGATAAAATTTATGTTGGTTATTTGTATTCTGCAGATTTACCAGAGATGAGCCCAATTGTAATAGAAACAAATAATTTAAAATCTACAGAAATTGACGGTTCAGAAACTTCTTATATAAAAAATATAAGACTTTTTAATAAAAATGGACCAAGACATATTTTATCTTACCCTAAAGAATTAGAGCAAGCCCTATCAAATCGCACTCCTTTGGAGAAATACAATGATCAGAAGACTCCGATTTATTCTTATGATGCTTTTATTTCGTTTCCCGAGAAAACCCCAAATTTACAATTAAAGACGAATTGGAACATTTATGCTCCAAAAAAAGTTACGAGGTTAAATTTTAGGAGCTCAGGAATAGCAGAAATTAACTTTAATAATATTAAATTTATATTAACTGTATTCCCCAACCCAAGAAAAATTAATTACAAATCTGAAATATACAGCACGATTATTAAAAATAATTTAAGTAAATTTAATATTTTTGATAGAAAAAATGGGTCTTCTGTTATCCCTTTTGTGAATTCAATCCTTTTAGAAGAAGACGGAACACCTAGATATGGGGTTGTACCCTATGTCAATACGGGTTCTAATTGCAGCGATGTTTGTTATAATTTTGTAACGAATAATTATGAAAATATAGAAGATATTTGGTCTTATTCTAACAAGAATAATTCTCTTTCTTGCTATCCATGGCTCTGTGAAGATGCTTCTGGCGCAAGATATAAAAAATTAAATATTTTTTCTCAAAGGTTTAGTGTCATATTAAATCAATTAGGATTAGGCACGCAAATCGTCCAAAATCTTAATCCAAAAAATGCTCCTATTAAAAATAACTATTACACAGTCGTAAATTCATTTAAGATCCCTGGATTTCTTATAAGGAATATTGCTCCTCAAATATTTTTAAATCTAACAGAAGAGACATTTAAAAGGGTGGATTTTGGAGCAACCGAATTCTCTTTAAATCTAGAGAAGACAAATTATACTTTTGCTGTCTCTAATCTAAACGTAGCATCTATAGATAATTTCGGTAATGTGTCAGCTAAAAAGTCTAATAATTATTATATAATTATTAATTCTCCAGAGACAGAAAATTTTCAAGAGGCAAAATTAGTTATACCTGTTGTACAAAACTTTAAGAAACAAACTATCCCAGAATTTAAAACTAAAGTTTTAGAGTTTAACTCATATCCTTTTGAAGGAGTCTTATCTAAAAACACTCAAGTAGATCGAGATTCTACGACTGGGCAATTTTTACCAGGACTATTAATTAAGTACTCTAGCTCAAATGAACAAATCCTAAGAATTATTGAAAATAAATATACAATTCTTAAACCAGGAAATGTATCTTTAATTGCAGAACAAGAAGGTAATGCGGATTATTCGCCCGTTAATGTGAGAGAGAATCTGTCTTTTGTTAAAAAAGCAAGAAATATAAATTTTGTAATAAATCCTGCTTGGAAAAAAGGTTCAATTATTTATTTAAAAGATTTAATAAACCTTAACTCAAAAGAAGAGGTCGCCCTCTCAAGCATAAGCTTTACCCCATCAGATAAAGTAGAGATCCTTGATTCTCAAAGAATTCTATTAAAAAATACAGGTATCTGTAAAATCCTAGTTAACATGCCAGAAAATCAGTATTATCTAAGCGAAACAAAAGAAGCGGCAATCACTATTTTAGATAAAATTAGTCTAAAATTATTTAAAATCTATAAATCTAAACTCCCCTCGAATAAGTTTATAGATATTAAATTTAAATCAAATCTTGTTATTCCGCCCGCAGTAGCACCTGAAGAGTCTTTTTATAAAACGATATATATTAACAGCATAGCGACTACCCATAGTCCAGACGAAGTCAGCCTAACAGGTGATTACTTTTATGATTGGTCGCCCATTCAGGGAGACAACTCTAAGGTTTTTATTAAAAAAACTAATCAAACAAATCTTCAAGAAAAAGTATTTTTTATTAAAAATTTAACTTTTGGATGGCAGCTTAAAAAAATATCTACAGCAGACAATTCAATACTAGAATCTTATTCGCCTATTGGATATGTAACTAATCCATGGGAAGATGCAAGATGGAAATTAGATAATGGAAATAAAATTTTAAATACAAAATTTGATTATAAATTTATTCTGCCGCCAACGCCTACTCCAACGCCTACTCCAACGTCTACTCCAACGTCTACTCCAACGTCTACTCCAACGTCTACTCCAACGTCTACTCCAACGTCTACTATTCCTTCAAAAACCGAAATAACTTTTTTAATGTCTAATCTTCAACAAGGTTTTTATGTAAGATACGGAGATCCATTATTAAATTTATCAAATTTTCCAGTTATTTTTCCAACTAAAAGTCCTGAATTTTTTTCAGGAGGAATATTAAAAATATATACTTACGAAGTAATACCTGGTGGCACGTTTGAAGTTAATTTTACTGATCCGTATAATAGCTCGCCTGGATATGCAGAAATTAGAAAAATTAACGAAGTTATTAAAACGTATACTTGGAAACGAGACCAGGAGCCGCCATGGCCTAAGTTGTCTGCATATATTTCGGCTCCAGTTAGTCACTCTCCACCAACACCTACACCAACACCTACACCAACACCTACACCAACAATAGTAGCTTGCAATATAAATCAAGATTTTAATTTTTATTCAGAATATGCTCCATATGTCTCTAACTTTTATAGAATTACAACAACTGAATAAAAATATGGAGTGTAAAATATAATTATGAATTCAGGTTGTCAAGAAGCAAAAGGATTAGAGCCTAAGGGTTCAACGCTTAATTATTACGACCAGACATTCCCTTTAGAGCTTTCTAATCCAGATTATCTTGTGGTTTATGTCGTAGAAGAAATGCCGAGAAGTTGGACGTCTAGTTGCAGCGAAGAATGGACGTGCTCAGGTTCTTTATTAAAGACGCTTGGACCATATCCTTATAAAGCTAATTCTATAACAGATTTGCTCAACAAAGCAAAATTAAGGGCTGGTTGCGACGCTTGCAAGTGCAATGGTAGTTATGGGCTTTTTGGTTTTAATAGTTTAAAATATGATTATTGGGGTTCAGGGGTAGGTGGTACTCCTCGCATGGGTCCAGGCATACCTCCCGTCGAATATATTAAAAGCTCTTTAGGTTTAGAATTACTTTGTGATTGCCCTTGCGGAGAATGGGTTTATGACCCATCAATTCGCCAGACTATACCGAATAAAGGCTGCGCTAGTTCGGGCTCTCAAGACTACTGTAATAAAAACTATATTGAAAGAATTTGTGACCAAAGAAATTTAAAAATTAGTATTTATTATAAAAAAATTGATCAAATACAACCCGAAAATGATACTGTATATGATTATGATAATTATCAAAAAAACTATTCATTAATAGAGTCTCTGCCAAGAGTTGTAAACATTAATTCTACTATAAATTTAAAAGATTTTATTAAACCTAGTAATTTGCCATGCGCTACTACTGGAGGATGTTTTAATACTGGACCTTGTAATTACGGAGGGGGTTGTGGACCAGGAAGGATAAATCTAATCACTACAGAAATTTTACCTTCTTACTTAAATATACAGGCTACGGAAACTGAAGCCCAAACTGTTCCTCAAGCTTTTTTAGAGATGTCTAACATTAAATGGACAGTTGTTGATGGAGTGAATCTCGTCTCTGAAAGAGAAGGGGATTTGCAAAAAAATCCTTCTTTGACTTTTATAAATAAAGGAACAGTAAAAATTAAATTTATTGAAAAAGGGAGAACTTTAAAACCAAAAATTATTGCGCCAAAACTAATAAAAAATGGACCACAGGGATATTATTTAATTGATTCACCAGAAAAAGTCTTTGCTAATGTCCCTATAGAAGCTAATTTAGTAAAAATAGTTGAAATAAAAATAGCTTCAGAAGAGCAAAAGATTGTTGGACTAAGCACAACTCAATCGGATTATGTTTTTGGTAGAGAATACGTTTTGCCTAAATATGGACAAATCTTTTCGGACGACGGAACAACAAGGCAAGGAAAATTAATACAATATACTAGCTCTAATATTAATGTAGCAAAAATACAAGATGGCAATAAATTAATATTTTTTGGTAAAGGTAAAGCTGTAATTACTGCGGCTTTGGAAGGGGATCTTAATTTGCGGCCATATTCTGTGTCTTTTGAAATACAATCTAAATTACCAAATATTATCGTATTTCATTATCCTCTAATCGGGACTAATAATACTATCGAAGTAAATATCTCTAATTTTAGTGGATTAGGACATTTTGTGTCTTTACCGATATCTACTTCGTCGGGATTACCCGTAACAATAAAAATCGGTCAAGGAGGATCGTTTTATGAAGAAGAAGGTTTTACGGCTGCGGCTGACCCAAGACGTTTCAACTCTCCACTTTCTCCGCCTATAAAATGGGGCTATAATTCATTGACGGATCAATATGGTTTGTTTATAAAAACAACTGGCCAATATCAAGTTCTTATTACCCAGCAAGGCGATACTGTTTATAGCACTGCAGAACCAATTTTATTGAATATAATTGCTCAAGGAAAAACGCAGACATATTCAATGACAGATTTTCCAGAAATCTTAACTTTAGCAAGAAGATATTTTTATACAGATTTTAATATATCTTTGGGGAATACGACATCAGGAATAATTCTAAATAGCTCTAATCCTCTTGTTGCTTATCCAGATTCAGCATCAAAAGGGTGGGAACTAAAAGAGCCTGGAATTGTTACGCTAAGCATAAAAGTACCTGGCAATGATATTTATGCGCCATTGGAGATTTTTAGAACATTAGAAATTAAAACTGCTATACCAAATCTATATCTAAACTTTAACAACCAAAAAATTATATTACCAGAGCAAGCTAATAAGATTATATCCTTAGCGCCTCAGGTCCAAGCGAAAAAAGGTATTTCAACTGTACTTGAAATGACAAGTGATTCTTCTGCGGATTTCCGATTAAAAGTTTATACTTATAATCCGAACTCTGGTTTAAAAGAAGAAGAAATTAATACAAATAATATATATATATTTGATGGCAAACAAATTGTTGTAAATTCCGATCAGATTGGTGAATATGTAATCTCTTTGGAACAATTTGCAACAGATAGGTGGGCTTCTGCTTCTACCCATTTTAGGCTTAAAATAATCGAAAATAAAATTCAAGAACTTTTATATAATCCTATATCTCCAAAAAATTTGGGAGATAATTTTATATTTGAAATAAAATCTAGCTCTAAAAAACAAATCAATTTGACTAGCTTAGATTCAGATTGCGTTAATATATCTAGAATTTCTGGACCAGATGCAAGCGGTTTAGTTAAATTTAATATAAATATTTTACAACATAAACCTTTAATTAAATTACAAGCAACCGTTGATGGAGACTCTTCCTGGGATCAAAAAACAGAAAATATATATTTTTCTATTATTACTTCTATTAATAACTCATCAGTTAAAACGTTGGAAGTCTCTGGCCAAATACCCTCTTCTGATTATTTTTTTAATGACCTAGGTTTAAATACTGACCCCGCAGGCTTATATGAATTAAAAGTTGATTACTATCAGGGTTTGCAAATACCATTTTATGTACAAAAAAGCATTACATTTTCCGATAATGACGGAGGTTTTGCATTAATTAATGCGGAATACTTAAAATCTAATAAAAATTTAAAAATTCTTAATAAAAATCTTTATAATTTATATAGTGATTTTATAAATCGTAATTTTATAGAAAATATTATAAATAACACAGAAGAAAACTCTTCTAATTGTTGCGCTTCAGCTTCCGATCAAATTTTTAAAATTAACAATCAGTTGAATAATTATATGTTAATTCGTTGGCGCGGAAGTTTAAAAGAGAGTCTTGTTTCTGAAGAGCTTTCTTATGCAGTATCGGAAAGTTTTATAAACGAAAATAATATAATTGATTCATGTATTATCTATTCTAATATCTCTTTAGGGTCGATTACAAATACTTGTGTTCCTCAAATTAAATATATGGCATATCAATTTGCAGAGAGTCTTTCTTTGCCAGAAGAATTACATTATTGTTGTAAAATTTTTGTTCCTAAAGACAGTAAACCCTGCTTGCTTATTAAAGCTTCTCAAGAAGAAAAAGAGAAGATGTTAAGTAATTGTAAAATTTTTATTAAAAATAATTCTTCTACATCGATTGAAAACTGCGCAGGACAAAGAATTAAGTATTCGAATGGTTTAACTCCTGAAAAGAAAAACGTTGTTATGCTAGATTCATGTCTTGCGCCTCAAGAAATAAGACAGATTTCATTAGATAAATTTAGTGCATTAGAAAATGAATGCTTTAATTATCAAATTGAGACAAAATGCTCTTCTACAGGAGAATATATTGGTACCGAATCATCTACGGTATGCGTTAATTGTCTAAATATAAATAGAAATCTTGCCGTTTTAGATGAAGAAGCAACTAATCAAGAAAAAGATGATAACCTTTTAAAAATAGATGACTCTATCTTATTGTCTCACAGCGTGTATCCTGTGGATAAAATTAAATCTATTAAAATAAATTCTATTCCTAAAACTTTAGAAAGTTTTTGTGCAAAATTTGAAACGAACGAAGATCTATGAACTATATTTGGCAATTAATACCGATTAATAATTTTAAATATTTAAATAATATCTGCGACAAAATTACAAATCCATTATGTGAAAATATAGAATATTGTCATACAATATTTTGTAATAAAGAATATGTTTGGAATAATAAAAAATATTTAGGAGGACCTCCATTATTTATAATAACAAACTCTGATTCTTTTAGACCGTATCAATTATTTCTATCTAATAACAATTCTTCTCCTTTTTTTGAACAAAATTACAATCTACAAAATTTTGTTGAATTATCTAACGATCTAGAGTTAATTGATTTAAGAAATGATTATATATTAGACACCTTACCAAAGGAGCACGTCGAATATACATGCGAAGGATGCACAGACTATTCAACCAATACCCATATTGGAGCCGGTGTTGAATATATAAGATATAAAAGTAAAGCACTAAAAAATATTGACGCTTTATCTTCTGAACCTTTACCAGAAAAAGACTTTGGTACAACATTAGTTAACCTTGATTTAGATGCGCCTGCGTGGTATAGTTTTAAACCCTCGAAAAGTGGAAAGTATTATTTTTCTATAATTCTCTCTCCAGGAAAAAAATATGGAAGAATAAGCGCATATAATTCTAATGTTGAAAAAATTATAGAAAAAGATCAAAATCAAGGTATAGATCATGATGTTTTTGAAAATCTTCTAGGAGATTACTTAACTTATATTGGACAATCTCTTACGCAGAGACTGAATGAGTTTGATAAGCCTTTTACTACAATTAGTTTCGACGCTATAAGAGGACAAACTTATTATATTAGAGCTAAAGACATTGCTGGATTTTCTTGGGGCTTTTTTGATTCCCCATCATTACAAAATAACTTTTTCTTTAGAAATAAAATTTATAATATAAATAATATAATATATCTCCCTAAAACAACAGATCAAAATCTACCAATAACATATACTAGTAGCAATCCAGAAGTTTTAATGATTTCTGGAGGCAATCAGGGGATGATTTTAAAGAATGGACAAGTAATTTTAACGGCTAGTAATCCAGGGAATAATCTTCTTAATCCTATTTCAAAATCAATAAATTTAAATATTACGTATAAAGTGTAAAATATAATTATGAACAACGAAGCCCAAACATTTTCTCTCAAACCAACCTTAGGTTTAGGTGGATCATGGACGCAATGGACAAGAACCAATCTGCTTACTGGACAAACACAGAATTTTATAATTCAAGAAAGAAAAGATTTTGTTGTACATTCCGATGGTGGAGCTTTAGCTTTCGCTAATTTTAATGGAATTCCTCCTGTATGGCCAGTCAAGATTAATAATGAGGATTCATATACTGGAGGCGGATTAAGATTAGTGGGGATATCTGCAGATGCTTATAGTTTTTATTGGGAAATTTATAAACAAAAACCAGGCGTTTTTCCATTCTATAGATGGCTATATCGTACGAATGTTACTAATGGACAAAGCTCAGTTATATTTATGTTTGATCCAAATCAAATAAACGTAGGGCTTTCTTCTATTAAAAACGTATTTGAAACTACGACAGATTTTGAAGCAGATCTTGATAATTTTAGCAAATATGGAGGGTCTATCTGTAGCAAAGGCGGAGTAGTCATTAACCCAAACGATGGGATTAGAGTGTGGGGACAGTCTCAGCATGATCAATGGGCCTCTTCTTATATAAAGAATGGATATACGTGTCATCTTCTTGGCCCCGTTATTTCTCCTAATGTATTCCGTAACGCTTTTGCTCTAATTATTCAATTTGCTCAAGGCAAAAATCTTTTTAATAGTAATAGAAAAACTCCTCCACTTTATTGGTATATGCCAAGTTATAACGGAGGAGGGACTACGGATATAGGCAATGGTAAATTCTTAGTAAAAAATAATTTTATAATTCCCGTTAAAATGAAAAGAGATCTTAAAATGATAAAATTTATTGATAATAAGAATTATAGTCTCGGAGAAAAAAATATTGGTGTAGTCTATACAGGAGAAAAAAGAAAAGCTTATTTTCAATCTGGAGCAAGTATTCTTTCTTTGAATCAATCCCCAGGAGATAATTATGGGTATATTTCTGTAAAAAATGCAGGGACAGAATCTGTCGTAATTAAAGTGGATGCCGACGAAGATCACTCCGTGTCTAGCGAAATCCAAATAGGGACGATTACTGTAGCCAAAGCTGCTCAGTCTTTAATTTGGCCAGAAAACGATATTTTTTTAAAAGATATAAGTTATGCCGCAGGTTTAATACCAGAACAAGAAATCTTGAATTATAAAAATTATTATCAATTTAATTTCGTACAAGACCTGGATATAACTCCGTATATTACTCCTTACGGTGCTGGTAGAGGATCTATAAAATTTTATATAAATCAAGCTGACTCTCCAGTTGAATTAATTAATAATAGACTTATACTTAAAAAAGTCGGTGTAGTCAAAGTAGGGGCTGATGCGGCAGAAACTCAAAGTTATTTTACTTCTTCGCGAGAAACAAAATATATTGTTATTGTACCAGCTTTATCAAAAAAGCAACAAAAATTAGAAGTTTTAAATATGCCAACAAATTTTAAAGTTCAGGGTTCAAATGGTAAAACCTTAAAATTAAAAGAAAAATTTATTAACGTTGGAAACCCTAAGCCCGTAAAAATTAAAATAACTCCCGCCAATAGAGCGAGGCTAATTTAAAAAATGAATAATTGTGCTACATTTGAAATCTGTGGAGTAAATTTTCAACACGGAAAAATTGGAACAACTAACTTTATTATTAATAATTCTTGGAGTCCGTTAATTATAAAAAATACCAGCAACACAGCTTTTTCTTTACAAGGAATTCTTAACGGTGGAAATGATGTAATTAGCTCTAATTCTTTTGTAGAGATTGCAAAAGCTAATTATTCTAATTCTATTAAATATTTTTTACAAGGAGGGCCTACAACAGACGCTAAATCTATTGAAATAAAAAATAATACTAACTCTGATCAAATATTAAATCCAAATTTATTGCCAATAGATCTAAATATTTTACAGCCTATAAATATTAAAAAATTAACGCGACTTAGCTCTTGTGGAGAATCTAAATACGATTTTAATTTTAATTATATTATAAAAAAACCGATTAATCTAAACCCCAACGAATTGTATCTAATTAGAGTAAAAATTGAGCTAGTAGGAGCTTGCGGTATTCCTCAATATATAGAAATTATTTGTTATTTTAAAACTTTTGAATCTTTACCATTACCCACCCCGACTTCTACAGCGCCAAGCCATCAGCCACAATCAGTTGGAAGCACCGTGTATGATTATAATGGTGAGGACTTAGAGATTCTTGAAGCAGGAGATCTAACTATAGAATTTTTTAAAGAAGGAGAAGATTCTACGCTTACGTCTTCTGGCACAGATCCTATAAATAAAATTTATACATTATCTGTACAAAAAGGAAACCAAGAAGTGCATTTACCTGGCACATCAGCCACTGTTGAGCTAAAAAGAGATATATCTTCTAAAATCTTAAACAAAGAATTCGCTTTAACTAATAAAATTATTATTAATGATTATCATTTTCTCTTCAAAGATATTTTAAAAAGCTGCAAGCAAGAAGCTCTTCTTGAGGAAGAGGGAGAGATTGATCCCGTTACAAACAAAAAATATAAGTATGTTGCTTTCTCTCATACCCTATCTGAACCAGACGGAAATGTACTAGGGTATATAATATATTACAATAGCTTAAACAATCTAAATCGATGGGAAATAGCTAATATTATAGCTATTTCAGACCCAGAAGATACAGATGCTCCTTTTTTTAAAATTGTTCCTTTCTTAAGGAGCTTAGGCGCCAGCAACCCAAAAACGTTTCCAATAAAAGGATGGGAAATAATTCAAGCTGATGGTGAATACGATTATAGGTTTGATCCTTCCTTCGATTTAGATTTTAATTTTATACCTTTAGAAAAAGAGCCTAATGTGGAGTATCTAAAATTCTTTCCAACAAGTCTTGCTTTTGATGATGTGTATAACAGTACAGAACATAGTTTTATTGAAAACGATAATTTTTCATTAGCTTTGGTTCTGCCCCCTAGCATTACCGAACATCTAGATAATTTTTATGCAAAACTACAAGTATCTGTTCCTGATAGAAGTTCTGAAGAAAAGTTAGTAGAATTGTCACAAATTTATAATTCTAATATTAATAAAATTGTTTTTTCAATGAAAACTCATTTTCCAGATTTTAACATACATTATTTATCCTCAGATGAAACAATTTTAGCAAAAATAACTTTAATTTTAAAATCAAATTTAACAAGCGTTTTTGGTATAGATGCTAACGAATGGATTGTGGAAAAAGAATACAAAAAAACAAACAATGATTTTATAAATGGGTACAAGGTGTTCCAAATAGGAACAGGTTTGTACAAAATAATAAAAAATAGTAAATTATACGTTATTACTCTTTTAAAGAAAAAAAATTGTGATTGCTGGGATCTTTTTCCTAGAAACACAATACCGACAATAAATGAAGATTTAACACATAATCATAGTAATCCTAAAGGTTATGATTTTGAATACAAAGCGGGTTGGTTAGACCCAATGGGTTATGTTTATAAAACTGGTGATGAAAAATTTTGGAGAGGGACAGATGATGATCCTTGTAATTGTTGTAGAGACGCTGAGCTTTTGATAAAAGATAAGAGATGTTTGAATTTTGATCAAACAATAAAATGCACTTATTGTTATTGTCCGCCAGGTATATGTAAGTCTAACGCAGAAACATGCCCAGGATGCTGTTCTTCTAAAGAGTGTAGACCAAGATTGCTTCCTAAGCACCCATATACAGTTATAGATATCGAAAAAAATCAAGGGTGTTGTTTAGATGGAGGGAAATTAACTTCTAGAATTCAATATTTTCAAAATTATGAACAAGTTAAAATGCATTTTAATAGCAATATTTGTCCGAGCAAAAAACAAGCCTGCGCAAACACTATAGCAGAAGTTTCTAGATACATGAAACAATATCCTGGACTATACCCACAGCATCTTTCTGGAAAATATGGATGTTTTAGTGGAGAATATACTTGTAATAACGGTACTTATGTGAGTTTGACTGGGGGAAAATGTGATGATTATTGTGGATGGTTTATGAAAGATCCTATGGGTTCAGAAGATATTGAACTAGGGTGGGGTCGGCTTGGCGCGGGAACTTATTGCCTAAAAAAAGGCACTTCTTTACAAGGTAAAGTTTTTGATAGCCTTGGGGGTTGCGTAAACGCTCCAAAAGGAGCATTAACAGCATACGCCTGTGGTCAAAGTGTTTCAAGCGAGGAGTATTGCGAAGGTTGCGCGGTGGGAGGAAAGCCATGCCCTGGGTTTAAAGAAATAGGACCACCTACTAAAGTAGGCAAAGAATATACCATTGTTTCTTTTACTGTGCCAGATGGATGTTTAAATTGTAGAGCATAATAAGGTAAAATCTAGGCGGTTTTTGTGTAATAACCTAGAATGAAATATTCTAATTTAGAATTTGAAAATTTTCTATATCAAACCACTCAGATCACGAGCCAAGAAGATGGAATAGAAATATCAAAAAATATTATTAATTTATTAGACCGTAAATGCAAGGCTTTTAACTCTGCGACAAAAAAGAAAGTATCTCTTTCAAACTTAAAAAGAATATATAAAAATTCTATATATAATATTCCTTTGAATTTAAATAGAACCGCCCATGAATATGCTATGGCAAAAATAAATGTATATTTTGATATATTACAAGGTAATAGAAAATTTGAAAATTCTTCTGTTGTGAATAAAAACAAATTGTTTTTTGTTATAGATAGTTCGATAGAGCCGTCAGACAAAGATTATAGTCTTCTTGAAGAAGAAAAAATAACTTTTAACAATCCAGACAATCTTTATTTAGACGAACCCGAAAGGAATACTAATGCGATATGAAAAAATTAAAATTTAATTCTATATTTTCTAATATTCAAATCAAACCAATTGTAAGCGAAGAAAAAGATAAGTATCTTTCAGTAGCTTCTTTAAATGAATTGAAAAAATTTATCCCTGAAATTGATATTACAACCAATATTGATTTACTTGCTATAGCTTTTGATGCTTGCGTAGTCAATAGGGTTAATAAAAATGGAGACGTAATTGATACTCCTACAGCGCTATCTATAGCTAAAAATTTTATTAACAAACCAATTAATATAGAACACAACAGAAACATTATTGTTGGTACAATATTAAGCTCTAGCTTTAGTAAATTTGGATCAAGCGAAGAATTAAAAGAAGAAGAAATCAAAGACACAAAAACTCCTTTTAATATCACTTTGGGCGGAATTATATGGAAAATTGTAGACCATGATTTAGCAGAAAAATTAGAAGATTCTAACGACCCTACTAGTGACAATTACATGAAAATAAGTGCAAGTTGGGAATTAGGATTTGATAAATATAATATAATTGTTCTCGAAGAAAACGAGAAGAATATAGAAAATGGCAAATATATTACAGATGCAAATGAGGTAGCTAAATTAGAAAATAATTTAAGAGGTTTTGGCGGCAGCGGTAAAATAAGCGATAATCAATATATTTATCGTCAAGTTATTGGTAAAGTATTACCTTTAGGAGTAGGATTAACCCTAAATCCAGCCGCAGACGTAAAGGGTGTAGCAGTAAAACAAGAAAAAACAGACTCTTTAGCTGCAGAAGCAAATGAAAATAATATTTCCCAAAAAGACGTTTTAGATGTAAAGAAAGAGAGAATAAATATGAAAATAACAAAAATCGAAGAAATTACAGACGCTCTTCTAAAAGAAGTAACTGCTTCTAGCATTACTGATTTTATTTCTGAAGAACTTAAAAAAGTAAACGATCAATTCTTAGCAGAAAAAACTTCTAAAGAGAATGATCTAAAATCTGCTAACGAAAAGCTATCTGCGATTAGCGCTGATAACGAAACCGTTAAAAAAGAAGTTGAAGATTTAAAACAAAAATTATCTATGCTTGAAGCTGAAAAAGCAGCAAAAGCTCAAGAAGAAGCCTTTAATATGCGTATGGCTTCTCTTGATGAAGAGTATGATTTATCTGACGAAGATCGTCAAGTAATAACAAAGCAAATTAAGAATCTTGATGAAAAAACTTTTGAAGAGTATAAAGATTCTCTAGCTGTTCTCATGAAAGAGAAAAGCAAAGCCTTCAAAAAGGCTTTAAGCGAAAAGACGCAAAAAGAAACTACGCAAGCAGAAGTGAAAACAGAAGCTGTTGTAGCAGAAACAAAAGCGTCTGAAGTTGTAGAGAAATCCAATGAAGAAGTTGTTAACCAAGCTGTTGACAATGGAACAAAGGCTTCAAATCAAATACCCAATTCTTCTTCTGCTCAAACGCCAAGCGTCAAAGAAAAATACGCTAAAGCTTTTGAATTAGAAGGTTTTGAAGTATTTACTAAATAATAAAGGAGAAAAATATGCCTAATCTATTACCATTTAGAAGTTATGACGAACATGATGTCGTCAATTTATTTGGTTATCATGGTACTCCTGACAATAGCGGCCTCGTCCTTGCGAAAGGAACAGTCGTTAAAGTAGCCGGAGACACATCTGGCTCTAGCGTAGCTGGTTTTGGTTGGGAAAATGATACTGTTCCTACCTATGAAATCGGCAACGTAGGTCAAGGAGTAAACAATACCGTATCTCTACGATATGGCACAAGAGCAAAACTAGCTGTGCCTAGCACCGTAAGCGACGCCGTACTCGGCCTCGTTCTTATGGATGTTCGTGAAACTGATGAGAACGGAGAAAAATTAGTTTATCATCCTCGCAAAGCTGCTGAAATTGGTGCCGTTATCAACGGTCATACAGTTCCAGTTCTTACAAGAGGAATCGTTACTTACTCTGGATTTTCTGCTCCTGGAACATCTTCTCAGGTTGGTCAAGATGTATTCCTAGCAGCTAATGGCGGCTTATCTCTAAGTGGTTCTGATTCTGCTACAAGAATTGGTAAATTGCTAAGCGATATTAACCCCGATGGAGTGGCCCTACTAAAAGTAGAGCTATAATTTCAAAAAGGAGAAATTTAATATGAAATTAAAATTAAAAAACACACCAGAACAAATTGAGCTTGTAAAAGCTATGGGCAGCAGAGATACAACTGTTGCAAGAGAAGCCGTAGAAGCTTTTGCTGCTTTTATCGGTCCTGTTGTTAGCAAAGTGCTAATGCAAGCCGGTACTGCAAGCGCTATTTATTCTGATCTTCCATATGACGAAGACGACAATCCTTCGATTCCTTTGGATTTATGGCATAACGCTGGTCAAGATTATGTCACTGTTTGGACTCAAAACGTAGCTGGTGGTCTCCCTACCTCCACGGTTGAAGGGTTCTCAGAAATGAAAGTTTCGACCTATCGTCTAGATAGCGCCGTCTCTTTCCTAAAAAGATATGCTCGTCGTGGCCGTCTTGATGTAGTTAGCAAAGCCGTAGAGAGAATGGCAAATGAAGTTCTTGTAAAACAAGAGCGTAATGCATGGGCAGTCGTTCTCAAAGCTCTTGCTGAAGCTAACTCTCCAACCGCAGTTGCTACTGGCAATTCTGCGGGGAAACATTTAGTAACTTCTGCTTCTGGTTTTGATCTAAACGCTTTAAACAGCTTAATGGTCCTAATCAAAAGACTAAATACCTCCTGGGCGGGCGGATCAACTGCTGATACTTATGGTCTAACTGATATATTCGTTAGCCCTGAAGTAAAAGCTCAATTGCGTTCCTTCTCTTGGAATCCAATGAGCACTGAGAGCACACCAGCTGGTAAACAAGCTCTTCCTGATGGCGTTAGAGAAGATATCTATCGCGCAGCAGGAGTTCAATCGTTGTTTGGCGTAACTATTCATGAGTTAGTCGAACTAGGCAAGGGCAGAAAGTACAATACGCTATTTGGTACAATTTATAATACCGGTAGCACTCCTACTAATGGTCCTGCGTTTGGTAATTCTAATGAAATCGTTATTGGTTTCGATTTAACCAAGGACGCATTTGTTCGCCCTGTAGCTCGTAATGCTGATAGTGGCTCCACTTTCAGCGCTCTACCCGACGATCAATTCGTAACTCGTTCTGAGAAGATCGGTTTCTACGGTTCTCTCGAAGAGGGTCGAGTTGCTCTAGACGGCAGAGCAGTATCGGGTATTATTCTTAGCTAATAAGCAATAATATACGAAAAATTAAAACCCAGGGGTTAAATACCTCTGGGTTTTTTTTAGAAAAAAACTAAAAATTTAATATAATATATTAAAAGGATAAATATGGCTAAACAAAGAAAAATCGACAACCTACATCAAACTCACGGTAAAGTAGAAAAAATGCCACTTACTCTTGACCAGATTTGGGGCGACACTGGAGAGTCAAAATATGGTACGTTAGATATAAATGAATATGAAAAATATTTAAATGATTTAAACAAAAGCGATCTTCAAACTCACGCCTCTAAGGTGGGTCTTGTTCCTATAGATGATAGAGAAACCTTAGTTTCTAGACTTAAAAGAGAATTTGAAAAACATGCGTCTTTATATAAAGCTCGTGCAGCTATAAATTCTAGCGTAGAAATAAGCAAAGAAGCTAAAAAGATTTTATCAGAAGGCAAATAATTTACATTTTAATTTTTAAATTAAAGTGTAATATTTTGCATGATAAAGTATGATTTTTTTATTTATCAAAATCAAGCTCTTACAAAAAGGTTTTTAATAAAGGAAATAGACGGCTCCCCGTCTAATTTGACTGGTTATTCTTTAACCGGAAAAGTAAAAAAAAACTTTTCAGACAATAATTTTTTATTAGATTTATCTCCTAATATTTTTAATGCTACTCAAGGGATAATTCAATTTTCCTTAGATTCTCAGGAAACAAAAAATTTGCCTATAGGAGAATTCTTGTATGATATACATAGATTTTCAGACTCTTTAAACAAAGAAATCTTGGTCGCAGGTAAAATTAAGATTTTACCTAGTGTAACTATATAAGGAATTTATATGTCTGACAATGTTATAACTGTTGGCCCAGCTGGACCGCAAGGACCTAAGGGAGACCCTACATCCATTAATGGATTAAGCGGACAAAATATTGTGCTGCAAGGAGTTAGTGGCATAGATATTACTACAAATCAAGCTCAGAACGAAATTGTTATTAGTTATACTGGTTCAAATGAATCTTCTTCTTTCTCTGCGTTAAGCGGGTATCTAAATCAAAGCTTAAATAATTTTGCTACTAAATACAATACGTATGAAACAGGAGTTATTAACCTAAATAATAAATTTAATCAAGTAGATAGTAGAATCGATTCTTTTAGGAATAATCAAGCCACAAAGGAAGATTTAAATGATTTTCAATTACTTTTTAACTCGAAAATTAATACATTAACCTATGCTCAAAGTGGTATCTTAAATAATCAAACTGTATTAGAGCTTAATTTATCGGCTCTAAATTTAAAACAAAACTCAATAATAAATTTTGATATCCCTAATTTTAGAAGTGATGTTGCAAAAGTTTCTGGAATGTATCAAGAATATTATGATAAAATCAACGCTTCTTTAGCCGCAAATGTGCCTATTTTATTGTCTGGACAAGATTTTTTTATACCTAAAAGTCAAGCTTCTACATTTTTAACAAATTCAAGTTTGACTTCCTTTGTTCAAAAAAACCAAACCGGCGTATTTGTCACTCAAAATAGCACTGGTCATTTATTAGATAATTCGTATACAGGCGTCATAGTAACAATGATTAATGATCTATTCGTAAGTAATTCTAATAACTTTATTAGTTTTAATCAACTTAATACTCTTAACGAAAGAATCAACGAAACATTAGGCCTAAGCAATAAGATAGATTCTATTAGCGGATCAGTTTATGATTTTGATGGATACGTAGATAGTAGATATGTTTCTTCTGATGAATTATCAACAACTCTATCTTCTATGCAAGACGCTATATATTCAGCGCTAGGTTTCGCTGGAAATAGCTTTAACGGGTATAATCGTGTTTCTCCTCCGGCTTCTTCTAATTCTCCTGGAGTTTCTGGTCAATGGACATTTGATTCAAATTATTTTTATCTATGCACTAGCGGAGATAAATGGGCAAGGATACCTTTAGCCGAACAAAATTGGTAATAAATCTTAGGTTAATATAGTGTAATAACACTATATATGGGCTTTAAAATTGTAGATATATCTGACCAAATTTATAGAGAATTAGACGAACCAGAAGACATAAATGTTGCAAGTATCGCTTTCTGGATTAGATCTAATATATATCAACTCAACATTCTTTTAAATAAAGAATACCAAATAGACTCTGAATCTTTAGAAATTAAGCCTGATACATTTTCAGGTTTAGAGGGGTCTATTTTAAAAAAATTATACTCTATACATTATTACACAAGGCTCTACAAGAAAACTTTGGGTTCAGCAAGCCTAGACAGTGTCGTTAGCGTAACTGATGACGGAAGCACTGTTGTAAAAATAAACAAGAATGAATTAGCTAAAAACTATGCTCAATTAAAAAATCAAGAAGTAGATTCATTAAATAAATTGATTGATCTCTATAAAATTAATAGCGCTTCTCCTATGCAAGTCGCAGGAGACGACGTTGTATCTGCGGAATTAAAAATTTACAATAAAAGCCCAAGAACGAGGGATTAAAAATGCCTAGCCTTCTTAACGATACAGAAAAAAATAACTTAAGCCCATTAATTGAAGATCTTTTTGATACTTTTGCCAGAGATATTATTGTTCATAAAGAACCAAAAAAAATTATTTTAAATCAAGAATCTAATTCTTTGTTAGGATACGAAGATGTTTCTACAGAAAATGTTCAATATATTCCAGAAAATAGAACTATTAAGGCAAAAATAAAATACGAAAATCTGCAAGATTTAGAAAGATACCCAGGAATACCAAATAATATAGCTAAAGGATTTGTCAAAATTAAGGTCAGGAAAGAAGGAAGAGACTATATCTTAAATGGCACAAAAACAGAAAAAATAGAAATTGATGGAAATTTTTTTAACATTGTCGGGGATGAAGCTGTAAAAAAATTTTTTAATACAATTTATTATGTATTCTATCTCGAAGCCACAAAATAATATGAGTAAAGTATTTTTAAATAATCTTAAGAATAATGCGGTAAAAAGTAAAAAATTTATTCAGACAGCTTCTGAGAAAATAGAAGATAAAATTATAAAAAATAAAAACTCTTTTTTGAATGACTTTGATAATCATCCTGTAACAAAAGAGATACAAGATGGACCAGACGCATCAAACAATTCAAATACTTTAGGCGGAAAGGGAAATTTATTTTCTTATATTGGATTTCAAAGAACAGATAAGCCAATAAAAGATCTTCGAAGTTTTCTCGCTAGTCAATTTAAATTTAAAAAAAATATAAATAAAAAAAATAAAATCCAATACATAATTGATTTACCATCGATAACTCAAATTAAAGAAGAAACAAGAATGCCATGGGAAAATGGTAAGAGTTGGGTCATAGGAATAGAGAAGGGGATTTCGGGATTAAGTAATTATTTATATAAAAAATGGGAATCAAGTAGATCTGGCTCAGCAATACAAACTCCTAATTCTCTAAGAGGATTAAGTTTTAAGCCTATGCCTTATCTGTCTGAATTATTAGCAAAACTAAGAATTGGATTAAGAAGATGATTCCTCAACTTGATAATATATTACTATCCAGCGCAATGATGTGGCTTGATAATAAAATTATGAATAAGGCGCAAGCATTTTCTAATGTCCAAACAAAATTTTATCCTACGAATAATCTTTATAATAATCTTATAACTTATGCTTTACCATTTAAACAAATTGTAGCAGACTCTTCTATAGAAGGGGCTGATTTACTATCTGGCTTATATATTAATGGACAATTTACAAATATAGGCCAGAATAACTTAAGCGGAATTAATCCCACTCAAGGGCAAGCATATTTTACTTCTCCTGTTCAGGGAGAAATAAGCGGAAGATATGCTATAAAAGATTTTAATATATATTTAACAAATAAACCTGACGAAGAGCTATTATTTGAGGGTAAGTACGATATTCGTCCAAAAACTATCCAAACTATGACTGGTATAGCTCCAAACGCTATAACCTATCCAGCAATTTTTATAAAAAATAATGGTACAAGAAATATTGATTTTACATTAGACGGTTTTTCTGATACAGAAATAGATCTAAGATTAATGATTCTGGCAGATTCTTCCTTTAATTTAGACGCCGTATGCGCCATTTTAAGAGATTTAAATAGTCATTATATACCTTTAATAGAAAAACATGAGTCTCCATTTAATAGCTATGGATGCGTCAATAATGGCTACTTTAATTATGAAGGCTTAATTGATGGTAAATCATTAGATAATAAGGCTTTTTTTATAAAAGATATTAATATAAGTAAAATAGTTAATTTTGATAATAAGCTAAATCCAAGCGTATTTCCTGCTGTAGCCGACATTATCGTAAGTAAAATAAGAAAAGCATAAAATATAATTTCTCAATATCTTATTTAAGATGTAATAATATGTAGATTTTAAGGAGAAACATATGCCAAGAAACAGAGTAATTTATCAAAGCGAAGCCCTTTTTGTAGGGCCTCTAACACCAGAAGTAAATCCAAAACAATTGCACAGAATTCAAAGTGCAAATTATGATTTTAATATTACGCGCCAAGACGTAAATCAATACGGTGAATTGGCCGCTATTGATAGAATCATTCTCGAACAGCCAACTGTCAACTTAGAGTTTTCTTATTATTTAACTAGTGGTAATAATGAAACAGAATTAGGATTCCATCTGTCTTCCTCAGAAGGGGTTTTAAAAAATATTCTCGACGGAACTGAAGACACCAAAAATTATTTTATCGGTATATCTTCTGCTGGTAAAGATCAAAACCAAAACCAAAACCAAACCGAAGCAGGTTCTGGAAGAAGCGTTATAGGCATTGGAAATGGATTCATGACTTCATACTCTGTAGAAGCCGCAGTAGGATCTCTGCCAACGGCTACAGTCAGCGTAGAAGGCTTGAACATGAAATTCTACACCAGTGCGTCCGAAATAGTTGCTCCTAATGTGGAGCCAGAGACTGGTTTAGAAAATACCACAAATAAAATTACCCTACCTCTTGCTGTATCAGATACCGATAACGATATTAAAGCTTTAAGGCCTGGTGACGTAAGTGTTACAATCAATGGGACAAAAGGTGTTAAAGACCTTAAAGTTCAAAATGCTTCAATAAGCTTAGAATTAAATCGAGAAGATATTCAAAAGCTTGGTAGTAAATTTGCATTTACTAAAGAAGTCGATTATCCTGTTACAGTTACAGCGGAATTTGAAGCCGTTGTGTCTGATACAGAGGCTGGCTCTTTGGCTGAAATCGTAAAGGAAGATAGCGCTAAATATACAATAAGCGTAGAATTCAAAACAAAAAGTGGCGCTTCAAATCTAAAATACGAATTGAAAGGCGCTAAACTTGATAGTCAATCATTCTCTTCTTCTATTGGAGAGAATAAGACTGTCTCGCTTGCTTTCTCTGCGCAGGTAGGCGGACCATCAGATTCTGAAAATGGTTTGTTTATTACTAAAAGTTAAAAGTTAAAAGTTAAAAGTTATGGTGTTGACCTGGAAATCGGCGGGGACGGTGAAGATGGCGCGGGCGAGGGTGGGGTCGGGGACGCCGGTGGGGTGGGTTATAATATAAATATACTGAGAAACCCGCATATGCGGGTTTTTTAGTGTAATTCTTTTTAAGGCAAAAGGAAATTATGGATTCTGATCAAACAAAGGTCAAGGAGTATATTTTATTTCAAATTAATAGAAATATTATCTCTTTATACAAAAGATATCTTAATGTAATAGAAGATTTGCAAGAAGAGCATATAAATATGCTCAATAAATTAAATAAACTTGTTAGTACAAAAGATTTAGAAAATATTGATTATTTTGACGAAAACAGATATAATTATATAAGAAAAAGGATTCTAGATTTAGGTAATGAAACTATCCGAGAGATAGAGAAAAACCTAAGTTATTTAGAATTAAAAATAAAGACATGAATAGATTTAAAGGCAAAAGAATATTCAATTATAATATTGAAGAGGTTATAAATTATAATTTAAGTTTACAATCTATACAAAAAGCTTTAAAAGAAAAATTTAATTTTACTGGAGAAAGCATTGATTGTTTTATTTCTAAAGGTCTAGAAAAATATAAAGCATGGTCAGAAGACAAGCAGAAAGACTTTATAGCTACTATTGGTGGAAGAGCTAATTTTAAAAAAACAAAGGCTTTGATAGATAATTTTATTAAATAAGAAAAAAATATGAATCCACAAAAATATATGTACGAATTTACGATGAATAAAGAAATAGAAATAGACGTAACTTCTGTATCTAAAAATGAAAAAGGCGAAGAAATAAAAACTATAAAAAAAGAAAAAGTTCAGAAACCCGTTCACTTTAGATTAGTAAAGCCTACTCGTAAAATGTTTGACGAAGCAGAGCTTTATTACGCAGTTAATATGTCGGAAGGGATAAAGGCAGGAATGCTTACGAGATCCCTTCTTGCGAAAAGATATCAAGATGACGGCGGAGCAATGAGTGAACCAGAAAAGAAGAGATACGCCGTATTATATGTAAATCTATACAGAAAACAAAACGAATTAGAGAAATTAGAAATTAATTTAGAAAAACTACCAGAAAGCGATAGAAAAGCCCAAAGCGATAAAGTTTTAGGAGAAATTTTAGAGATTAAAAAAGAATTACAAGAAATAGAAATTTACCAATCTAGTCTTTTTGATCAGACCGCAGAAAATAGAGCAAGAAATAAAACAATTATGTGGTGGGTTTTAAATTTAATTTATAGTACTGAAAACGAAGAGAAGAAAGACTTTAAATCCTTATTCCAAGGAATCACGTTCGATCAAAAGTTAAATGAATATGATTTAGTAGAAGAAAATGATGATTTCTTTTTAAAGGGAGTTATAAAAAAATCTGCTTATTTTATAAGTTTATGGTATATGGGGCGAATATCATCAGAAGATGATTTTAAATCTTTTGAAAAAGTCTATGATAACCCAGAATTAAGCTTGCCTGAGACAGAATTGACAAGTGAATAATGAGTTTCAAAAAGAAACATTTTTTCTTAAAAAAATATATAAAAATATAATAGATGGATATTCTAGATTCTTTTTCAAGAAAGAAAATATATATCTAAAGCATCTTAAGGAATCTGAGTTTAATGAAATATATGAAATTTATGAAGAATACTTTGCAAAATCTAAAGCCAAAGGTCTCTTAGAAGAGAAAGAAAAACTTAGTCTATTAATAGAAAAAAACCTATGGTCTTTAGAAAAAGATGAAGAAATAAAAAGCATAGAAGAAAAAATAAAGCATAATCAATTAACGATAAAAAATCTTGTCATAAAAAAACAAATAGAGCAATTTAAGAAAGATATTGAAGACTTAGAAAAAAAGTCGAAAGAATTAAGAAAAGAAAGAGAAGAAGCAATTGGGTTGACCTGTGAGTCTTTTGCTTTGCAAAAAGCCAATGAGTATGTGATATATCTGTCTTTTTTTAAAGATAAAAATTTTTATGAAAGGTGTTTTAAAAATAAGAAAGCTTTTGAGGAAGTTGAACCTAATATTTTGTCTAATTATCTATTTATATATAATAAATACAACCAAGAGATAAACGAAAAAAATATAAAAAAAATATCAATTTCTGTATTTTTTTCTAATAATTTTTATTTATGCGAAGATGATCCTATAATTTTCTATGGTAAACCAATAGTAGAATTATCTAGGAACCAATTAGACCTTTTTGCTTATGGCAAATATTTTAAAAATTATCTTGCTTCTTCAAAAGTAGTTTTACCCACAGACTATGACAGCATGGACGAACTATTGGCTTGGTATGAGAGCAAAGAAGACTACGATAAGATCTTCAATAAAAAAACAAAAATAAAGGATCGAACTGGCACAACTTATATAGGCGCCTCTAAAGAGGAGATAGAGAAGATGGTCCGCTCACAAGATCCTTCGGCAAAGATTATAGATCTTCAAGAAGAAGCCAAAAAAGCGGGTAAAGATTTATCTTTTGCAGAACTAATAAAATTGCACGAACAAAAATAATATAGTGTAATACTGTAAGAGGTATTTTTATGGCAGAAGGTAATGACAGGATTATACTGGATGTATTAGGCAATACAAAGCCTATAGAAAAAGAAATACAGAGAGTAGCTAATCAGGCTTTAACTCTTAATACTAAAGGTTTTTCACAACCTTTAGGGAAAATTAATGGTCAATTAGGCGAATTTGAAAAGTCTCTAGCCGCGTCTAACGCTCGTGTTATCGCATTCGGTGCTTCGGCTGGTGCAATTTACGCGGTACAAAAAGCATTTGAAACTATGATAGGTAATACTGTACAATTAGAAAAAAGCTTAAAAGATATCAATGTAATATTAAACGTTTCAGATAAACAATTGTCTAGTTTTGGAGATGGATTATTTTCTATAGCTCAGAGCACTGCTCAATCTTTTTCAGAAGTAGCTAAAGCTGCTACAGAACTTTCTCGACAAGGTCTTTCTGTGGAAGAAACGCTAAAAAGAACTAGCGATGCTTTAATCTTATCTAGACTAAGCGGATTAGATACAGCTAAAAGCGTAGAAGCAATTACAGCGGCTTTAAATTCTTTTAATAAAACGACATTAGATTCTAATCAGTTAATAAATAAATTTGCGGCGGTTGATGCAGCTTTCGCTGTAAGCTCTGCAGATTTAGCCGAAGCCGTAAAAAGAGTAGGTAGTACCGCCCAAGACGCAGGAGTAAGTATAGATGAATTAATAAGCTTAGTAACAAGTGCTCAACAAATCACTTCTAGAGGCGGATCTGTTATAGGAAACTCTTTTAAAACAATTTTTACTCGTGTTCAAAGACCACAAGTTTTAGAGGGTTTAGAAGCGATTGGAGTAGCTACAAAAACTGCAGAAGGTGGGACAAGGCCTTTGATACAAATACTCTCTCAATTAGCTTCTACTTATGACACTCTAAGCGATAGTCAACAGTCTCAAGTAGCTGAATTAGTCGGAGGCGTATATCAAATCAATATTTTAAAAGCAGCAATATCTGATCTAAGTAAAGAGTATTCTATATTTGGTAGAGCTTTAAACATATCCTCTCAAGCAGCTAATCAAGCAAACTTAAGAAATGAAGAGTTAAATACAACTATTAGTGCGTTATTTAATAAAACTTTAGTAAATTTAAATAAATCTGGGGCTCAATTTGGAGAAAAAGCATTTGCACCAGTTATAAAAAATTTATTAACTTTTATAAACTCTGGATTAGAAGGTTTCCAAGAAGGAGAAAGCGAAGGAGTAGGTACAAAAATAGGAAAAGCAATATCTACTGGTTTAGGTAATTTTCTATCTGGACCAGGCCTTGTCTTAGGGACTTTAGGGTTAGTAAAAATCTTTGAAAGACTAATTACTTATTCTGCGGACGCCTTTAAAAGTTTGTCTGGTATTAATGCAAAAAATGCAGAACAACAAAGTTTGCAAACACAAATTTTAAATCTTATTGGTAAAAATCCTCAAATTATTCAACAAATTAATTCTGGTACAAGCAATACCGCAAATCTTCACAAGCAAATTCTTACTTTAATTGAGCAAGAAACCGTAGCCATGCAAAAACAATTGTCTGTGGCTGCACAATTGTCTAAAAGTTTGATAAGATCTGGCGTTTCTGTTCCGACTTCGGGACCTATGCGAGGAACCGCTGTGAAAACTAGTGCATTAGGCTATATTCCTAATTTCTCCGAAAGAGAAAAAGAAGAAATATTTGGCGCCGCGATGGGAGGATATAAAGCTGGAAAAGTAAAAAATATGAACATTCCTGGCGAAGGAAATGTATTATATAATACTGCTGAATCTATAGTTAGATTTGATAAAGCTTCCCAGCCAGCTATCATGCCACCGCAACAAAGTCGAGCGGGTGAAAATTATAAAAAGAATTTTGAAAAAACCCACGGATTTGATCCATACTCTGTTTTTTCTAAAAATAATTTTATACCTAATTTCAATAGATCTCAATATCAAGACGGATGGGTAATGTCCACAGGAAAGATAAAAGATAAACTTAAGCCTGGTTCTTCGGGAAGATCGTTTGAAGACGATATTAGAGACGATTTAGATATTGATTACAGTGATAATAAGGTTTGGTATAGATCTAGAAGAGGGGATAATCTTGCCTTAACAAACAAATTACAAAACGCAATTCAAGGAAAAGAAGAAGCATCTGCTCTTAAAAAGGGACAAAAAGATGGCTATTATCTTCATATGAAAAGAGGCTCCAAAGGGGCAAAAGACATCTCTAAATACGTAATGGTTTATCCAGGTTTCGGTAAATCTAAGGGCGGAACAACTTATGGACAAGCAGATAAATATGAAGGAAATCCTTCTATAGGTTTTCAAACTTTCCCATTTCCTGGTCAATCCAAACCTAATATAGGCGAAGATTTAGTCTCTACAGCCAGAAAACAAATAGTAGATTTGAGTAAAGAATTTATAAGCTTAATTGATGACCGAGTAAATCCTAAGATTGTAAAGGATAAAAATTTTGAATCTGCAGTTCTTTCAAATATGGATTCTAGTTCTATTAATTCATTTATTGGATCTGCTTTTGAAGCAGGGCTTTTGGCTTCTGTAGGAGCTTATCCTGAAAATAGGACAGAAAACTTTGATTTGACTGCTTTAGAGCTAAAAGCTATCGCAGGAACATTTTTAAATGCTAATGAATTATTAAATTATGAAGAGGGAGACTTAAAGAATTCTTTATCTAAAGAAAACTTAAATAGTATGGCAAATAAAATTGCCAATAGACACCCAAATAGATACCAAAAAAAGATTTCAAATACTTCTACAAAAACTCCAAGTCTCGCTGGCACAGCTTTTAATGGATTTATTCCTAATTTTTCAAGTATAAAAAAAGCTATGGATCGAGAAAAGATAGCAGAGCCAACGGCGCAACCAGAAGTTTTATGGTCAGACACTTTAGGATCATTAGTAGTTGCCAATAATAAACAGACGGCAAAATATGGAAAAAATGCAGATCGAATAATAAAGAATGATCACATTGATCAAGGACAAGTTGCCTCTAAAGCAAACTTAATGAAAACTGGAAGTGGGAAAGAAAAATATACGCCAAATTTTGCTTCCTCTACAGATTTTGATTTTTCTATTGGAGGATTTGAAGATAAGGGGGTAAGCGCATCTTTACTACCTCAAATCGAAAGACTTAAAAAAGCTAGCGATGAATTAGTTAAAATTTATGAAAAAGAGGCTAGGACTTTGACCCCTAATGATCAAATTCTGAAAGATATTATTAATAACAATAAATTAAATAAAAAATCTACAGAACAATTATATCAATTAAATAAAGAAATTATAAGAGCTAAACAAACCGAGGCCTCTGATAATAAAATTAATCCAGCTTCTTCATTAAGACAAAAAATACAGGCAAATCCTATTTATCAAAAAATTGAAGGGGCAAGAAGAAATCTTTTTGATGATGACGCTTTAAGTCAAAGTCAACGACAATTTAAAGATAAACTATTCTATGCAAGTATAGGCCTCTCTCTTCTGGGAGGCGCCGCTTCTTCTTTGGCTGAAGACAATCAGAAGCTTGGTGATGCAATAAATTCCGCTACGATAGGTATGTCTACAGCTGCTCAAGTAGGAAACTTAATAGGAGGTAAAGCCGGTCTATATACAGCAGCAATTGGGACTGCTATTAGTTCTTTAGTTTCTATTTCAAATTATATTAGTAATCAAAAAGATAAGTTTGACAAATTAGTCCAAGAAAGAACCCAACGCGCTTCTGATTTTGGAGGAGCTTTTCCTAAATATTCAGAAGCTCTTCAAAAATTTAATGACGCCAGCACTGATCCAAAAACTTCTTCGGAAACTCTTCAGAATCTACAAGAGAAGATGTATTCCGCTGCACAGGGTCTACCCGATGCATATAGAAGCCAGCTCTTAGCAATTAATAGTTTTACTGCCTTACAAGAAAAAGGCGTAGAGATTCAAGAAAAATTAAATAAAGAAAAAGATAACGCCGATTTTGCTTCAAGAATGCAAGGTAGAGTCGATTCAAACGCAGAAGCGTTTAAAAATGTTTTAGCCGCATTGACGCCTTTAACAAAAAGCCCAACCTTTAAAAGTTCAGAAGCGACCCAATATGGACAAAAAATGGCAGGAGATTTAAGCTTAGATCAAAGAAAAAATTTTGAATCTATTATATCGAATATTGCCAATAAAGCCTCCACGCAAGGAAGCACTCGTTCAGCTAGAGATATTCTTACAGAACAATTAACCCAAAATCCTACATTTTTAAAAACTTATGGAGTTAATCAAGAGCTGACAGAACCAATTGAGAATCTTGCATTTAAAGCTAATGCTCTTGGCGTAGGAGACGAAGAATCAGTAAGAAAAGTAATCAGAAGTTTTATAGACAGTATTTTAGAGGGTCAAAAAGATTTACAAACAGCAAAAAATTTAGAAAAAGAAAGAGAAAAGCAAATATCCGTGCTCTTAAAAGCCGAAGAAGCCACAAAAAGAGCTACTGAACAAACCAATCTTTTTAGGGAAGCATTAAATAGAACTACAGAAAACGCGGTATTAAATTCATCTTTTGATCAACAATATCAGAATCAGACAGAGTACAACAAGTACGATCTTGCAATTAAAAAATCTAAAATGAATTTAGATTATAATCAACCATTTTTATCAGAAGAGTCTATAGCCCAGCAAAATTTTTCTTTAGGAGAAAAAGAAAGGCAAGCTAATTTATTATTCAACAGTAAAAAATTAGAAACAGAAGCGGTTAAATCAATGGTTTCTCAAGTATTAAAAAATGTAGATAAAATTAAGCAAAGCGGAGATGAAGTTCAAGGAACCCAAGATTTAGAAAGAATCTCTCAATTTAAAAATTCTATTCTTGAACTTCAGAAAAGCAATTTAAATCCTAAGCAATTCCAAGAAAGTCTATTGCAACAATTTTCTAAGACTTTTGGTAAAGATGAACAAGGAAATCTTGCAGATTTAATGTCTTCTTCCGACGCGACTTTACAACAAATGGTTTCAGAAATAAAATCTCTTCATCAAACGACAAACCAAGAAAAAGCTTTGGCTCAAGCTCAATTGGAAATCCAAAAGAAAATGGCGCAAAGAGATAGAGATATAAAAGCTTTTGGAGGGATCGATGGAGGAATTCAACCCATGGGGGCATATAGCCAACTTATAGATGAATTTATGAATTTTTCAAGAGCCGCAGGAGATTCGTATGCTCCTCAATCAATAAGAGATCAAGGGACTTTGGGCAGTATAAAAAGTGCTCAAGAGTTATTAGGCGGCGCAGGAATATTTACAAATGATAGAGGGTTAAGACAATTAGCTATAAATGCAAGATCGAGGCAAATTAATTCTGACGCAAGAGCGCTTGCGGCATCAGCTCCTCCAGAATTAGCTAGATACTTTTTTGAAGCACAAGCCAGATCTAAAGATATTGCTACGCAACAAGTAGATAATATGATGAAAAATTTTGAAGCAGATGAAAATGGAGATTCAAATATCGATATTAATGAGATTCGTAACGCTCTAGATGAATTAGATCTAAGTAGTTTAAATAGTCGCTTGGGTAATAATACAATAAGTACAGATGAAAATACCGATGCTATTAAAAAACTTACTGCTTCTATTGAAGCTTCAAAAATAAAAGAGAAAGAAGCGAAAAGAGAACAAGAAGGAATAGAAAAAATTACTGGAATTGATTATCAAATTAAAGCTCTTGAAGAGAAAAAAAGAGCTTATGAAACAGACCCAACAATTGATAAAACGATAAAAGAATCTAAGTCTCAAGAATTATTAAATCAAATCAGAGAGCTTCAGGAACGAAAAGCAGATCTTGAAACACAATATGGTATCCCTACGCCAACTTCTTACGCTCAAAGTGCATCAATACCTCAAGCCTTGCAGCAAAGCGCGCCGCCAAAAACAACAACTTCAAATAATACCGCTTTGAATCAAGGGGTAGCTTCTGCGCAAGAAGAATCGAGTGAGCAAGTAATGATTAATGGAAAACCTATACCTAGATCTCAATGGAATACCGCTTTTAAAGACGATACAAGACCAGACTGGACAACAGCAAAAGATACTCTTAGTAAGGAGTACCCTTTGCCTCTTAATTTAGGAGAAGAAGCTAGACAAGAAGAGAAGAGAAGAACAGAAAACGAGCGCCGTAAGCAAGAGCTTTTTAATTCAATGAATGGGTTTAATAGATCGAGTCTTGATTATGAAAGTTGGAAAAATCAATCTCAACCATTTGAATCTAAACCTTTTTATGAAAACGATGATAAGAATAGAAAAAAATATATTCAGCCTTTTGAATCGAAAAGCGGAGGACAAAGTAGTAGTCAAGATTTAAATTTAAACGTTAACCAAGACCCTATGGAAGTAAGAATGGGATCTATGGATGTTAATGTAAGAGCAGAGCCTTGGAAAGTAGAATTAGATAGTGGAACGTTAGACAATATATCAGAAGAACTACTATCTAAAGTTGAACAAAGAGTAACAAAAACAGAAGAAGCTTTAACTCAAAAATTAGAAGATTTAAAAAGAGACGCTAATGAAAAATTTAGATCTCTTGGTATAGCTTCTCCTCCATCCAAGGGTAAATTCGCCTAAAAAATATGAGTTATCTATTTACAGACGCAACTCTTCTAGATTTTAATATGAGAAAGAATTATCTCGGAGAAGGCACGAACACAATTAATACAATAAAAAGTTTAAGTTTAGAAGGCGTTTTTTATAAAGTTAAAGAGAATATTGACGCAAACGGCGTAAAAGAAGTAATAAGCGGAATACAAAAAGATATGACCGATTTCTCTGGTCAATATGCGCCAATTATAATTAATGGATATAATTTTGGAACGGGAAGAGTATTGAGGATGTCTTTTCCGGAAAGAAATCCAATTCGAGTAGGATCATATATATATGATATAGAAATTATTGAGAACAATAATTTCTCTAACTTTTCTAGTGGATCTAGTATTTATGGAAACTTTTTACCGAATATAAGTGCAAATATTTCTGAAATTTCTGAAGATATTGATTTAAATTTTTCTTCTGACCAAGGATATCAATATTCTCATAATCTTAAAATTGGAATAAATCAAAACGACAGGCTAGATTCTCAGGTTTTAACAGAAATTAAAAATATTGCTAGCGGAATTTTGACTTCTCCTAATATAGAAATCAGTCAAATCTCTTCTATGTATTCTTTTTTTAATAGTAATGATCGAAGAAATTATTTTAATGAAAGTTATGATTTAATAAAAAAGATTTGTAGTTTTCAAAAAAGTTCAAGCTCTTACGAAGTGCCTTCAAATTTAAAAAATTATACTAATTCTGTGTCACATTCTTTTACCCTCGATGAAGAGGGAATTGTTTCTTTAGAAGAAAGAGGTGAAATATTGGGCAACAACAAAAATCTTACTATCGAAGATTATAGCGGATTTTTAAATCTAGAAATTGGAACGTCATTTTCTAGAATACAAAATAAATTAAATTCTAATATTTTAAAATATAACTTAGGTACTACAGATTCAGCGATAAATGAACCAAGAGTTTTAACCCGAGGGTATGATTTGTTCGAAAATAAAGCTTATTATAATATACAATATACAAATAAAAAAGATTATATTGACTATGGAGTAAATGCCCCCTATCTTTTGCAAGAGTATCAAATAGAAACGATTAAAAAAAGCGATGGAATAATTGAAAGAAATGAAAATGGTACAATTTTTCAAGCTGGAAAGTTAGGCACAATCACATCTATAATTAACCCCAAACTACTTTATCAACAAGCTGCTGCTAGATCATTAGCAGCTGGGTGTCAGATTATCAATTCAAATATAGGATTCTCTCAAGTAAGTGGACAAAATCAAAACATTTCTTTCTATAATAATAGGATAGATTATAACATTGGCGGGACGAATGATCCTTTTATTAATGTAGGAGCGGCACCAAATAGTCCTGTTATATTAAACATTTTAGTTGAAGACCAAAATCCGGCGGAAATGTATAAAGAATATGTAATAGCCAATCGTTTTCCTAAAACTGTTTTACTCTATAAAGGAATGCAGAATAATATGGGGCAAAAAAACGTAACAATAAATGGAAAGCTTAAGCGCCCCATTCAAAATCATTGGGAACAAAAAATAATATTTCCAAAAGACATGTTAAAAGGTCTTGCTTTGGGGCATTTAACGCAACAAAAAGTAATTGATATATTATTAACAAATGCAGATTATAGCTACGACACTCAATATAATTTTACTTTTACTTTAAAAGCTTTATACTTGAAATGAACATTATAAAATATAACGATCAAAGTTTGCTTATGCCTACGCCTTTAGTAGAGATTTCCAAAGATCATAATTTTTTAAATATAAAATGGGGAGACACAAGAAATATATCTTTAAATGGTCAATTAACAGGAAATTACAGCCAACTATTATCTCAACAAAATAATCTAATTAATATATTCTCAAAAAATTTTGGTAAATTTGAAATTTATGAAGATAATCAAAAAATATTCGAAGAGTCAAACATAATTGTAGATGATATAGTTTTTGATAAATCTGTATATAATGGAATTTTAAATTATAAAATCTCTCTGTCCTCTCAAAAATTAACTTCAGGAGTTAAAGATCCTGTGAATGAATTCTCTTTTTCTGAAGGAGAAAATAAGATAATACAATTAAAGCATATAATTTCTGCCCAAGGGTTAAATACTGGCTCTTCTAATTCAAAATCTAATGGGATAAATAATGCTATAAATTTTGTAAAAAATTATACAGGATTAAACAATATACCTTCTTGCGTTTTTAATAATGTCCAAAAATTTTATTTAAAATCTGTAGTAGAGAAAGTCAATCGCCTTCAAGAAAGCTATTCTATAGAAGAAGAATACGTTGGAGACAATTCAACTCTTACTCAAAATTTTAATCAAGGAATATTAAGATATAAATCCGATCTTTCCGAAGATATCGACGGAAATTCTTTGAGATTAAATATTGACGGAACTTATGAAGGAGCTTTGAGTGGACAAAATCAAGATTTGTTAGATCAATTGAATATAAATTCAATAATTCCAAGCGGTTTTAACCTAACTCCTCTCTCTTTTAAAGTCGATAATAATTCTACGAAAAATATAGCTTCTTTTTCTGCTTCTTATGACGATTTAAGTATTAACAATCCTTATTTATCTTATACCTCAAGAGTCAATACTTCTTTAGACGATCAAGTAAGTAAAATCTCTTTAGAAGGAGAAATCGTGTCTAGAGGGAGTCTGAGGCATAAATACAACCAAGCTAAATCTTTCTTGAACTCAATAACAAATAATCAAGATATTCCTACGATATCTACTGGAACATTTAGATCTATTGCTCATAAAGCCTTGAATGATTATAAATCTTTTAATGGATTACCGACAGACAATAACCCATCTGGAATACGTTTAACAGATTACAGGTTTTCAGATGATATAATTAATGGTAAAATAAATTTTTCTATTAATTATGATGACAAATATATACCCAAGTACTCTGGAGTTATAGACGGAGATTACTCTATCTCTATCGAAGCTCCAATTTGGTATATGTCACCGAATCCAACCTGCGATATAAAAAACCGTTATATTATAGGAGACTTTGGTATTATTACCTTACCAAAATTAAACGCTACTGCAACGATTGACTATGGAATAGCAAATAGCACTTATATTCATCCGCTTGGAATTTTAGGATATCTATCTGGTTTAATGGAAACTCAGGATGAATATCCCTGGGATTTTATAGATAATCAAATTTTTGCAAATGAATTACGATCTTCTGCAGGAGATCTAAAAAGAAATAATTTTTCACTAAAAATGATTTCAAGTGCAGTTAATCCAGCAATTCTACCTAAACTATGAGTGCAAACTACATAAAAACTGCTCTTAAAAATATGCAACTTTCCGAAGACGCTTTAAGGGCGGCTTATAATTTTAATTCAAATCTTAATTTAAGTGATTTTATATATAACCAAGCTTTTTCCGGAGCTAACCAATTTCAGAATATAAATAATAATTTAACTGTTGATTTAAATTATAATCCTGGAAAATTTTATAGTATTGCTAATAATTTTACTAGCGGATCCGCACTCTTTGGGTATACCTCTAGCGCAAATAACGATGTAGGATTAATAATATTAGACTTTGAATATTTTCCTCAACTAATTTCAAATCAGTCTAGAGTTTTATCTCATATATTTGAACCTAATAAATATGATGTAGTTCTTGGCGTTAATGACCATCATAAATTATATATCGAATATTCCGGAGAAGAATCGTTCAGAACAGAAACTTTTTCTTCAGTTTTAAAGAATAATAATATTTTAAATATATTTTTTTCTCCCAATACTTTAAAAATAAATTTATTTGATCCAAATAAAGATTATACATACGAGTCTAAATCAATTAGAGCAAATACGTCTTTATTTGGCAAAGATAAAAAGATTTATTATGGAAATCTAACTGGTTTAAGAAATTCTTATACGGGATTTTATGGTAATATTAAAAATATATATAATATTGATTACATTACATCTGAATCTTTTGCAAAAGAATTAAATTTATTATTATTTAAAACAGGAGAAATTGAACGAAAAGTCCAAGTACAGATGTCAAAAAAAATGTTTTCAAATGCAATCGTCAACCCAAACGCTATTGTTGGCACAGGTATAACAGGATACGTTAATGTTTATGATTCAAAAATTAATGCTTTCGTAACCTCTGGAGTTACGGGACATTTATACGGAGAAGCGATAGAGTACCTAAATCAAGAAGATGTATCTACATTTGAAGAAATTACTTCAATAAAAAACTTATATAATCAAACTTTGCTTAATACTTATTCTAATAAAAATATCTATTTAGAAAAACCTCTTCCAGGCAATAACTACATAAACATTAATACTTTTAATTTCTCTAAAAAAATATATGTCCCTGTATTTATTAATAGCAATTATTGTGAAGCCCATCAAGATTTAAATGATAGTATGAATATTCATGTTTATTTAAACGGATTACTTCTTCCAAAAACTAACTATGATCTTGGCGGACATGGTTTTACAATTAAAAATTATACCTTAGACGATCAAGACAGTGTTGTTTATACGTTATCTAATTCTGGATCATATTTTTACTACGAAGGACAAGTAGAAAAAAAAGAAGACGGAATCTATTATTTTAATCCACCTCTTGTTACAAATGATGTAGATCTAAATGAATGTAATTTATATTTAAATGGAAAAAAAATAGATAAAAATATAGATTATATGATAACACAAAATTTAAACGCACAGGTTATTAGCTTAATATTTTCAAGTTATCCAAATGGTATAATTGGTCAATTATTAATAAGGTCTGATGAGACTGTAAGCGCTTTGTCAATGCCCCTTGATCTAATTAATAATAAAATTAATACAGATTCTCTACAAGAAGAAGAAGTTAATGGCTTAGAATTAATATGGATTAATGGAGTCCTTCAGAAAGAAGGTGTAGACTATCAATATACTTCTGATTTTAATAACATTAATAATTTTAAATTATTACCTTATTTAGAAAATCAGATAAGAAACATACCCGTAGATATAGTGTAAAATACACAAAGGAATAAGGTTATGCCTAAAAGAAGCATAGAAGAGATTAGCGTAAATGGCGCCAAAGGACGATTTGGGGAAGGATTTATATATAGCGCTAATTATACACAAAATTACTCGCAATCTCCAAGTCAATTGACTTTAGAAGTTGTAAATGAAAGTTTTGAAAAAGAATTAAAGATTATTGATCCAAATCTGCAGGCTCCATATAGTATTAGTTTCGGCAATTTTTCGACGAGTATGTATCTATTGTCTTCTAAAAAAAATGTGTCTCCAGGAAACAAAACAGCAACGTACACTTTTGTAGATGCGTCAATAAAACTAGATAGAATCTTTGTCGGATTAATCAATAGACACTGCAAAGTCGGTCCGGGGCCTATAAGACCTTTTCAAGCAAAAATAACATGCGCTTCTTGTTTGCGGTTAGGAGAGACTACGGTTGTAGATACAACAATAAACAGAAGCTCCGCTTCGCACGTTGGATTTAAAAACCCAGTTATATGCCTTGGTGAAGAGCTTTTCACGTCTAATCCTTGCGAAATACCAGATGTAATGTATAATTTTAGCCAACTTTTAATTGGTATGAATAAAGCGGGAATATCTCATAGAGGTTTTTTAGATAAATTTCCAAAGTACCAATCTAATCACACTGGTACTTTAAGAGAAGTCTTATCTAATTGGTGTGCTGATTTTGGTTATGATTTTTATTGGGATTCGTTAAATCAATCTATTATCGGTATCGATCTATCTACAGGAATAAATATTGAAGGAGTAGTTTCTAAAATAGAAAGAAATAATAATCCAGCTCCTTCTTTAGATTTATCTAGCTATTCATTGGAATCATCTAAAGAAGGAACTTACGCAGTTGGAACCACTCAATTTGCTACTGTGCCAGGAAAAATATTAAATTGGGAAAATACACTTTATGAAGAGCTTGATTATTTTTATGCTCCTTTTCGGTGGGAATCTATAGACCAAGAAGGAGCAATCCTAGGAGCTGCATCAGATACTGCAAGAACTCATTGGATGCTTACAAAAGGATACTACCATCGTGCGGGTCTAAATATTTTAAAAGAATTTAGTGATCCAAATTATATATTTGATAGAGGTTTTGATGTTAAAACTTTTTATGATTTAAAAAACAAATTTCCTGGAAAATTTGTAATTGCAAATTTAGATTCAACTTTAGCTGATGCTTGGAAATCTCACGAAAATAGACTAATGGCAGAATATGGAAGAACATATTATACAAATACTACCGTAAGAAAATCAGATGTATATTGTGTGCAAGGGCGTTCGTCCGAAGGGTTTTGGACACCATTAGTTAGGTTAGAAGAAGACGTAAAAGACGATCCAGAGCCAAGCTATACGAATAAAGATGACAAAGAAAATGTTTCCAATGGTACAAGAGTCAGATATTATTTAGAAAGAAATCCAACTTTCACTCCTAATCCAAGCGAAATATCTGAAATATTTGATTGTTTAGACGCTTTTGCGCCCGTATATATGGATATCGTCGGAACGGTAAGGTTAAAATTAAAAGAGGCTACTGGTGTTGATTGGGGAGTTTTAAATCAAGCAAATATGTCTGGTAACTCTAGTCAAGGATGTAAAAATTCTGTAAGCTCTATTAGGACTGTTTTAGCTTATATTCCAACTCAAGGTTTAATTAATTTTTCTTCTGCACAAAATTTTCCTCATCCAGACGAGCAAAAAATTAGCGATGGATATGTAACCCCATGCGAGATAAATGAAGACACCGGTCAATGCAAAAATGAAGATTTTTGTAAATTATTATGTGAATTAGACCCAGTAGCAGAAGTATGCAGAAAACAAAATGAATGCGTATCTATTATAAGGCCTAAAAAACCTGGATTAGTTCATAACTATACTTCAAAAGCAATAAAAATTTGTAGCTTAAATGGTTGCGCTATCATAGGTTATCCTGTGACGGCAAAACACGAGGGAGTAAGAACTATCAAGCAAAATACTCATTATGTTAAATCTAGAGAATATTTTGTAGATGTTAGAGTGCCAAATACAGATTCTGTAATGAAATTAAATATGAACACTGACGATATTACACAAACAAAAAATTTTGCTGGAAATGCTATTTTAGGTATAGAATATCCTCCATTGATCGTAGGCGAATATTCTAATTCAATGAGGACTTTAAAAATAAAAACTATAGGATTAGATTTTAAAGATTTACCACTTGACGGAAAGAATGGGTTATCTAGCATATCAGCGTATTTAGATGAAAATGGAGTTTTCGGAGAATTAGTCTATCAAAGCAGAAATAGACAAATGCCTAATAGAGAGGTTATAACTAATAGAATCCGTCCAACAAAAATTGGTTATGGAGCTTTCGTGGGATAAAAAAATATGATTATAAGTGGAAATAAAAGTTTTAGTTTTCCTGATCAAACAAATTTCTTTTTTGTAAAAAAATTTAATATTGAATCTTATCCAATTAATTCTTTTTTTGGACTATCAAATTTAAAAAATATTACATATGAAAAGATAGAATTTAATGTAAAAAAAAATAGATTATATTTTAAAAATAAGCATATTTACAGCTTAAATCTTGGGGAAGATATATATTTATCTGGAGTTTTTAAGGACAAAGCTTTCTCTTGTTATATTAATGGCACTCCAATTGAAACAAAGAATTTAATTTACGCGGCTCCGGCTAATTTTTATAGACCTTATAATAATTATTATATAAATTCAGATGTAAATTTTAATTTAAGTTCTTTAAAAATATACGGAGAATTACCTAGCTATAGTCTGGATATACAAAATACATTTGATTTAAGCTCACAGCAAATAACTGGAAATTTTATAGACATAGATCATAAAAATATAGAAATTTTTTCTGGATCAATATCTAATTCTAGTTTTAACTATAGTAATATTTTTAAAATATTAGATATAAATAAAGACCAAAATAATTACAATATACAATTCGCTCCTTTAGTAAATCTTGAAAACACATATAACAATTCTGAAGTTTATCCTATTAAATTAAATCTAAATACTAATTTTGGTTTAATAAATAAAGATTTTTTTATTACAGGAACAAAAACTAATTCAGAATTTTTTAAAACATTCGACGTGTCTACTTATCAGAGTAATTTAAGCGAAATTGAAATTGGTGCTAGTGGATTAGAAAGGTACGTTATTAGTGCTGATCTTGTTTCTAGAAATAATACCCAAGAAGAGCCTTTAGACAAAATCTTATCTGTCAATTTAAAATATATCTCTGGAGATACGGGTAATTTTTCTGCTAATATTATATTGTCTACGGGATTGAGAGAAGAATTATCTGGCAATATTTATGGCTCTGGATATATATCTAAAAATGTTTCCGTTAGCGGAACAGGGTATAATTTTCTTTCGAACAACACAGTCACAGGAATTATTAACGATAACCTAGAAGAGTTTGTCTACTTAAATCAGTATTTAACTAATCAGGATGTAAACGTCCAAGCTTCTGGTATGGAAAATGGAGCGATTGTATTTAAAAATCTAAATACAACAATTAATGGTTATGCGCAGCAAGGACTAATTGATTATAATAATGTTGTCACTGGTATTATTGACGGAATTAATGTTACTGGATTTATTACAACTGTTACAGGTTCGGGTATGGCTTCTGTTTTTGTAGAAAAGATAATAACAGGATATTCTAATCAATCCATAACATACAATAAAAACTTTTTTGATGCTTTTAATTTAGCTACAGGCACAAATAGCACAAATTTTGTTGATTTTAAAAATAAAAGTTATTTAAATTTTAATAATAATACATACTCGCATTCTATTCAACTAGACAAAAATGTAAAAAATGTTTATATTGATGTATATTATAAAAAATATTTTGATTTAAATAAAATTAACGTTAAATTAATTGTTTCTGGTTCAAACTTATCTAATACATTATCGTCTTATGAACAAAAAAGCATTGAGGTTTAAGAATGCAAAATACATTTCCCATAAATCAAGAGCTATATTCTGTATCTTGGGCTAAATATTATAAAGCTTATAAAGCTCTCCAGATTGGTATAAATTCTCTTCATCCTTTAGATGACGAAAATGTGACTGACAGATTTTATAATGTAAATTATATCTATTATCCTAGCCCAGATAAAATAACTGCTTCTTTTTATAATGCAAGCGATTGGATTTCATTTTCTGCTCATGCTAATCAATATAGGAATATCTTTTTAGGGAATACAAATTCTTACGCCCTTCTTCAATTTAGTGAATATACAAAAAATTTATTGTATTTTCTTTCTTCTGATATGCTTTCTATGGCATATATAAAAAGTATAACAAGTCGTAATGTTATATCTATTACTACCTCTAGTCTGATAATGGCAAGCCCACCTGAAGCAAGAATGTATATGATAAATGATGGGACAGTTAATCCTCCTTATGTATTAACTACCCGACCATTTCGATTGCAAAAAATATGCTCTGATTGTGTTCCAGGAGCCACAGGTGTTACGGGCGTCGTTGGATCGACGGGTGCAACTGGTGCTCCTGGAATAAAAGGCGAAGATGGAGCTAATGGCCTTCCAGGTCTTTCTATCCCTGGGTCAATAGGCTCTACTGGTTCGACTGGAGCGACGGGCGCACCTGGTGCTCCTGGAATAAAAGGCTTTACTGGTTCGACTGGAGCGACGGGCGCAACTGGTGCTCCTGGAATAAAAGGCTTTACTGGTTCGACTGGAGCGACGGGCGCACCTGGTGCTAAAGGCGCATCTGGTCCTGGTGGAGCGAAAGGCGCAACAGGCCCTTGTCCTCCTGGTTGCGAAGGCGCAACAGGTTCAACTGGGGCTACTGGCCCAGTTGGCTCTACAGGCGTTCCTGGAGTAAAAGGGGAAACTGGACCAAAAGGAGTTATAGGTCCTTGTCCTCCTACTTGTATAGGGCCCAAAGGTTCTACCGGTTCTACTGGTGCTACAGGCGCTACCGGAGCCAAAGGCATAACTGGAGCAACGGGACCAAAAGGCGCTTCTGGAGCTACTGGAGTTCCTGGAGCAAAAGGCGCTTCTGGAGCTACTGGAGTTCCTGGAGCAAAAGGCGCTTCTGGAGCTACTGGAGTTCCTGGAGCAAAGGGCGCTTCTGGAGCTACTGGAGTTCCTGGAGCAAAGGGCGCAATAGGATCTACGGGTGCCACTGGAATTCTTGGACCTATTGGGAGTACTGGCGCTACTGGCGGTAAAGGCGTTCAAGGAATAAATGGAGCAACTGGCCCAAAAGGTTCTACTGGTGCGACAGGTTCGCCTGGGATTCAAGGAGCTACAGGTATAAAAGGAGTAAAAGGGGCGACAGGAGACAAAGGTCCTTCTGGAGCCTCAATAAAAGGACCTATTGGCGAAAGAGGAATCACAGGACAAAAAGGACCAATTGGAGATACTGGAGCAAAAGGAAATTCAATAAAAGGCGCAACTGGAAACGTTGGAATCAAAGGTCCCACAGGACAAAAAGGTCCTGCTGGAGATAGAGGATTAACAGGTCCGTCTGGAAACAGTCCTATAGTTGGACCTTCTTATAAAGGTCAGCAAGGCGTCGCTGGAATAAGAGGCGCAACGGGCGATACTGGGGCTACAGGCAGTATAGGAGCTACAGGGGCTACAGGAGCTACAGGAGCTACAGGTGCTACCGGAATGGGCTACGGAAGTATTTGGGATATAGTAAGCATTAACTTCGGAGATTCTCCAACAACTTTTTATAACGCAAAATATATAACCTTTATTATTGGGCCAAGAATTTCTTTTGAAGTTTTTGGTTCACAGTCATGCGATAAAAACTTAATAAAAAGCGGAATGTTACTTGGTACTAGATATCTTGGGGATTTAGATGGAATCGTTTATGCTACTCCTCCTTACGCCGCATGAAAAATTATAACCCTATCCAAGATATTAGTTATGATGAACCTTTATGGTCGGTATACGCCTCAGGAAAGAGCGATAATATTTTTTGGGGAAATTTAGGTTTTGGAGATACAAACGGCATATGTAAACCTAAACATTGGAATAATATTAAAAAGAAAAGATGTTCGGGGGAAGATATGATCCCTGGGACAAACCAACAGGTTAACTATTTATATATAGAATCTCAAAACAAAGATTATCTTTTTAGAATAGATGGCTTTCCAATTAGCTCAGGTTCTATTAGTACTTATGGAAAAAAATATAGAACAATTTTTGCAAAAGAAGGAATTTATACTGAAAATAGAACAATTTCTAATTATGTTTATCTACAAAAAAATAATCCTCAATTAAATATAAAAAACAATTCACAAGAGATTAACATTTTAAGTTCTGATATTCCTTTTGTAGCAGGAGAAGCTAAAATGAGACCTATAGATGACGGTACAAATGATCCTCCTTGGATTTTATCAACCAAAAGCTTCCCAATTACTGGTTTATGTAATCCCCCTCTTAGTTGTATCGGAAAATCAGGAAAAGGAGGAGGAAGCGGCGAAGGAGGAGGCGCAGGATCAATTGGTGCTTCTGGTTCTGGAGGAAGTGCAGGATCAGATGGGGTATTTATAATAGGAGGTAAAGGCTCTAGAGGAGGAAGCGGCGAAAGAGGAGGCGTAGGATCAATTGGTGCTTCTGGTTCTGGAGGAGATACAGGAGAAATGGGATACGGACTTGTATTTGGTGCCAAAGGGGATAGAGGAAACAGAGGAGAATTTGGCGCCATAATTATTGGAGAATTTGGCTCTCCAGGCGCTAAAGGTGACCAAGGATCTCCAAAAGAAGGATTAAAAGGCTTAAAAGGACTTGGTGGCAAACCAGGTTTAATAATAGGAGGCGAAAAAGGTTCCCAAGGCCCAGAAGGAGATAGACCTGATCCTATAATTGGCGAAATAGGAGATAAAGGCGTAAAACCTGTAGAATCTATTATGATTATTGGAGCCACAGGCGATGATGGTCAAAATATAAAAGGAGACTCGGGAGTTAAGCCTTCTCCTATCCCTGGTGATCAAGGAGTTAAGCCTTCTCCTATCCCTGGTGATCAGGGAGTTAAGCCTTCTCCTATCCCTGGTGATCAAGGAGTTAAGCCTTCTCCTCTCGCTGGTGATTCAGGTCCGCCTGGTCTAAAACCAGCATCTACAAAAGGTCAAGTCGGAACGATTGGTGCTACTGGAAGTCAGGGAAATCCTGGTCAAATAATACCAGGCGATGTGGGCTTAACAATTATTGGTGCAAAAGGCGCTACCGGACCAACAGTACCTGGAGACAAAGGTCCTACAGGAGACACACCTACTATACAGTTAGCCGGAGATTCAGGACCTAGCGGTGGGATAGGAGCAACAGGAGATAGAGGTTCTAAAGGACCATCTGGTGATATTATACAAGGAGATACTGGCTTAGCTGGTGGTCCAGGAGACAAAGGAGCCAACGGAGATCCTGGTTCAAAAGGTTCTGCAGGCGCTAATGCATCAAACGTGACTGGTCAATCAGGAGATCCTGGAGCCGTAGGTCAAAACGGCCAACAAGGAGGCAAAGGCACAACCAATTCATCAGTGGCCTCAAAAGGCGTAAAAGGCGCAACAGGCTCAACTGGGCGACCAGGACAAATAGGAATTAAATCAGACGAGAACATTATGTCTTTTACAGGACAGGTTCCTGGTGTTTGGACCGTAATAGGAATTGGAGGTCGTGTGGTTATCGGCGGCTAACCTTAAGATTTCTTAACTCTTTCTATTAGTTCAAATATCTTATTTTTTGAAATATCTTTTATAGATTCTATAGAGTCTGCGTTCTCATATTTTTCTTTGATTAATTTCTTTTTTAATTGATCAAAGGATATGCCCTTTTCTCTCATTGCTTTTTCCAAGAGAACATGAGGAGATATAATATTCTCCTGTTGAGAAGGACTTTCGTCTATTAATTTGGCGTCCCCTAATTCTTCTTGTGAAACAATATTTATCTTTAGAAAATTTCTAACGCATCTTACAAAGGCTCTATTCTCTGCTATTGCAGCTAGAAAGAATCTAGCAAAATTTTTGGTGTTGTTAGGGGTAGCGTCTGCCAAAGCTTCAAAAGTTATTGATCTTCCTTCTGTCTCGTAATTTGGAATCCATTTTATTTTACATGATGTAGCAAAATAATTATCCGAGGCAGCTACGACATGATAAGATACATCCGTGTATCCCCTAATCTGAGCTAGCTCTTTAATACCTCCCAAAAGGATTAGCAAATCCTTATCTTCTAACTTCGATACATCTGTCTCTTGTGTTTTTTGCCTATTCGGAACAAGATATTGGCTTTTTACCATAGCCCTCCAATTAATTGAATTGTCTTCGTTAAAAATATAAGAGATAGAGTCGTCCTCCACGAGGCCGTATTTGTTTCTTGTTATTGTTTTGAATGGCCTATCTCTAGGCTCTTCAACAGGGACTTCTCCTGTGTAAGAAAATTCTATATTAGGCTGAATTACTGTGGATTCTGTTTTTTCTTCCATATTCTATATTCTATATTAATCTTATAAGACTGTCAATCATAAAACTTTTATGCATAAAGCTACTTCTGGGTTGTATCCATTAGCAGAGCAATCAATCCAATCAAAAGATTTAACTTTTTTATTATTTTTAATATAATTCTCTATATCTTTTAAATTATATCTATTATTATAAAGATTTTCTGTTGCATTATAATCAATGTGCTCTGGTGCTTCTTGTGGGGGAATAAAAAATACATGAATAGCCTCTTTTGAGGCTATTCTAATTAATTCATTTAATCCGTTTTTATAACTAGGCTGATGCTCTAAAACGTGCCTAGAAAAAGCTACTTCATAGCTACTATCTAGAAGATTAACGTTTTCAATGTTTGATCGCAGCATAGGCACGCCTAATTCCATACCTCTCTTGTTTAAGAAAGAGCTGCTATCAACGCCTAAATATTTTAATTCGGGATAATCTTTTTTGTATCCAAAAAATTCTGAGGCAGTACCACAGCCTAAGTCAACTAAACTTTTATAAGCCTTTGAAATTACATATTTTCTAATAAAAACTTTTGAATGTCTATTTTCGTCTCCTACCCATCCGATAAATTCGTTTAATCTAGATTCTAAATTTTTATCCCACCATGTTTGATTAAAATTTTCCATAGTTTATTTATAATAACATTATTTTTTATTTTTGTAAATAAAAACATTATCTGCTTCTCCCCAAAACAAAGGATCATCCGGAACTTGATTGGTATTACTTAATTTTAAATATGTATATTTTGTATTAAAAATGCCTTTAGACGATAACAATAATCTATTAGATATGAAAAGATTATCTTTATCTCCATTTTCAAAAGGAGACTTTGTGTTAAGCTGTATATGGTTAATTAATTTAAAATCAATATATTTAATTTTTAAATGGTTTATGTCTTTTAAATAGGATACGAGAGAATAATCTATGCCTAAATTCTCCATTTGACTCACAAAGCGCGGCTCATTTTTTTCTTCAATTACATATATGATGGTTTGAATATTCGTTTTATAGTTTTTTAATAAATCTATATCTATTTCTTTATTGGTAATTATTATGGCTTTTTTTTGCGATAAGATATACTCTAGCACGACCCCGTTAAAATGATAATCCATTCTCACGATTGGTACATTTGTCGGTATATCTTTGAGGCTAACTTTACCATCAGGAATAATCTCAAAAGTTTTATTATGGAAATTTTTACCAATATATAAAGTCTTTATAGTCTTCTCATGGGTAATCCCTAAAAGATCAAGGGCGTTATAAGCTATATCCTCAGGAAGAATTGTATTAATCCTCTTGGTTCCTTCTTGGGAACTAAAGTTTGGTTTTATATTAGTTTTTGGTTGAAGCATTCTCGTATCTTCTGATTTAGACCAGTAGGGCTTAACATTTTCTAAGTAATAATTACTTACTAAAGAGCATATTTTTATATTAAATGAAGAGGCAACTTGCATCTCAACCGCGTCTGTTCCTAGATACAACAAGGAATTTTTTATTAAGTAGGCGTTTGTGTTATGATCTGTTGCTCCTGTCAAGTTTACTCCTACTGAATAGTCTTCGCTTCTTTTCTCGCCAATCTGTATGATAGTTATATCCTTTTCTTTTAAATAAAAATTTAAAATATCTAATACTCTATCCCAATAATCATAATTTTTTACGTCCTCTGAGCTTTTAGGATTAAATATAATATATTTTTGAATGTCTAAAGGAAAAAATTTCTCATATATAAACGGCTTCTTTATTTTAAGACCAGTATTTGTAGATATTTTTTCTATAATGTGCATATATTATATTCTATTTTTGTTTTGCCGTTGTGAATAAAATCTTTTTGATTAATTAAATTTAAATGCGGGACAAAAGCTATCTCAAAATAGCCCTCATGATGACCTGCTCCTTCTAGCCAAGGTAAAGAATCCATTTGAGGTATATATGGTAAAACTTTATCTACGAATGGATTTCCGTCTAGTATAGAAGTATACTCTTTCTTGGTTGCAACATATAGAGTATGATCAGTGTAAGTATTTTTAATTGATTCAAATATCGAACTGGACAGGAAAACGTTATTTGCGTCTTCTGGCATTACGTATAATATTCTTTTTCCTTTGTCATGTTCAAAAAGTAAATCTTCAAATTTTTTGCCTAAAGACTCGTTTTCCTTAAAAGCAACGTCTCTAAAATACTTTTCTATTGCTTCTCTCTTGACTCCTTTTGAGATTTGTTCTATCCAATATTTATGGCCATCATCGTCTTCGTCTACTTCTGGTCTTTTTAAGATCTTTGCGTATAAATATTTTAACCATTCTTTATCATCTGCAATATCTGGAATGATAGTAAATGGATCTTTCTTTTCTTCTTCAAAATCAAACTTATAATCTACTCTAGGATTTGATTCTAAAAATGACTCTATTTTCTCTCCTATAGATTTAACTGAATAATTTTTAATTGTCCACTCTCTCGCTTTTGCACCCATTTCGTTTTTCTTATTTAGATCCATTTCGTACACAACTTTTAATTGTTGTGCAATAGATTGCGGATTAGTAGAAGCTTTAATAAACTCTGTTCCGTGTTCTCTGTATTCTGACCAATCTAAAGTTAATGAGCATGCTTCTGGTGCGCACATGGCTTCTCCACATGAATAGTTTGTAACTAAAGTAATTAATTCTGTAAGCTTGGCTTCTTGTATTGGAATTTCTTGCCCACCGCTTGTAAAAGGATGACAGTACACGTCCATGAGATTGTATATTTCGTTTAAATGATTTTCAGATACCCCAAGATTTACGCTTGTTGTGAATTGACTTTTCTTTTCATTACAAAACGGACAATCTAAACCTTCTCCTTCGAAAGGTTTTACTTCATAATTTTTACATTTTTTACAAATATATGTCGTATATATTTCTTTACTATCTATATTGTACTCTTTTGCCAGTTTCATTATGTTCCATCCCTCTCCAAAGTGGGTGTGCAAAAGTAGAGCGCTATTTTTTATATTATTTTTATTTTTCCATATAGCATATCCTTCAATTAGGTTTGGAGCGCTTTTTCTTAATTGATTTCTAAATACAAATCCAATTATAAATTTATTTTTATTGATATTAAACCTTTCTCTTAAATCAGATCTTTTTTTATCTGACAATCTAAAAAAATTTGAAACGTCTACGGGGCCATGCATAGTTTTAACATGTTTATGTCCCATATCATTAAGGGCTTTTGTAGCAAAATCGCTCCAGATCCAATAGTTTTTAATTTTTGGAGCATATTTTATAGCAGAATCTAAAATAGGCAAGGAGTCTAGAGTGGTCCAAATAACAGAATTAATTTTTTTAAACCAAGGCTTTGATATTGAATAATCTACTCCCCATATATCTTGGACCCCAATATAAAAATCTGGTTTTTCATTTTTTATTATTTCATCTATATGATTAAACCCATAACTAGCCATTCTTAGTGCGTTGGGGTCTTTCTGTAAATTCTCTAAAACTTGTGAATCATCTGGTAATGTCCCGACAGATTTCCATGGGGTTCTTTGGAGCTCGATGTGATTTTTAGGAACTCCGCAGGAATAGTGAACAATATCGTATTTACCAGTGTTATATAAATAAGTTAATATTGTTCTTGCTGTCTTTCCAAAGCCAGTTTTGCTTAAAGAAAAATCTGAATGATAGAGAATCTTTTTCTTCACCACAATTCACCGTCTATATCGTCCTCGCTATTTTTTTGTTCAGAAACTTCTTCTCGCGGATCTTTCGGCTTATTTTTTAATTTTTTAATTGTATCTACTCTTTGTGATTCAAATACGGAATTTAAAGAATAAGATATAAATTCTTTTATCAGTCTGGCTTCATTAAAATAAAATCCTATCAAGTAGGATTGTTTGTTTTCGCTATTTTGTTTGTCGGTTTTATTTACTATATAAGAATATCCAACGTGTTTGCCGTCCTTAACATAAGGAGAGAATTTAATCTGGGTGGATTGTTTCTCTGAAGTATGATAAGCAGAAAACTCTGCTTGCCTTTCTAAGGCGTCTAGTATACCCGCGGCTTCAGTAAGCGAAAATTTAATTTTAACGCTTTTATTTGGATTATTCTGGTTCTCTGAGAAAGAACCTATTTTTTTGGCTTCATTCCAAGAGCTTTGCTTAATCAAAGAACTCCATATAGAGCCATCTTTAGGATTTACAGAGAAGCTACAGGCTGTGCCTGTATTTTTGCTATTAGGCTTATAAAAAGATATCATTTAATGATAATATAACATATAATCTAAAAAGTCAAGACTTTTTTAATTCGCTGAGCTTCATATATATCTTTTGATCTTGAATAGCTACCAGATCAGCAAAAACTGCGTCTTCTTTCTTTGTCCCTTTAACTATTACAATATTTGTCTCCTCGAACTTCTTGTTGTTATTAAGGCTTTTATTTGTATCAATTCTATCATTAAAAAGTAAAGTATTTATACTATTAGTTTCGTCTGATATTTTTATGCGAAGAAATCTAGTCTTTTTTTCGTTATTAGCCGTACCAGAAAAAGCGTCGATGACTTCTCCCACAAAAGCTACTTTAGAATTAATTGGGGCATTTACAACCTCTTGAATAGACATTAAATCCTCTCTTTTTTCTGCAAAGATTTGTTTTAGTGATTTTTCATAAGTATAACCCAAGAGTCTCTTCTCGTAATACCAATTAGCGAAACTCTCGCTTTTGCTGTTTTGATTATATATGTTTAGATATGGAGTATATTTTTTCTTTATTGTTTCAAGTCTAGAGCTTTTGATTACAACGGTATTCTTCTCGTCTGTAAATGAATTTAAATGTTTAATAATTCTAATTAAATCATAATCAAATTTCTCTGCAAAATTAATGCAATATTTCTTTTCTTTTATATTTAAAATGTTCCATAGTTGAGCTTCTAGTACTATCTTCGATCTGGATTGTTTAAATCCGGTTAAAGCTCCTGCTTGTATTAAAGAGGATAAAACCCCTATATTTAAATCAGACTGTTCCGCGGCCTCAAAAATATCAAATTTATTTGAATATCTATTTCTAAAGCTATTCAATTTTTCTATAGATTTATCTGATATGCCTTTGACAGACAAAAGCCCAAACCTAATATCTTCTCCTTCAATCGAAAAATCCATATCTGATTTTATAATATGTGGGCGAAGCAATTTTATATTAAAAACCATCATCTCCTTTTGAATCTTAGATATTTCTCCAATTGAATCGGGTTCGTGTCTAGTCATTTTTAATAAAGAAAGAAAAAACTGTTTTGGATAATTAAATTTTAAATAAATCGTACACGCAGCTAAGGCAGCGTATGCGATTGAATGAGATTTATTAAATGAATAATTAGCGGAATCTTCGAGAATCTTCCATAAAATATCACTTACTTCTTTGGGCGCATTATTCTCTTTGCATTTATTTTTAATTTTAGATCTCCATTCTTTCACTTCTTCAATCTTCTTTTTGCCCACGATTCTTCTTAAAATTTCTGCTTCGTCTAAAGTAAATCCAATCTTATTAGCCATTTGCATTAGCTGCTCTTGATACAAAGCTACGCCACCCGTTTGTTTTAAAATGTCGTCAAAAAATGGATGTATCGCTTCGTATTGTCCTGTGTTGGTGTATCTTGCGTAAGTAGATACGAAATCTAGAGCTCCAGGTCTGGCTAAAGCTAATACCGCGCTAAGCTCTTCTAAATTCTTGGGCTTAACTTGTTTACAAACTCTGAAGTTGGTGTCTGCTTCTATTTGGAATAATCCATGAGGAGTTCTCAGGTCTTGCAAAGACCTGTATATTGATGGGTCATTAAGATCTATATCGGTTATTTTAATACCAATCTGCTTGCAAACATCGTCAACGACAGAAACGCTTCTTAAGCCAAGAATATCTAGTTTAATATTAAATAAACTTACCCAATTCATGTCAAATGAGGAAACAGATTCTTTATCGCTAGAAAATTCTGTAGGACAAGATTCTTCTAATAGATCTGCAGATAGTAAAACTCCAGATGGATGAACTCCTTTATTTTTAATTAAATTTCTAAGTTTAAGAGCTACATTATAAATGCTCTTATTTTCGTCTACCCATTTTTTAAATTTTGGCGATTCATCATAGGCCTCTTCAATATCTTTAACCTGTCCGTATGTTTTTGGTATCATGCCAGATACCGCAGTCATTTCTTCTTCTTCTTTTTCTTCTACTATTTTACCGCATTCTTTTATTAAAAGCCTTCCGCTAAGACTATTTAAGGTTAATATTTTACTCGTTTTTCCTTTAAATTTCTCTTCTAGATGTTGCAATACTTTATGTCTATTATAATAACAAATATCTAGGTCTACGTCGCACATTAAAGAGCCATCAAGATACATTACGCCATCGACTTCTTGCTTTTTAGCTCTAATTTTAGATATAAATCTTTCAAAATAAAGGTTATATTTTAAACTATCTATTTGAGTAACTCCAATTAAGAATAGGATCAGAGACCCTGCGGCTGACCCTCTTCCAAGACCGACAGGAATATTATTTTCTTTGCAGTAATTAATAACATACCAAACCAATAAGATATAATCAATAAATCCTAAATCTTTAATAGTTTCTAATTCATATTTTATTCTATTTAGATGGGCTTGGCGCAAAGATGAATCGCTTTCTAGTTTTAATCGTTTTAAGCCCTTGAGTATCAAAGCCCTTAAGAAGGAATAATTGTCTGAATCTTCGCTAATTCCTAATTCGTGTTTATATCTATCTTCTATTTTAAATTCCGGAAGCCTTACCCCGTGAAAAGGTAAAGAGACCTCTTTAAATTTATCGCTAAAAGTTTTATTATTTATCGAAGTTTCCATCTCTCTTGTCTTGCTCTATTTTTTGGTTTAAAAGCTCTAAGCCCTTAGCTAAAATTTTTAATGAATTATTATCTTCTAAATTATAAAAAACATCCGCCTTACCATTCTTTTTCCCCTTCTGAATAGAAACTAATAGATATTCTGTCTTAGACTTATCTAATTTATCAACCAAATCGTATATGTCGTCTAGCGATGCCATGTAATTATATCTCTATTTGCCACTTTAATTTATCCCATACTTTTATATTTAAGTCAAGATCATTTAGGGCGTCATGTAAATTCTCATAATCATGTTCTATCCCGTATTCTTTGCCAAGATAAGTCAAAGAGCTTTTTACGTCCTTCCTTCTTGTGTGCAATATTTTATATTGATATTCTAGAATATCATCTTTCTTTTTTAAATGTATTCCGTATTTTATCCCTCTTGCTATACAATTTGTGTCAATAATTTTATTCATTAGATGATCCCAGTGACACCCCATTTCTTGGTATAGCTCTTTAATTAAGTAAACGTCAAATCCTAATATATTATGTCCAACAATATAGTCTGCGTGGTCAAGCCAATCTTTTACAGTTGGAAATACTTCTTCAATTTTTAATCCTATTTTCTCTATTCTTTTGGGGTCATATCTAGTTATTCTTGCGGCATCCTGACTAATTTTAAGATCTGTGTCCCATTTAATATAAAAATTTTTGCTGTCTTCTTTTCTATCTCCTTTGGTTTTAATCATCCCTATTTGCCATGGTAGATTATGGGCGAAGCTCAAACATAGATTTAGTGTTTCACAGTCTATAAATACATACCTTTTATTCTTATCATATCTTAAGAGATGTTCGTCCATATTATTTAATTTCTTTCCAGCTTTCTACACAAAATTCAGAACTAGACATATGTTCTAGCTCTGGCTTGTTAAGTGTGCTCCTAATATTTATGCATCTAAAGGTTAGATAAGCTTTAAAATCTTTTTTGGATTTATAATAAATGCTTTTTACGTTTAATGTTTCTAAATCGTTTTCTTTAGCGTATTCTATGACTTTTCTTTTGATTAAAGAATCAAAAGGAAGTTTATTATCTTCTATAAAAAGCGTGGGCTTTGTAAAGTCTGTTTGCGGTGCGCATAAAAACCCTTTTAAAAGATTATTAAATATAAAAGAATCATAAAATGGAATGGCTAAAAGCAAATCTTTCTCGCTCCATAAACTCTTTAAGTGTTTAAAGTCTATTCTTGGATAATGATAAAAACCTTCTTTAGACGCTATACTAAATATTTTTACTAATTTTTTATAGCCCTCTTCGGTTTTAAAAAAAATAACAAATTTTGAACCTTTATTTTTTGTTTCTTCGTCTTTTTTTAGAATATCATCTGTAACTGTAATTCTTAACCCATACCTTAATTTTATGTCGTATTTTTTTGTATTGGTATAAGCTTCAAGAAAAGACGACATATTATCTTCGACAAGATAAAGTTCTTTTAAATTATTAGACTTAATGATATCTATTATAGAATCTGGGTAATTCTCACCATTATTTTCGTCATCTAAAGTTAAAATAGACCTACCTATACTATAGTGAGATTTAAATATCGGTATAGTTTCCATATATAATATTTACTAAATATATTTATATTTGTCAATCTAAAAAATCATCTTTATCGCTTGATGTATTATTCCACTTGGGACATCCTGCGTACTTTCTTTTTTCTATCGTATGCCCCTCTAAGGGTTTGAAGTCATCAATTAGGCTAGTACTAACAATTTCGCCATCTGCGTTTAATTGGGCGTAATAATAATAAGGGTCTTTGTATGGGCATTTCCAACCGCCTATTCCACACATCCATTTATTTTTATCAGAATCTGCAGCAAAATTTGTGGTGGCAGAAGCTTTATCGAATTTATTTATATAATCATTAATATGCTCTAAATAATGTTCGAACCCCTTTAATTGATCATCTGTAAATACAAGCTCTTGTATTGGTTGTTTGGGAAATCTTAAAAATAGGAATTTAACTATAGGTTTTAATTTCGGCCAGATTTTTGAACTAGCTAAGCTATACATCATCGCCTGAATATTTGCTTCGAGATCGTCTCCCCTAAATTTATACTTAGAGCTTTTATAGTCGATTATATGCATTTCTTTTTTCTTTTTAATAGGCTTATCTATAAAGCCCTTAATATGATACTTGGGGTTTTCATTTTTAATTTCAAATGGATATTCTGGCTGAATGATCTTGCCTCCTTTCCCAAAGAAATCGTGCTTTAATCCAACCATAATCATTTGGTCTAAAATATCAAAATTCGAAGGATCAAGTCCAACCTTTAATTTAAGTTTTTTAATTAGTCTTGTCACCGCTGGACTGCCTTCAATAGAATTTTTTTTAATTATTTTATTATAATGTTTTTTATGTTTTGGATCTAAAAGCAATTCAAAAACCGTATGACAAATTGTGCCCCTTAGGGCTCCATCATTTTGGGCCTGCGGAACTTTTGTATGGTAATTATTCCAATAGACCCAAGAACAAGTCTCTAGGGTTTTTATTCTTGATGCAGATAAAATTTTTAAACTTTTTTCCATTTTAATATTTCTTCTGTAGACATCTCGCCAAAATCTTTTTTATCAGGAAGTTTAATTTTTAATTGTCTGGAGTCAAAATACCTTAGCAATTTATTACGAGCTTTTTCTGCCGCGATATTTCCTGCTAAATTCTTGCTTTGATCATTATTGAATGATATATAAATTATATTAGGATCTATTTTAAGCAATATATTTAATATAGCCGTACTCACCTCCAGCCCAAAGATAACTATTGTGTTTTTAATCCCCGCGTCCCACAAAGACAAACAGTCCCCAATGCTTTCTATTAGATGTACTTCTCTGCTTTGTTTAAGTTCGTTTATGTTTAAAAATAAAGGGTAACACCAATTCGATTTATCGCCAATGTGTTTCCATTTTATTTTGCTTAAATTTGTAATATCTCTTCCAGAGAACCCAACAATTTCTTTTTTACTATTAAAAATTGGGAATACATATCTATTCTTCATTTTTCCTGCTTTAGCTATTCCGCCTTGAAACTCTTCTAGGGTTTCTTTTGATACATTTCTTTTTAGCCAATAGTCTTGATCTTTTTCTAGCTTTAACAGCAGCTCTTTATCGAAAACTCTTTTTTCTTTTATTTTTATTTGCTTAACAGCGTTAGCCTGAGGACAATATTCGTATTTTTTTAAAAAATTTTCTGCCTGTTGAATGTTCTCAAGATTTAAGCTTTTTTTAATTAAAGACGCAAAATCTCCACTAATATTCTCTTTAAAATCAACCCAAAACCCTGTGTCTTTGTAAATCCTTAGGACGGTATCATTGTCGCTATCCCTATAAATAGGCCTTGTTCTATATTCTCTACCATAATCCTTTAAAGAATATCCAATGTTAGTTAATATTTGATGAATATTGTTTACGATTTGTTCCATTCTAATGCCTTCGAAATAATTGGAAATTCTTTTACAAAAATTTTTTTACATTGTTCAGCTATAAGCCTATGCTCTTTTTGAGTATTTTGTTCTGTTCTAAGCTCTATATAATGAATCCAAGACCTTAAATTACCTTTCATATACATTGTAGTCTGCGTACTGAGCGGAAGGACCATCCTTGCTACTTCTTTCGCCAATCCATTTTCTATCATTGTTTGATAGCAGTAATCTGTTAGCGCCATTGTCTCTGCTATTAAATTTGTAATTGAATCATAAGCTGGACTGTTTTTAGGCAACAATTTCTCTCCAACTTGCCTGTTTTTGTCTCCTTGTAGTCTTAATTCTATATCTTCGTATTCTGTAGCTAGGCTATATCTTAAGCTAAACTCCTGAAAAGAAAATGACTTATGTCTCAAAATCTGCGCCGCAATAGCTCTGCTGGTTTTTATTTCTAAAGTCATATCGACCATTTCTAACGGAGACCAATGCTTGTGCTTAATTAAAAAGCTTAAAAGCTTTGGAGCGGTTTCGGTATTCATTTGGTTCGAAGGATTGCTCACTCTTGCGCAATATGCGACTAAATCTTCTGCTCTAGAAACGCCTTCTATGTTTGGATGTGTACAAGATATTAGTTTCACATTCATAAAATTTCTCCGTCATTTTCATTTCTATCGTTTAATTCGTATTGCTCTCTTTGCCTCTGAACAACCGTGTGTAACGATCCTCGTTCTTCTATCTTAAAATTTCTTACATTATAATTAAGATAATTTTGAGCCCAAACTTCTTTTCCAGATGCGTCTAGCCTCCTAACTAAGTCTTGATGTCCGGCGGCTTCTTTTCCCTGGAACCTTGTTTTGGTTGGTATTAATTTATGCGTACCAAATTGCTGCCCATCAAGGGCTAATTCGTCTACGGTTTTTCTTCTAAAGATTGCTACAAAAGAAGCAAACCATTGAAGCCTATCAGACAAAGCGATAACTGAACTATCGTCTACAACGGTGGAGGCGTTTCTATTAAAGTTTTCTCCAGATCTGTTTAATTGCATGGCGGTAACAATAGGGCAATTTATTTCTTCTGAAATTCTTTTTAATTTATCTATTTTTTGACCGATAGCTTGATGTTCGGCCCAGTTTTGAGATACTTTTTCACCTGTAAGCTTAACATAATCATAAGCGATTAATGCTTGATGTCTTCTTCCGACTTTTGAAAGATACCATCTACGAATTATTGAGCATATTTGATCTATATTTTTATTGCCAACGTGAAAATGATAATATTCTTGGTTCTTTACTAGGCCCCAAGCGGATCTTACTTTCACTACCATCTCCTCATTTTTTCTCCAGTTTCCTGTTTCTAAATACCACATGGGTACATCAGTCATAGAGGAAACCATCCTTAGCTGTATATCTAAAGTTTGCATTTCTGTATCTAAAATTAAAGTTTTAGTTTTATTTTTAGGGTTTTTACTTACATTAAAGCACATATCATTAATCCAAGTAGACTTTCCTTGACCTGGTCTACTAACTATTGCATATATATTTGAATTTTTTAAACCGCCATATAGTCTATTGAACTCGGGATATGGAGTGACAAGGCCGACTTCTTCTTTTGGGGAATTGCCTATTTCTTCGATGACATCAGATATTTTTTCGAAAAGATTTACGGGTTCATCGTTTGATTGATAAAAAGATATCTTATCGTTATATATTGCGTCTGCCTCAGCAATTATTTTGTCTACGGCTTCTTCTCCATTTTTTGTAACAAAATTTTTTAATTTATCCGCTGTAAAGGCTATTTCTCTTCTTATTCTTAATTTAACTAACTCCTTACAAGCCGCCATTGTAGCTTCTTCGGTTATCTGAGAAAATGTCAAATTATCTATATAATCATAAATATTAATATCGTCTTTAAAAGATATGCCTAAATTTTTTATTTTTTCTGCAAGTAATACCTTATCTACTTTTTCGCCTTTATATTTTGTATTTTTAAATACGGCATATATGGTAGAATGCGCTTCATGATAAAAATCATCTTCTGAAAGAAAAATATCTATATCTGGAAATAAATTTTGATATTTTAATATTCCAGATAATACATGCCGCTCAATCTGCAGTGAGTATATCATCCTTATTTATGATAATCTTTTATATTCCAAAAGTCAAGCAAACTTATTCTTCGTCTTCTTCTGATTCTTTTCTTTCTTTATTTTTTGTTTGTTCATTAATCGCATCAGCTGTAGCTTCTGCGTTCATTTGGTCTACTGTACTTATCCATGATCCGACGTAATAAAGCAGTGCCATGGCGTTCATTTGATTATCAAATTTTGTAAAAACCTGAGGGTCTCCTTTTGAATTAAAATTAAATAAGATATATCCACCAAAACTGCATTCATCTAATTGTTTTAATAACGATTCTGGAAAATTAAATTTCTTTTTATTTGTCACTAAAACAGTTTACACTTAAATAATATTTATCTGGCATTTTTCTTCTATATATTTAGGCGATATATTTTTTAAATCTTCTTCGTATAATTCTAAAAATTTAAAATTATTCATTTTAATCCATTCTTGTTTTTTTACGTCTCTTTTAATACTCTCTAAATATTTTAACCTAGATTTATTATGAAAAAATTCATTAAAGGATTCGTGCTGATCCCCTTGTATCTCAACAGCGATTTTTTTTGTTGCATTTAAAAAATCTATCTTTAGCATTGTTCCATACACAGGAAATTCTTCATATACTATATGGTTCTGCCATAAAGGATAAAAAAATTGTTTAAATTGAAATTGTAATTTGCTGCGGCTTTTGCCTTCCCAGTTTATTAAATTTTTTCTTACATTTTTATTAACGAGTTTCCCGTTAATATTTAAAAGTCTCATGATGCAAGGGTATTAATAAGCTTATTGTAAAAATAATTAGTGATATCTTTATTTTCTTCTAAATAAGATCTTAAGTTGTCTATCCCTTGGTGCTGTTTTTTAAGCTCTATATTTGATTTTTTTAATTCTTCAATAACTTCGTCGGAAAAAGTAACCCAAGCTCCTTTTGCGGTGGCAAACTCCCACGCTAAAATCTGATCAATAACTTCATATTCTTTCCAAATAGATCCGCCATCTTTTCTTCCGTATTTAATAGGATATTGGACCTTAGAATTTGTGGTTTCATTAGTCGATTTTTTGATTGTAATTTTAACGCTATGTCCTACAATTTTATTTTTTAAAGGATCATACTTTTCGTTAGGTTTTTCTAAGATCAAGTCTTTATTATATCTCGGTTCAAACTCTAATATCCAATTAGCAAAATGGAGTAGAGCGTTGCCTCCTGTCGCAGAAGTTTGCCTAACCTCTTTATTCGCCGCATATGGATCTAATTTTATGTCTGACCTAACTTGGCTTATAAAAATTGCCATATGACCCCGTTTTGATAATGCTAATGATATTTTCTTCATCAACATTGAGGATATAACCGCCCCACCAGCTACTTTTGTTGCTTCGCTTAAAGTCTTTTGACTATCTCCTTTAGTCATCAATCCGTCAACCGAATCTAATATAAAAATATATCTTTTATTTTCGTCATTATTTTGTATTAAGTCTTTCATTAATTCAGATACTGTTTCAAAAATATTGCACTCAAATACGAAGCAAGTTCCATCTGTCCATTCTTCTGGATTTGTTATAAATTTAATCCCAGACCTCTCTTGTATTTCTTTGCTTAATCTGCCTTCGGCTTTAAATAAAAAGGCTCTAGAATTATCTACGGTTTTAAGAAAGTTCCTAGTCACTTCTAGTGCTTCGCTTGTTTTACCGCCTTCGTTCATGCCAAGAAACCTATGTAGCCCTGGGCTAAGTCCGCCTCCTGTAGCTATGTCTAAATTTAAACTTCCTGTAGAAACTTTATAATAAATTTCTTCTTCAAAATTATAGTGATCTTCTTTATTTTCTTTTAAAAAAGACAATAGTCTTGAGTTGGTAGATACCCCGCTAACTACTGCTGTATTTTCTTCTTTTGGTTTTCTTCCCATAATCTTATAAATTCTATAAGGCTTTTAGGCTTTTGGCAAGTATTTTTATCTTCCCCAATCTTTTCTTCTTTTAACTCTATATTTAAAATATGAAAGGTTTCTTTTAAGGATTGTAATTTAACTTCAAAGTCAAGGAAATTTTTACCATTATCAGTCAAAAACCACGCTAAACTAGGTAGTTTAATGTCTTTACAATTCTTCCAGAAGTTATATTCAGTATATTTATCTGTTAATTTTTGGGCTATTTTTATTTCTCTTGGCCAATTTATATTTTCTTTTACATATTTACTTACTATAAATTGACAAAGCCTATGATCATCTCTCACCTAATAATTTAAAACTAAATTTATAAATTTGTCAATTTTTATATTTAGTCTATTTAAAATTTCTTTTATTATTCTAGGTCTTTTAATACCATTCTTTGCGCTAGCTTTTCAAAAGAATTTTTTGGACTCCAATTCAACTCTTCTCTAGCCTCTTTAGAGTCTCCTAATAAAAGATCGACTTCTGCTGGCCTATAAAATTCATTTTTTGTCTGAACTAGAACTTTTGATTTGACGTACCCCTCAATTACTAAATAATCTGGCAGTACTAGCTCTAAACTTTTTCCTTCTCCTCTCCAAATGGTTTCTTTTATTCCAGCAAAACTAAAAGATTTTGTTACAAATTCTTTTACAGAGTGTGTTTCTCCCGAAGATAAAATATATTCTTTCGGTTCTTTTTGGTTTAGCATGAGCCAAATGCCTTCAATAAAATCTTCCGCATGGCTCCAATCTCTTTTGGCTTCTAGATTTCCTAAATATATTGGATCAAATTCTTTCTTTTCGCTTATCGCTTTGGCTATTCTTGCTGCGCCTTTAGTGATCTTTCTCGTCACAAATTCTTCCCCTCTTCTTTCGCTTTCGTGATTATACAATATCGAATGAATTGCAAAAAGATTATACGACTCTCTATACACTTTTGTTATATGTCTAGCTGAAGCTTTTGCTGCTCCATATGGACTTCTCGGTCTAATTGGGTGTTTTAAGTCTTGAGGCGAATATAAAACATTGCCCATTTCTTCGCTAGATCCAGCGGAATAAAATCTACATTGGGGCGAATATTTTCTTATAGCTTCTAGGCATCTTAACGTTCCTAAAGCTACAGTATCAAATGTTTGTAATGGTATATGCCAACTCGAACCCACAAAAGATTGCGCAGCAAAATTAATAAAATAATCTGGTTCTATTTCTTTAACAATTTCATCGATAGAATTGCTATCAGATAAATCTCCAATTATAGTTTTAAATCTAGGATTATTTATGTGCTGTTCTATATTTTTAAAATTAGGGTTAGAAGATCTTCTGCGCATACCATAAATAAGCATATCAGTATTTTTTATTAAAAAATCTACCATGTAGGAGCCATCTTGGCCCGTAACTCCAGTAACTATACATTTTTTCATTTTAAATTTTCAAAATATTTTATAATTGCTTTTCTGCCAGTATCGTTTGGTTGGTCGTGTTCGTTAAAAATTTGACCGACAAATTGATAATTTATTCTTAAAGTTGGAAAAGGTTTTTTTTCAAAAAATTCATCATGAACAAGACTATTATTTCTAATCCTTGGATACAAGATCTGTTCAAAAAATAAATAATCTGTACCATAATTATTTTCAAATTTGCCAATATCTATTGAGTTTTTTATAGTTTTGAATCCTTCTTTTTTTGAACCAAACATTCCTCCTAGTATGGGAAATCCATGATAAGGATGGTCTCTCATTATATGATAAATCTTGTCGCTTGATTCCCACTCTTTTACGGCTCGCATTTCTCTTGCGTCTAACCTTGAGTCGGCATCTCGACTTATAAAAATGTCTACTTCTTGGTCTTTAACGACTAAGTATCTCCACATCATTGCTCGCCAATCTTCTGATTCTTCCATTATAATAACTTCCGCATTTTCATTCCTTACTTGTTTAATAATCTCTTCGTTTACGTTTTTATGTATATAAAATCTAGCTATCCACTCTGGATATATTTCCTTGGCTAATTTCGCGTTTTTTACTGCTCCTACACAGTATCTAGGCTTATCGCCCCAAAGAGAAAATGATATTATTTTTTTTCCCATATATAAAGATTATATGGATTTTTTATAAAATGCATACTTTTTTCTCATAGACTTCACTTCGTTTATAAGCTCTTCCATTCTTTCTTGATCAGTAGAATTTCCTTTCGGATTCAGATAATATAATCCAACGGGATGATTTACTAGTTTTATTTTAGCTCCACCTACGCAAGCTTTAAGCCACATATCTCCATCAGAACATGCTTTGTATGTTTCATCAAAATATCCATATTTATCATGTATAGATTTTTTCCATAAAGGCATACAATGTGGGGAATTATTTGCAATAAGATTCTCAAAACTATGAGGTAAAAAAGGGTAAACTTCTTTGAATTGATTATCGGAATATTTCTCGTTTGGTTTTCTAGATATATAAGTTATTCCATAAGCTACATCTAAATCCGTATCTTTTTCAAAAGCTTTATATAGAATTTCAAAACCTTCTTTTGATCTTCTATCGTCTGTATTCCAATTTGATATAAGATTTGCGTTGCATTTTTTTATAGCGTAATTCCATCCGGCAAATAAACCAGGATCTTTATCTAACTTATAATACAATATATTTGAATATTTTTTTGTTAAAGGAATAATATATTTTTTTTCGTTTTGAGCGGAATTACAATCCAGAAAAACAAACTCTATTTCTTTGAACATAGTCTGTTCAAGCACGTTTTCTAAATATCCTTCTATAAAAAACTCATTATTATAAAAAGAACAAAAGCTAGATATTTTATACTGGGGCATTTTCTACCTGTTTTTTAATCCATTGGTATGTTTTAGATAAACCATCTTCTAATTTTTGATTTGGTGCCCAATTCAATTTTTCTTTAATTAATTTATTATCAGAATTTCTTCCTCTTACTCCTAATGGACCATCTATATGATTTAAACTAATTTTTTTATTTGCTATAGATATTATTTTTTGCGCTAGATCATTTATGGTAACCATTTCATCAGAACCAATATTAATTGGATAGATATAATTTGAATTCATTAATCTTTCTACTGCTTCTAAGCATTCGTCTATATATAAGAATGATCTGGTTTGCTTTCCATCTCCCCAAATCTCTATACTTCCGCCGTCTTTAGCTTCTACTATTTTTCTGCATAACGCTGCGGGAGCTTTTTCTTTTCCTCCTTTATATGTTCCTTGTGGGCCAAATATATTATGGAATCTTCCTATTCTTATATCTAAGCCGTGATTACGATTGTAAGATAAATACAACCTTTCAGAAAACAACTTCTCCCATCCGTATTCACTATCTGGGGCAGCGGGATACGCAGACTCCTCTGAGCAGTTTGGGTTATTTGGATCTAATTGATTATGTTCTGGATAAATACAAGCCGAAGAACTAAAAAAAACTTTTTTAACTTTTTTAATAACAGATTCTTTAGCGGTATTTAAATTAATCAGCGCAGAATTTGTCATTACATTTGCATCATTAAGTTTTGAAAATATATATCCAGCTCCACCCATATCTGCTGCTAATTGATATAACTCATCTATCTCCTCTCTGATGCAAAATTTGACAAATGAATATTCTGTTAAATCACCTATTAAAAATTCATCTGCTTTTGTGCTTTCGAATTCTGAATATTTTTTATCTGCACCAATAACATAGTAATTTTTATTTTTTAAATATTTAACTAAATTAGTACCAATAAATCCTCCGGCCCCAAAAACTAAAGCTTTTTTATTTGTCATAAATTATTATATAAAAAACACCAAGAACCTATAATGTTTCTTTTGTTACTTCGCCTCCATAATCTAAATGTAACTCTTGTTGAGGCAGTCCTAATAAAATTTGATCTCTATATTTATAAATTAAAGGGTAAAAAAAATCTGCGTGCAGCTCTTCCCATCCTAAAGGATAGAAATAATCCTCTCTAAAAAAGCTTTGTCCTTTTGGTCCAAAGTCAGCTATTGTTCCATTCCTGCCGTATTCAGAGAGTTTTCTATCCCTATTGTATTGAGCGGGATATTTTTTTAAATTTTCTAAGATACTGTCCATAATCATTTGAGTGGTTTTATACCATTCTAATGTAAAGCTTGTGTTTTTCTTAAAAATAAAGACATTTTTTGCTGTTAATTTGTGAAGGTTTTTGTTTAAAAATTGATTTAGATTTGGATTATTAATATACGATCCATGTACTGCTGAAGAAGTAATACCTATCTTGTCTGAATGTCTTTCTAATTTTTCAAAAGATTCAGCCCAAGAATACTTTAATTGCTTAATATCACAATGTCCTCCCCCATAAAAATGCATAAAATAAGATCTTAAATAATCTGATTTATGTACTGCAGAAAGATATTGAAAGCCTTCGTGCAGAGGATGGTCTTTTAAAATATACTTATTTAAATTATCTAACGTAATTAATTCAACTTCCACTCCAGAGTTTTTAACAATAGATTCGTATCCAATTTTTCTAATTGGATTCATTTCTGTTTTGTTAAGCCACCAACAGTATATCTTTTTATTGACCCTAGGAAAAAATACAAAATTAATATTGTTAAACTTATCATTAAAAAGCTTTTCTGTTCTTTCTTTATAATCAAAAAATTTACTACCATGCTCTTCTCTGATATCCCAATGATTATGCCAATGCCAAGTAAAAACTGTAGGATTTATAAATTTATTTTTATTTTTTTTAAAATTATTAGTAAAGCTAAAACCTTCTGGATGAAGCGCTCCGTTTACAAAATCTTCATCGAACCATATTGTAGGAAATATAGAATATTCTTTAAAATTATTTCGCGTCTTTAATAATAAAAATCTTCCTAAATCTTCTGCGTTTGGACGAATGATTTCTAAATTTTTAATATTATAAAGTAATTTATTAAAAAAAATGCTATTTTTATCCATACCCATTACCCCTATCCATTGATGAATTTCTGGTGGAGTGCCGCCGTAATAAGAAAATTCATAATCAGACAAGGGGGATAAATCTTTTAATATAAAATTGTCTAAGTCTATATATATGCCTCCATATAAACCAAGACATAATATTCTAAAAATATCGCTAGTTAACCATCCAAAATCTTTTTCTAATGGCTCTAAAAGTTTTTCTAATCCAAAATATCTCAATTGTTTTTCCATATCCCATATTTCAAAATCGATATATTTTAAAAGAGGCTTTAAATGTTCGTTTTTAGTTATGTCTTTGTCTGACCACAACTTTATTTTACATTTAGAAAGATTTTGGCTAATGATTGCACTTTTCAAAGATAAAGCGTGCTTTTTATTGAATTCTATATTAAAGTTTTTCCAGTAAAAATGAAGACTAAATTCTTTACTTATCTCTTGAATTGAACCAATTGAATTCGTAAGTTTTAAATGATCTTTATAATTCCTAGGATGATAAAAATCTAAATGATTTTCTGGATTTAAAAAGAAAATTTTTCTCATTAAGATACTGCGCTTAAAAAATTATAAGGATGTTTTATAATTTTTTGATAAGTTGATAAAACCGTTACATCTTCTTCAAAAATCCATCTATGTAAAAATCCATCAGCATTACAATAAAAAGTAAAAGTTTTAAGTAACTTTTTTACTCCATTTTTAGTTATAATATATCCGTATGCGCCATTAAACATCTGGCTCCATAATCCCTTCTTTTTATCTATTTCAATTTTATAGTAAAACTCGTTTATTTGTTTTTTTACAATATGTTCTTGTCTGTCATTTAAATAACATATATCAAAAGAATCAAAATCTGGAATATTATTTATAATATCTATAACTTCGTTCTCATTCTCTTCTAAAAAAATATCGTCTTCTATAATTAAAAATGATTTTTTATTAGATCGTTCTAAAATTTTCCAAGTAAGAAAATGAGATAGCATACAAGCCATTTCTCCTTTAGAAATGTGTCTACCGTGTTTCTCTATAGCTTTTTTTGAGTCATAAATTATTTGAGCATTATTAAAATTAACTATTTTATTGCCTAGAATATCTGCGCTAACGCTTAAATTTGCTTTGTCTACTGCGTGGATCGTGTTGAATTCTAAATTAATTTTTTCAAATTTATTTTTTAAAACTTTAACATTCTCTACTCTTTCTTTAATTGATCTTAATGTTATTGCCGCGACCTGCATATCATTTTTTATTCTGTTATTGATATGAGGATAAAATCTTCTAAGATGATTATTCATATCTTTCTCCCATCCCCAAACGTGAGGGAGTGGTTTAATTTTTCTATGAATTCTACTGTAATAGTAGAATAAATTAGTTAGCAGTGCTTGATCATGTCTATGATCTTTAAATTGTTTAAAATTTTCCAACCCAGATTGATTTGGTTCATCTGTAATAATTTCTTTTTTATGAAAAGCATAGTAACGCCAGTTATTAACAAAATCCCAAACAAGACTATTTTTTTCCCATATGCTCCATGTTGCGCATACTTGTGGTAGGTTCCAGTAAAATTCCTCATCACATTTCATATAATAAAATGCATCTCTTTTGCAGTATTCTATATGCTTAAATGGACTAGTAGGCACGCCTATACCAGCATATTTTTCTATTACCTCTTCTACCAATGGTTTTATATTATATTTTATATTATATAGATAGGGCTCTCTCCCTGCGTCATGATACAAGACTACGTCTTTATCTTTAATTCTAGCCAAGCTTTCTCTTATAACTATTGGTTTCCATGCCCAATATCCATATCCTCTTTTATGTTTATATTTTTCAAAATATTCTTCTTGCTCTTTTTTAAGCGGCAAATTCTCTTCAGTATAAAGAAATACGTCTTTAATACCTATACTCTTATAGGTATTAATAAAATTATCTAAGTTCTTTTTATATTCTGATCCTAAATAAGTGTTATAGAATAATGCTAGATAAATATCCATTTTTTTATTATTATATAATTGTATTATATACCTGTATAGTGTAAAACTCTAATAAGCTTTATATGGAAAACAAAATTGATCTATCTAGAAAAATAAAACCCGCACAAGACTTAAAAAGAGATCCTTGTTGGGCTAAATATGAAGAGCAATATTTAAGGCTACAATTTAACCATAAATATATTGATTCTCTTGACCCTTTGCCTTTTCCGCATAGCGGAGGTTGTCCATTAGATTATTTCTATGTATATAATTTACAATCCGTTTTTGCGAGAACTAATAACAATGAAAGTAGTTTTAATATAACAAATTCTTCTTCTTTGGGCGTAGATAATATTTATGGATATTTTAATTCTAATTCAATTCGAATTGTTTCTTCTCCGCCAAATATACAAATTGGAAATAATATTAGAATTGCTCCAGATGATATTAATAAAATAGGAAAATTAGCTAAATTTTTGCCAGTAGGATATTTGCCCAATTGTTTAGACAAAGAATCTAAAAAAATATTTTTTCAATTTGGAGATAGGTTCTGCGAACAATGTGAAGACCGTCCATATATTTTAAGTACAAAACCAATGAATGCGCTTTGTTGTTGCCCTCCCGCAGGCTCTACTGGCGCTACTGGTGCAACAGGCGCTACTGGTGCAACAGGCGCTACTGGTGCAACAGGCGCTACTGGTGCAGCAGGACTACCTGGAGCTAATGGAAAGAATGTTATTGGTCCTCAAGGACCTAGCGGAGATTTAGGTCCTCAAGGTTCAACCGGCGCAACTGGCGCGACTGGCGCAACAGGAGATCCTGGTTTTCAAGGTTCAACCGGCGCAACTGGCGCGACTGGCGCAACAGGAGATCCTGGTTTTCAAGGTTCAACCGGCGCAACTGGCGCGACAGGGGGAATTGGAGGAACAGGAGCAACCGGAGGTATCTGTCCATGCCCTGGACCCATTGGCGCAACTGGAGAAATTGGTCCTCAAGGACCAAAAGGCAGTACAGGCGCTACCGGAGCGACAGGCGAACTTGGTCCTCAAGGGCCTCAGTGTCAATGTCCAGGGCCGCAAGGGGCAACAGGCGCAACAGGAGACCAAGGCGCAAAAGGATCAACTGGTGCAACAGGCGCTACTGGTGCAACGGGTGCTACTGGAGATATTGGATCAACTGGTGCAACAGGCGCTACTGGTGCAACGGGTGCTACTGGAGATATTGGATCAACTGGTGCAACGGGTGCTACTGGAGGTATTGGATCAACTGGTGCAACGGGTGCTACTGGAGGTATTGGATCAACTGGTGCAACGGGTGCTACTGGAGCTACAGGAGATCAGGGTGCTACTGGTGCAACGGGTGCTACTGGAGCTACAGGAGATCAGGGTGCTACTGGAGCTACAGGAGATCAGGGTGCTACTGGTGCAACGGGTGCTACTGGAGCTACAGGAGATCAGGGTGCTACTGGTGCAACGGGTGCTACTGGAGCTACAGGAGACACTATTATTGGACCCAAAGGATCAACTGGTGCCACTGGAGCTATTGGAGCAAAAGGAGGTACTGGAGCCATAGGAGACACTATTATTGGACCCAAAGGATCAACTGGTGCCACTGGAGCTATTGGAGCTACTGGTGACAAAGGGTCAACTGGCGCAACCGGTGACAAAGGTTTAGATGGAATAGCCCTTATAGGAGGTACTGGTGCAACAGGTGCTACTGGACCAAAAGGAGCTACTGGAGATGTTGGCAACCAAGGAGGAACTGGAGCAAGTGGAGACCTTGGGGATACTGGAAACAGAGGGGCCACTGGTTCCGTGCCGACTATTCCTACTTTTAACATCGGCGGAGCAGAATATGCAATGATAGAAACTCCTCGATTTTGTTTAAATAACCAAAAAATGAGAAGAAAAATCTTAATGAAAACAGAAAACATTCTGCTCCCTAACTGGTGCAATCTAGTGTATTTTGGAAATGGTATGCCTATAGTAGGATATATAGTAATGTATCCTTGGGGTATTCGCAATTGTCTTGGAAAAAAGATTTTAAAATATAATATATATAATAATCTTGATAGTGTTTCCACTTCAAATACAACTACTGGTTGCGACGATCAAGTATCAAGTGGAATCTGTAATTGCGTAAGAAATGTTCCTTGCTTTACTTCTGCTTGCGGAGGATATAATCTAGCTAACTCTAAGTATCCAGGAGATACAGCTTTAAATAAGGGTAGTATGTGGCCAAACGTTTTTAACACATTTCAAGTCTATATAGATACACCATATTCAAATTGTACTCAATTTGATAGAGCAAAATATGATTCACTTCTAAATAAAGGATGGGAAAGATTTCTTAGGAACAGATCATTAAAACACTTTGGCACGACTAACCCAACCGATTCTCAAATATGGAAAATAATAAAAAGAGAGATTCTTGGCGGAAGCAGCTACCCTATCCCAGAAGATGTATCTCCTAGCGGTTTTGGAATTAATCATGCAGGTAATATGGCAGGAATGAGTATAGATGTTGCTCGACCATTAGCCAAGGGGTTCACTACAACAGATATTCCTGCTAACGTACCCACTGAAGATGGAAGTTTTACCCCCGAAAATATGAATCTAACCTCTGCGAATAAAATAGTATTTTGGCCAGAAAGTAGAGAATTTCAAGGATCCAACGAAAGCGTAAGCCCATGGACTACTACTGACATATATTATGATGACGATATTTATGTAGCGGCTTTTAATGGTTATTTAAGGGTTCAAAGATGGGACGAAATGATTTCTGAGAATTGGAGATGCGACGCAGATGCGCCTGTTGCAAAAAGAATACATATGGGCCCTTGCACAGATGCTGGTAAAGGAAATCCGGCTGTGGTATTAACTACTCTAAATGGTTGTTGTATAGACGATGTTGCAAATTGCGGGGGAGATATGCATATGGGAACTACCGCAAAAAATAGCGTTAACGGATGGCCTACCGTTAATATTTATAAAGAAACTTGTTCAAGTGGAACAAAGAAAACTTTCGGGGTCAGTAGCGAGAATGATATATTCACAGGAGATTTAGATTGCGTAGAATCTTTTACGAGAAATAATGGGGGTGATATTGCAACTAGCTGGTTTTTATATCCTTACGCTGCAAAAGAACCATTTTTTCACACTTGGGATCCTAGATGGGGAGATAAAAAACATGCACAATTTTGTCATCGCCTACATACGCCTACTCCAGGAAGGATTCAAAGCGGTACACCTATACATCTATGCTATGATCCGAATACGGCTCGAAATGTTGAATGTAGAAACCCAAGAACAAACGCCTTCTGGGAAGGTATACCAAACACTCCGGGGACAAATTTTAATACATATGGTTGGGTTTATGGGGCGCCTGTCGGAAGAGATGATTATCAAGGGGGAAGTCCAGGGACAGGCACAGCTATCGACAGGTGTTACCCAGAATTCGTTGACTTACCTTCTAATCAATACGTATGGCCTATTACTACCCCTGGATCACCGCTTACTGTTCCAAAAACATATCCTAGTTTTTGTTACTGGTATCAGTTCAGCGGTGATGCCGATGAGTACGCGTACTATACTGAGTGCTATGAAGGCGGCTGTGGATGCCGTGCTCAAAATAGATATAGAGATTTTGTTTTCGCTATTAATTTTCACATAAGTAAATTTAGCCAAATATTTCCTTGGCTTAATTAATTAGAATATCTGATCTGTCATACATCCAATGTGGAGAATTTCCTTCTATAAAATCTACTTCTATTTCTTGCACAGCATCTCTTCCGTAGATTATCTGCTTATCTAATACTGGACTATATACTTTTGCGGTTGGGGAAAGGAAAGCGGCCCACCAACTAAAAGACGAATTCGCTCTGAATATTGTTCTAGCAAAATATAACTTAAGAAAATCTTCTAACCAATCAAATATTATTCCTTTAACGTAATTTGATCCAATTGGATATGTCCATCCTGCTCGAATTTTAGAATTATCTCTTTCTTTGTGCCATTTTTTAATATAATCATCTGATATCCATAATATCTCATTTTTATTATAACCAAACTTTTCGAACGCGCGATAATAAGAGTCCATAGAGACAACGGAATAGCCTTGAATGTTTGATTTATTGTAATCAATATTAGATATATCGTCCCTTCTTAAGTGGGCTATATTATAAGTTCCTTGAACGTCTTCGTATCTTTTATATATATCTAATTTTTTTACATTATCATTAAACTCAAAAATATCTAATAAATATTTTTTTTCCATTTTAGAAAAGACAGACCCATGATAGGCACAAACGCTATCAAAATAAATTGAGTGAGAAAAATTTTTATAATTTTCATTTGGGTCATCTACATTAATATATTTAGCGTCCGGATAAAATTTACGCATAGCATGCCCTCTGAACTTTAAATTATCATATTCTGGTGTGCTTTGATTGATATGAAGTCTAAGGTCATCATTTGGGCAAAGCTTATGAACTTGATTTTTGAAAAGCCTTGATCCCTCCCAATTGCTAGGAAGCCAAAATTGAAAATCTTTATTTATATTTTGAAAAGTAGCCCCGTATGCATATTGATGCATCCTATTCCCAAACCTACCATTCCAATGACACAATAAGATAAATTTTTCCATTTTTAATATTATAAAATAATATTATTTAAAAGTCAAAATATTTATACAAAAAAACTTTACATTTTAAATAAAACTTTGTATTATATACTAAATAATAAAAACATAGCGAACAATCGTAATCGCAAAAGGTTTGTCGTACTCCTTGTCAAACGGCGGTTTTTATACCTATGATGGCTCTGCTTCTCGCAAGCTTTGCAACCATTAAACCAATAATAAAACATTGGGAAAGTAGTTATGGGAATCAACGCGATCAAGATGAGCGAAACTACCCGCAAAATGCGTTGATAAAGAAAGTGGCAACACTCTCTAGGACTCAAGGGAAAAAGTTTGGTATAAATGCCATCCAACCCCCTCTAAAGGGAAAAGCTTGCGCTTTAGGATCTCAGGGAAAAAGTTTAAATTTATCTTACGAGATACACTAAATATATCTATATGTATAAAATGTTAGTAACTTATTTAAATAAACTATTCTTAGAACAAAAACTAATGTAATATATTTTTAACTTTGTATGAAGGATATTAATGTAAAAAAAAGAAGTGGATCTTCAGAAAAATTCAATATAGAAAAAATTCATAGAGTCATTGAATGGGCAACTAAAGATTTATCTAATGTAAGCTTAACCGATATTGAAATTAACGCTAAAATTAATATTAACGAAGGTATCTCTACTAAAGAAATTCATAAATTACTAATTGATTCTGCTGCGAATCTAATATCCGTAGAGAGACCTAATTACCAATATGTAGCTGGTAGGCTTTTAAATTATCAACTTAGAAAAGATGTTTGGAAGGGTAAGCATGCTCCAAGACTATTAGAGTTTCTTAATCAAGGATTAAAAAATAAAATATATGATCCTATCATATTAGAAAAATATACAGAAGATGAAATTAATAAAATTGGTGAATTCATAGATCACGAAAGAGATTATAATTTTACATATGCTGGCATAAAACAATTATGTGATAAATATTTAATTAAAAATAGAACAAATGGTAACATATTCGAAACTCCACAATTCACTTATATTTTAATAGCAGTTTACGGGTTTATAAATTATCCTAAAGACATAAGGCTCTCTTATATAAGAAAATTTTATGATGCAATAAGTAAACATAAAATCAATCTTCCAACCCCTGTTATGGCTGGAGTAAGAACTCCTAGCAAAAATTATGCAAGTTGTTGCTTAATTGGAGTTAACGATACGCGAGAAAGCATCACCGCAAGTGCTACAGCTGTTAGTATGGCTACTGCAAATAGATGCGGAATTGGAATTGATGTTAGTAAAATTAGAGCCATCGGTTCTCCTATAAAAAATGGAGAAGTAGTTCATACTGGTCTTATCCCGTTTTTAAAAATATATGAAAGTAGCGTAAAAGCTTGGCAGCAGAATGGCCTTAGAGGTGGTAGTGCCACATGCAATATTCAATGGTGGCATTACGAAATAGAAGACATTGTTGTATTAAAAAATAACGCTGGAACAGATGATAATCGTGTTCGTAAATTAGATTATACGGTTGGTATGAGTAAATTATTTTATGATAGAGTGCTAAAAGATGAAGAAATAACATTATTTAATACAGTAGAAGTTCCAGAATTATATGAGGCGTGGGGCACAAAAGATTTTGATAAAATTTATAAAGAATGTGAATCTAAAAAATTAAAAATTAAAAAGAAAATATCTGCTCGCAAACTATTTTCTCTTATCATTAAAGAAAGAGTTGAAACAGGCAGAATATATATTCTTAATGTCGATCATGCTAATACTCATGGAGCTTGGTTAGATAAGATAACAATGAGTAATCTTTGCACGGAGGTTATACATCCAACAGTGCCTTTAAATGATTACCACGATAAAGAAGCTGAAATTGGTATGTGTATTTTATCAGCCGTTAATATGTTAGAAATAAAAAATTGGCAAGACTTAGAGAAGACTTGTGATCTTACAGTTAGATTTCTTGATGAAATTATTGAATTACAAGATTACTTCAATATTGCTGCTGAAAATTTTGCTAAAAAAAGAAGAAGCCTGGGAATAGGCATAACAAATCTAGCTGCTTACTTAGCGAAAAATGATCTTAAATATTCTTCTGATAAAACATTAATAGTATTAGATGAATGGATGGAGCATTTTCAATATTATCTTTTAAAATCAAGTCTACAATTAGCTAAAGAAAAAGGTAAATGCGATAAATTTGATAGAACCAAATACTCTAAAGGGCTATTACCAATAGATACCTATAAAGAAAAAGTAGATGAAATTTGTAAAAGAAAATTGAATTTAAATTGGGAAGAGTTAAGAGAAGATATAAAAAAATACGGTCTAAGACATTCTACGCTATCTTCTTGTATGCCTTGCGAGAGCAGTTCTGTTATTCAATCTTCTACAAATGGAGTAGAACCCATTCGAAGTTTAATAACTTATAAAATGAGCAAAATGGGCAAGCTTCCAGTACTAGTTCCTGGAGTAGGAAAGTATGATTATAATTATGAATTAGCTTATGATTTTAAAGATAATTCTGGATTGTTAAAAGTTAATGCAATTATACAAAAATATATTGACATGGCGATATCAACTAATGTATACTATAATTACTCTCATTATGAAAATAATGTTTTACCAGACGCCAAAGTAATGAAAGAAATAATGTACGCTTATAGTCTAGGATTAATTAGTCTATACTATAATAATAGTGATGACGGAGATAAGGAGCAATTAATAAATCAAAAGGAAGACTGCGACTGCTCTTCCGGTGCGTGTAAATTATAATTCATGAAATCAGTACTGAACGTCAAAAATATCGACCATACTAAACAACCATTATTTTTTGGAGAAGATCTCAATCTCCAAAGATATGACCGTTTCAAATATCCTATATTTTTTGAATTATTTAAAAAACAAGAAGAATTTTTTTGGTGGCCCCACGAAGTGTCTTTGAATAAAGATAGAAGCGATTATAAAGATCTTGCTAGTCAAGAAAGATTTGTTTTTGATACGAATTTAAAATTTCAAACTCTAGGCGATTCTATGCTTTCTAGAAGCATTCATTCTCTGAAAGATTACGTTAGTAATCCAGAACTTGAAATATGTATGAATACTTGGCAAAGGTTTGAAGGGATACATAGTTATTCTTATTCTTATTTATTAAATAATGTGCATCCAGATGCTAGTAAGTTTTTTGATAGCATTATGGAAGACAAAGAAATTACTTCTAGAGCAGAATTAATAAGAAATAATTTTGATAAAATTCTTGGTTCAGATGATAAAAAAGACTTAAAACAAAAAATATTTGATTGTATTCTTTCTGTTAATGTAATGGAGGGCCTTGTATTTTATGTCAGTTTTGCTTGTTCTTTCTATTTTGGATATAGAGGAAAAATGGAAGGCAATGCGAAGATTATTAAATTTATTCAAAGAGACGAGGCTTTGCATTTTGGTATTACTCAAAATCTTCTTAGAATACTAAAAGAAGAAGACAAGGAAGGTTTTACTTCAGTAGTCAAAAAAAGCGAAGATAAAATATATGCATTTTATGAGCAAGCAGCAAGAAACGAAATAGATTGGGCTCAATATTTATTTAAGAATGGATCTTTACTTGGATTAAATGCCGAAGTTTTAGGTGGATATGCAAAGTGGCTATGTGATAATAGACTAAGATCTTTGGGGTATAAGAAAATATTTAATCAGAAAGATAATCCAATATCTGGCTGGATGGATAGTTATATGGACAGCAGCAAAGTACAAACAGCCCCACAAGAAACAGAATTACAATCTTATAAAATAGGCGCAAGAAAAACGGATATTTCTGATAAAGATTTTAACGATTTAAAGCTTTAATTAATCAAAATCGACTTTAACTAAAGCATAACCATTTTCGTCTAAAGGACTTAGAAATTTTCCTATTTTAACTCTACCATCAGTAGCAATTCTTCCGTTATCGCCTACGTAAGCGGCATCTCCAATTTCTGGCAAACCTCCGCCTGACACGTGATTAGAGGTATCGATATCGTTTATTACAATAATACCTCTGGTTAAGATTGGTACAGCATTTACTTTTGGTAGTACTACATTCATTTCTGCTGCTTTTCTTGGATTTAAAATAAGTCTCTCGCCATTTTCATCTTTCTCTCTTACATCGTAAAGAATAATTCCTATAGCAGTAGGAACATCTTCAAATGTAGATACTGGCTCTACTTGACCAGTTAATTGAAATAGATTATTTACTATATTATTAGCTTTCATGCCAGGAGCGTCTTCTGTAAGCTCTAGCGAATTCTTTTCTAATTTTCTTATAGGTTTAACTAAGGTTCCTTTCGCAGCTTCTACTGTACAAGCGAACATATTAATTACGTCGTGTTCGCTATAGTCTCTGAATGGCATTAGATTTGGCATAGTATAATACTTTACACAAAAAAAATAAAAATAGTTATTATTTTTTTATAATTTTGTGTAAAACAAAGTAGTTCTTTATTATCTAAAATGACCATTTTGGGTGAATTCGGTGGAAGTCTTTAAGAGATTATACCGAGCCAAGGCAGCTGGGAAAGATAAGCTGTAAGGTGTAACGACTAGGCGATTGAGTCCCAACAATAATATTGCCCACGAGCGCCCGAACTTGCGAAAGCAAGAAGATATAGTCTGAACTTTGCAGCGATGCAAAGATGCTGAAAGTAAACTTTTCAGCGATAACAAAATGATCGAAGTCATAAGCTGGAGAAAGCTTTGAGAAGATCGAAGCAGCATGCCCATGACGCTCGGGTTAAATGAACAAACAAACAAAATTTAAAAAATTAGGCGTACCTGATTTTGTTGACACAAAAGAATTAATTGTTGATCAGATGGCTTCGATTCATCCTGATTTAAAAGATTCTAAGATAGATATTATTAATGAAGGGACTTTAAGATTTAGCAAACCAGGAATTGTTGTAAGAACTCCTGTTGAAATGAAAAATAATACTTCTATCTATGAAGAATATAAAGTGTCAATGTCTTCTAAAAACTTTTATGTAGAAAAAAATCTTGAAATTCCTCTTTTTGGTCAATTATCTTTTTATAATCCTTCTAAAAAATACTATAGTTTAATAAGTAATAATTACTTTAATCCTTTTCTATCTTATTACAAAGACAAAAAAAACATTAATTTTTCAGGCGCTGATGTAGAAAGCCCATTTGTTAGATTATCTTTTTCTGATTCTCCTCTAACTATTCAAACTCAATCAGATGGATCAACAGGTCAAGCAGAAGTAACAGGTCAAGCAGAAGTACTTTCTTCGAATATTTTGAGTGGTTTTTATAATAAAAAAGGAGTTAACTATCCTATATTTGCTCCTGATCTATCTCAAGAATTCAGAAATAGATTTAATAAAAACTTTTTAGTTTGGAAAAAAAGTAATTTACCAGGAGAAACGCTAAATGTAAATGCTCAAAATTTTTATATATCTTATCCAAACACTGTATCAGTTTGGAATTATAATAGATATAATGTTCCAGTTAAGATTACATCTTTTGCGCATGCAGATAATAGAGAAGATTTAGAAGGTATTTTATTAATTTCAACTGGATTAGGAAATGCGCAAAAAATTTGTTATGTATCTCCTCACAAAGCGATTACTGGTCATTTTAATACTTTAGTTTGGGCTTCAAAGATTAAGAAGACTGTGAGAAATTATAGAGATGGATCTCTTAGACCTCAATCTTTAATTTTAAAAGAAACAATTCCTTCAGGAATTACAGTGAGTGGCATAATTGTTGGATCTGAATATCAAAACAATAAGATATTTCCTAATTCTGGAGTTAGGGTAATACAGAGTGGCGACTTACAGATTAATCAAGTTTATTCTAGAACAGAAGCAATACTAAATGGATTAGTTAGAAAAGATAAGTTTTATCCTCAAGATTGGAATAGACCTTATACACTATCTTTAGGTGATCATTTGAAGCAAGACGTTCCAATTAAAGACACGGCTTTCTATCAAATGTATAAAAATATATATACAGGAAATAAAACATTTAATACAGGAGTTTGGAATGGAATTATACCTTCTGGCGTTCCTTTTCAAATAGAACTTATTCAAAATGTATTTAATAAAAAAGCTGGGACAGAAAATGTCTTATATCCTGTTTATGCTAATTATGGAAATTTTGATCAAAATGATACTCTTATTTATGAGTCTTTGTCCTCTTTTAATGTTGATGAAGAAAAAAATACTATAGCAAAGACAAATGTAAAAGTGACAGATAATAAGACTTTATTTTCTGTTGGTAGAGGTAAGGGAGGCACTTCTGACACTGCAGAAGAAGCAGCAATTACTAGTTTAAAATATATTGTTTTTAATAAATTTTCGAATATTATTAAGAACAATATTCCTTATATTTTATTTTTAAATAGAAAATTAAAGAAATTTTTAAAATTTACTAGAAGATATAGAAATAGATACTTTTTTAATGAAGAAGAAGGGTTTGATATTTACAATTCTTCGGTTGTTGGTGCAGGCGCGGTCATTATAGTTACTAAAAATAATACTAATAATAGGAATTTTACTATAAGCTATAAATCTAATAACGGTCCGCTTAAAGATGCTACTTCAATTAAGTTTTTTGCGTATGCTCGAAATGCGACTGGGTACATTGGAGATATAACTGAAATTACTATGACTTTGGGTACGAACAATACTTTTACCGCTAATTATACTGCGCCTTTAGAATCTACAGCTGTTGAATACTGGTTTAATTCAATTATTAATAATAGCACTGTTTGGGATAGTAATAATAATGCTAATTATCTTTTTTCAATTAATTATACGGGTGGAAGTGGAAGCGATGGAAGTGGCTCAGGGGGGCAGTCTGTTGGAGAGGGCCTTCTATAATGAATACTTTCATATCTAGGCCATGTTTTCCGCCTTCTACTTGCAGAGACAACGTTGGTGGCGGATTCAACGCGTCACCAACCAAACCACCAACCAAACCACCTACAAAACCTCAACCAAATTGCCCTACAGATACAAAGCAATGTATAGATAAATATGGTAAAGTTTTTACTGTAACAAGAGATCCAAATAATAATTGTCAATTTTTTTCATGTAATAATGTTTCTGTCCCTCCTCCACCGACAGGTAATTGCAAACCTGGTTTTACTAAATCTTCTGGGGAATGTTTACAAAATTTTCAATGCTGCTTAGATAGAAATGGCAATTGTCAAAATTGCAGCAGCGGTCAGGAATGTCAGCCTTTTAAATTGCCCTCAGGAGTCTCTGGTGATTCTAATCAAATGTTTAATGGGGTAATACATAGATGGACAGCAATGCAATGCGCTAGCTCTACTTCTCAACCGCCTACTTCTAAACCGCCTATTTGTAATAAAAGAAGCACTTCTTGGAGATATACAGAAGAAACATCTTCATTTACTATTGAGGTAATAGCATTAAGCGCAAAGGCTGTATCTAGGTCTAGATGCGCTAGTTCAAGGGTTCCTAATTCTAGTTGGGCTACAGGAGCATTAGGACCTGACGGAGTGTGCAGATTTGATGGTTGCCATTCGTCTTCTACAGGATCTGCTTGCAGAGATTTTATAAAAAAAGTTTGGAATCAACCTACAGGATCTGGCACAGAAATTTTTAATAACGATTTTTTTGTACAATTGCCATTTAAAAAACAAATGATTTATCCTGTTTCGGGAGCAAGAGCAGAGAATTGTTGCGCAGCAAACGTTGGTTTATCTGGCTGTAAAGACACTAGCAAAGTTACAGGGAAAAAGTTATTAAATCAAAATGTATCTAGCTCAGGGGTTGTTCCTGGGTTTCCTAGACGAGAAAAAATTGTTATACCAGCTTGGGATAAAAAAGTTTATAATTCAGTGGTTATAAATGGAAGAAGATCATACGATGTTTTTTTATATAATATAGAAATTGATTTAACATGGAGACTTATTCATAATAAAAAAGGAACTGTTACAGAATTTATAAATAATAATCACGAATGTTGCGGAAAAGGCGACAATCTTTCTTTTGCTGAAACTCCTAATAGAGAGAATCCTCTCGTTGATCAAATTATTTCTCAGTTAAGTTCTATGGGTGGTTTTCTTTTTGCGATGAGGCTAGCTGCCATCGGAAAAGGCTAGTTTTTTTAAAATTTTAAAGATACAGCTCTTTCAAAGCTTAAATTTTGAGCTATATTTAATAGATCATTAGTATTATCAAAATCTGGAGTAGAAAGATATACTGCTGCATCTGTTGGAGATACAGCGCACGATCCACAATTATGATTTGGATTACTTAGTCGAAGCCACGTACTAGATAATATTAAATTAACATTATATTTTATTGTTATTTCGATTCCATAGTTATATACTATTCCTGAAAAATATCTTTTATCCCAAGCAGAAATAAAAAACGTTTCTGTTTTACTATTTAATTCTCTTGTTTGAGGATTAAAAAAGTTTGAACAAATTACGCTAGATGCACCGACTTTATTAACATTTATACATCCGCTACTTCTAGGGCAAGCTTCCCTTGAGAAAGAGCAACCGTTAATTTTTTCAGTGTTTGGACAATTTTTCCATAAACCGTATGACATTTTGCTGCCTTTTATAGAGGAGACTGTTGTTTCTTTTCCAAAAGAAATGCTCAGTCCGGTAAAACTATCATTTAAAAATTCTGTTCCCGAGCCATTAGAAAAATTCCAAGAGGTATTTATATAATCTTGCGGACAACCAGAGCTATTACATGTTTGAAGATGCCTAGTGCAAATTATATTCGAAGGGGGTTGTCTTCCCCAAGAAGCGTTTGGGGCTGAAAGACTAGCGCACTGTGTTCTTCCTAGAATTCTTGCTTGTAAAGATGTTATATTGTACTTAATTGCCGCCAAAGCTCTTTGAGCTGTCCAGGACGTAGTGGCTTTGTAGCAGGAGGTTCTCGTTGGGGTTATTGTAGTAGCGTTTTCTGTAGAATATATATTTTGTAATATATTTAAAATATTATTTAGTCTATTTTTATTTGTCATATTTGTAAATATTACACATAGAGTTAGTTTATAGTGTAATGAATAATATGGAAATTCAAGTACTTTTAAATATTGCTTTTGGTGTTATTGCTTTTTTGGGTGGATGGATATTTACTAGACTCTTTTCTGTTATGGATAATCAGGACAAGCTTTTAAAAGATATAAATGACAAAACTTTTAGTGATTTTATAACACTTAGAAAAGAAGTAGAACAAGAGGGGCGCAAGAATCAACAAGATATAGCTGATTTGGCTCTAAAAATAAGCACAACCTATGTTACAAAAGAGGCTTTTGAGTCTTATTTTGATAGAATTGAAAAAAAGTTAGATAGAAATTTTGAAATAATTCAACAATATTTAGTAGATAAAAAAAAGTAAAATAGCCATAATATATTATGGCGCTTGATTACGCAGATTTTCTAAAACCTTGGTTTTTAGAATCTGACAAAGAAATATCTAATAAATATTTTAATTTAATTAATTTAATTGGTGAAGAATCTAAAGGTTTAGCCAGGGCATAAAATCCAGAATGCAATAAATATATGAGATATATCAAAGAATATGAAGAGACGTTATTTAAAAAATATAATATATCTTTATATAATTAATTGTCATTATTAAATAATGTAAGTGTAATATCCTTCATGGAAATAGACTTTTCTCATCAAATAAAAGCTGAGAAGGATAAAAAGAAAACTCCTTTAAATAAGCCCTTTAGACTTCCATCTGGGAGCAAAAAGAAATTTGGCGTTTATGTAAAAAATGATAAAGGCAACACTGTAATGGTTAAGTTTGGCGATCCAAACATGGAGATCAAAAGAGATAACCCAGAAAGAAGAAAAGCTTATAGGTCTAGACATAATTGTTCAAATCCTGGTCCTAAATGGAAAGCAAATTATTGGAGTTGCAAAATGTGGAGCGATAAACCAGTTAGTAAAGTTGCAGCGTCTTGCGGCAAATCAAATTGTGGGTCAGTAATTGAGGATGAAAAAGAAATATTCTTAGAGGTTGATGTCCAAGCTAAAAGTAAAGGTCTTTGGCATAATATAAGAGAAAAGAAAAAAAGAATGGGTAAAAATTATAAACCAGCAAAACCAGGTTCGCCTGATCGCCCTAAAAAAGACGCTTGGGAGAAAGCCCAAGGCGAATATGAATGGGATGGCGAAGAAGAATTTAATCAAGAAGATCTTTTAAAATTAGATCCTACACTGGCTAACGTAGAGATTATTGAAGAAAATTAATTAGATTTGTGTAAATTACTGTATGCTTGGCATCGGTGATTTAGAGTACTTATCTTATAGAACTGGCTTAAGCGAAGAAAAGGTCATCTTACTATCTGAGTCCCAAGAAGATTTAGATTTAATTATAAATGAATTAGCAAAAGAAGAAATAGAAGATGGGCTTTTGCACATTAGTTTCGAACTTTTTACTAAATTATATGTTTATAGGATAAGTTCAGAGCTAGATTTTAAATTAAAAGAAAAAAGCTATGTCAGCTCTACGATAAGTTCTATATATCCTAAATTAGAAAAAAATAAAATAGAAAATGTTACAATTCAAGAAGACTGGGAAAGCTTATGGAAACCAGACGAAGAGATTGCAAAGTATTATTTTGTTTTATTAAGTATGTTCAGAGATAGCCTAGAAAGAAGAAGAAGATCTTATCCTAATCTAAATATGTTTTATTTAAAAGCTGTAGAAGGATTTGAAAACTCAAATAAAAAAGAATTAGCTTCTCATTTAAAAGTATGGATTAATTTAATAAGAAGAATGAAGGAAGAATATTGGGTCTAGCAAGTTAAGATTTTATTTATTCTGAATTCTGAATCTCGAATAGATATTTTATTAATTTCTACTGGAATTTTATCTAGACTAAAATCTTTGTAAGACAAAGTATCCGTAACTGATTTTGTTTTCTCTTTTATTTTTATATATAAATTATTAGCTTCTTTAGCTTGTCCAAGCTTATTTTCTTTTATAAAAGATATGTAATCTAAGATTTCTGTTTTAGAGAAAACATTAAACTGTTCATGCAATTCTTTAAGACCAAATATGTTTATTATATTTAAGTGGTCGTTTTCGATAAAAAAATTTATTCCAATCATATTGATTTGGGTAATTTTTTTCCTTTTCTTTTTTTAGACCAGTCTGATTCAAATTTCTTTTTTACAGGATCTTCCCCATATATTTTTCTTCTTTTTTCTGAAAGTTCTGCACTTCTATCCCAGAGGTCTCCTAATCTATCTTTTTTATTTTTTGTAAACTCTGAGAATTGTTTGTCTGTGCAATTTGCGTCTAAGGTTCCTTGAGTGTTTAATTCTGGAGCAGTAAATACTCTGTTCCACTTAATTCCTTTATCATCTATATATTCATGTTTATCATGAACGCCTTGCATGATTTCTATGGTCTTTTGTGACTCAGGATGTTGGTAAATATAGATTGGCATAATTTTAATTAAATAAATTTAATATATTTTTTATTAATTTTTCTTGAGAGAATTCTTTTTGAAGTAATAGACCTGCGCTATTTATCTTGTTTTTTTCAAATCTAGCTACGGCCTGTTCGCATCCTTCTATGAAATCTTTTTCATTAAAATCAAATATATTACCCTGATTAAAGGATGAATTCTTATTGAAGAATAGACCATCTTCAGCAGGAATTTTTGTTTTATTTGGCTCCACTAGTATTGCATTATTTTCATTTGCCCAATCTTTATATGCATGTGCATTTATTATAACTCCATGCTTACCAAGAGCTAGTGCATTAAACTCTGGTAAGCCCCAGCCTTCGCCTCCACTCATACCAATGACAATATCTCCACTATTTAAGAAGTCATTATATGCACTATTTTTATTCATAAAGTTTAGAAAAGATACATTATAATAATCTTTATTATCTAAGCATTGCGCTATAACTTTTGACTGATCTTCAGCCTTTAAGAATGGATTATATATTGCACACTGTAAAGAATATTTTTTATTATTACCATATTTTTTAACCCAAGCTTTTATTATTTTTTCATGATGCTTTCTTTTTTCTAGCTTGCCAACAAGAAGGAACGTAATTCTATCTGGAAAATATTTCTTGTCTAATTTTTTAAAATTATATTCATCAAACGCGAGGGGCAAATGTTTAATATTTTTACACCCTAAAGATTTAAATATTTCACAGGTGTATTTTGAAGAAAAGCATACAAGATTATTATTTTTTATAATATTTAATTCTGTTTTAGTGGGCGAATCTAATTCGTAGAACGATAGTAATATTTGATTTTTGGAAAAGCTTTCTAGGCTACCATTTAAATGCCATAGTTTAAATATAGGTAATTCTCTAGAATATTCTTCTGCAAACTTATTTATGTTTGATTCTAGCCAAGACAGGAAGGTTTTGTCAACTTCCTGCGCAGAAAGATCAATATTATTTCCGATTAAAGAAATAAGCGGAGAAGTCTTATTACGATAAAGTTCTTTTAGTATTAGAACAGAGAGCTGTCCAAATGAAAGAGAATTTATCGGAAGATTAAAGCTGCAATCCATTTTTACAATAGATCAGCTTCATTTTCTTCTACGATATCTTCTACTTTAGGCTTTTTTGTTGCAACTATTTTTTTTGTAGCAACAGCTTTAGACTCAACGGCGGTTGTGCGGTCAGCTTTTGAAGCATCTGCAGGCTTAGAAATATAGATTCTATAGTCTGGAGCTTTTTCATTGTTATTTTTATTCTTGTTTGAAAACACAACGATTTTAACTTCTTTCTCAATTCCAAGTTCGTCTACTTTTACGTAGCCGGATAAGTACTTTTGACTTTGTCCTTCTCTTTTCCATAAAGCTCCAATATCTCTTTTAGACCATTCGTTTGTTGATTGATTGTTGTTCATATATTATATTTATCTCCTATTGTTAAATAATATCATTTATATTGGCACTTGTCAACTTATTTTTTAATATTTTTTTGCCTTTATTATGTAAATTGATAGCGGTTTGGGTACTTATTTTTAATTTTTTACCGATTTTATGCCAAGACATAATCTTTTTTGCGTCGAAATATCTTAATTTAAAAATCTTTTTTATTCTTTCGTCTTGAAATTGATCTAACATAGACAAACAATAGTCTGACTGATCTTTAATATGGCTTTTTTTTATAAAAAGTTGATTTTTCTCTATTATTTTTTTCATAGATTCTTCTTCTATATTTATAGTTCTACTTCTCGAATTTATAGTGTTAAGACAATGATATCTCATCTGATTTCCAAGCCAAGTAGAAAATTTAACATTTTTATTCTCGTTAAAATTTAAAGCTGATTTATATATTATATACATTTTATCTTTTTGTATATCATCTATAGAGTTTCCTGAACTTAGTATAGCGTTTTGATATCTTTTTATCATCTCATGACATATCCCAGAATGCCTTAGGACTAATTCATTTAACGCAGAACTAGAAGAAGGAGAATTGTTTTTAATTTGAGTTATTAGTTCTATATCTTTCATAAAGACTGTGTATTTCTTGGAAGTTTTTTTTATGAGCATCGTAAAGCCTTTCCTGATTATTTTCCGTGCACCAGACGATTTGATAATCCGATTGAGCTTTTAATTTTTCATCATTAACTTTTTCTTCTTCGTTTGCAGGCGGTATAAATTTTCCGTCTTGTATTCTTGAAATATGTATTAGAATTCCGCCGTTTTCCTTTTTAAGCCAAGAGAATTCATCAGCAGGGTACTCGTCATATCTTATATCTGTTACAATAGGTATTGTGGAATTGTTTTGAATATTTGTCTTTAGTTTTTCTATCCAATATCTTCCAAAAGTTTGATTTCTTTTAACTTTACCGTAAGCGACTAAGATTGGCCTGACTATTTTTTTGTCTAAGGGATGGCAATTTTCTATATTAATATTAAATTTTTCTAAAATAAAGTTTTTTAAGTCTTTTTTTAATTCGTCTGCCAAAGCGAACCGCTGACATATTAAGCTTTTTTCTAGAAAAAATCTTTTCAACAAAATGCATAATGTATCTTTGCCAGATGTAGCTACTCCTGTGATACCAATCATTCTAAGCATTATACAGAACAAATATAAAAAAGTAAAGACTTAGTTTGACTTATTTTAAAAACTATATTAAGATAGTCTCATGAGAATATCTTTTGAAGATATGGCTATGGAAATAGCCAAAATTAGTTCTTTAAGATCCGAAGATTTGCATAGGAAAGTGGGATGCACTATCTTAAATAAAGAAGGAAGAGTTTTAGCTATAGGATACAATGGATTGCGGCCCAATCAGAACGCTGGACAGATGTTTTGGAGCGATAGAGAGAAGCGAAGGAAATATATAATTCACGCTGAGACAAACGCTCTTTCTTGCTTGACAAGATATGATAGTCCCTATTTATTAGTCTCTACTCTTTTGCCTTGCTCTTGTTGCGCAATGAATATTGCCTCTCACGGAATACAAAAAGTTATCTATTTAGATGAATATTTACGCGATCAAGAGGCTATAAACATTTTTAAATTTCATAATATTAAAATAGAAAAATATAAAAAGTGTAATAATTTTAGTAATGAGATTAACACTTAAAGCGTTTGTAGATACAATAAAAAGACATCAATATTATCCCTGTTTCTCTGATTTATTAGATTTGATATGGCTTGAAGAGGGCACATCTTATCAAGAGTTATCTTTATATAATTTTAAAGATTTAACAGGAAATGATTTTAAAGATTTTTTCTTTCAAAATAAAATTGCAACAACTTTTGAATATGGGACAATTTGCTATCAGGACAAAAAGATAGATAAGACGATTCAATTTAGTAACCCAAAATTTGATGAAGACTCCAAACCGGTAAGATTTCCAGGGCCAGGTAAGTTCCCAATAAATGATTTGTCTTATAATAACACTAATAGGATTCTGATAACAGAACCAGTCAAAGAGCCAGTCGAACCATTAAAAAATATTAGACAAAAACGAGCAGTCTGTACAAAAGTTTCAGAAATAAAAACACTTTATAATATTAAGTTATCTCAAAGAATAGAATTTGTTAATTCAAAGGGGCATGTATTTTTTTCTATTTGACAAGATTATACATTTAATTTAATATATTTGAATGGATTTTAAGCAAGCTTTAGGTTATGATGATATTTCTTTGCTCCCAAATTTTTCTGATATAGTTTCAAGAAAAGAAATAACTACAATATCAAAGATTAGTAAGAATAAATATATAGATATTCCAATCATTTTATCTCCGATGGATACCGTATCTTCTGTTAAGTCTTGCATAAAAATGAATACCTTAGGAGCCGTGGGAGTAATTCATAGATTTATGGGCGCAGAAGAGCAAGCTTTAAAAGCTAAAAAGATCAAAGACGAAAGCGGCTTTTGCGTTACAGCTATTGGTTTAAAAGATTTTATAGAGAGAATAGAGCATACATCAAAATATACTGATGTATATTTTCTAGATACAGCAAATGGGCTGTCAATCAAAGTAGAAGATTTTCTTATATGGTACAAACAATCGTCCTATCCACAAGATATTATTGTAGGAAATACTTTAACAAAGCAAAGCGTTTATAGACTGGCTAATTTAAAATCCGATGGGTTTAGACATCTTATTGGGCCAGGTTCAATGTGTTTGACCCAAATGAAAACCGGTATAGGATGCCCTAGCGTCACTGGCCTTTATTATGCTTGGAAAGCTGTTAGGAATTGGCATCTTGCCAACTTAGATTATTTTAGACATGAAGACCCCAAAGAAGAAAATCGGCCTTCTATTTTAGCAGATGGAGGGATTAGGTACCCAAAAGATTTGGTCAAAGCTATTGCTTCGGGAGCAGATGCCGTTATTTGTGGAAGAATTTTTGCTGGATTGTCAGATATTTTAGACGAAGAAGATATTGTAGAAAAAAATGGAATAAGATATGCAAAATATAGAGGTATGGCTAGTAGGGATGTTGTTGAAGACTACGATCTTTACGATGGCACGAAAAAGAATTTATTTGTTGAAGGAGATAAGACTTTAATACCAATTATAGAAAATAGATCCATAGAAGATGTCGTTTATGATTTTGTAAATGGACTTAGAAGCGGTATGAGCTATTTAGGTTTTAGATCTATAGAAGATATGCGTGGCGGTTTATGGACAGATAAAATAAAAGCAGTATTAAATACCCCAAATAATCTCTATGAAGGATTTGCTCACGGAAAAAATAATTGACAAAAATATATATATATGTAAATATAGAAATATGAAATATTTTGAATACTCACTTTATATTTTGGTTTTTTTCTGGGTTTTATCAAGCCAGTCTAAAGCTCAAACATCATATCAGAAGTACGACAATATGACTCGTAGAACAGAAATACTCTTAAATAAAAGCCAAATAAAAGCTAATAATGAATTAATAAAATACCTAAATACATCTAAAAATAGTATGTCCACGCTTACACAATCTAAAGATCAAGCGAGGATTCAAAGGGTTATTTCGGCAAAACAAGACGAAAATTCAAGGTTAAATCAAAGGGTGGTATTATTGCTGGATAATCCAAATTTTAGATAAAATTGTGAGCGAAGAAAAAGACATAGGGCTTTATGTTAGACCTTATGAGATGGGTCCAGTAAGAAGACTTGCGCCAAAAATGAGTAGAAATAGTTTGTGCCCATTTAATGATGTTAAATTTAAAAAATGTTGTGGGGCGAAAGGTCTTAATTTTTGTCAGAAAATGTTAAATAATTTTTTCGAAAAAGTAGAAGACGATCATCAAAAGAGCAATGAGGGTTGATTTTGTCGATGTAATAGTTGGCCTTCAATGGGGTGACGAAGGTAAGGGCAAGATAAGTAGCGCTTTAGCACAAAAATATGATATGGTTTGCAGGTTTAATGGCGGACCGAATGCTGGACACACAGTTTATATAAATGATAAAAAATATAAAACGCATATAATACCTTGCGGAATTTTTCATAATAAAATTAGTATAATAGGGCCAAATTGTGTTTTAAACTTAAATAAGTTTTATGAAGAAATTAATTATCTAAAAGAAAATGAATTTGATATATCATTAATTAAAGTAAGCCCAAAAGCCCATATTATAACAGAAGAGCATATAGACTATGATATTAATTTTTTAAGGGGGGCTTTAGGGACAACTGGCCAAGGAATTGCTCCTGCATACGCAGATAAGATGTTAAGGAAAGGCAAACAGGCTAAGGATTTTATTGATAAAAAATTTTTATGGAACGAGAGCCTACATGGCAAAATTCTTTGCGAGGGCGCGCAGAGTTTTTGGTTAGATATAAATTTTGGTAACTATCCTTTTGTAACCAGTAGCGAGACCTTGCCTTACTCAGCCTGTTCCCTTGGTTTTAGTCCAAAATTAATTAATAATATAATAGGTGTCGCTAAAATATACGATACAAAGAGTGGAATCGACCCCATGTTCCCAGAGACATTGTTTGAAGATTCAGAATTGAATTCTATTATAGAAGCTGGGCGAGAATATGGTACAACTACGGGTAGAAAAAGGCTAGTCAATTGGTTAAATTTAGATAAATTAATTTTTTCTACAAAGATCTCTGGGTGCACGCAGCTGATTATAAATAAATGCGATATCTTAGATCAGGTAGGTAAATTTAATTTATATTTCAATAACTCATTAAAAAAATTTAATTCTAGTTTTGAAATGCAATCTTTTATAAGAGATACAATCTTGGACGCTGCAGACGGATTTAGAGATATTATATTCTCTGGTAATAAGACTTTAATCTAAATTATATTTATTTCTTAAAACCGAAAGAATTTGAAGACCGGTGGATTGATGTATTATTTTTTTATTTTCAAAGATAAAAAACGTAGGAACACTGCTCACTCTGTATCTATAAGATAGCGAAGGTTCATCTTCGGCGTCAATTTTTCCTATAGTTATCTTGTTTTCGTGTTTTTTTGCTATAAATTCTAAAGCCGGTTTCGCCATTCTACATGGTCCGCACCACGGAGCAGAGAAATAGACTACCAGGGGTTTATTCTTTGAATCACTTATAAAGTCTTCTATGTTAGATTCTGTAATTTCATTTATGGAAGAAGTCATTTTGTTTTTCCTTTAAAATATGTCTAACAAATAAATAATTGATAAAAAAACCCGCAAAAGCAGATAGTACATTGCTAATATATGGCATTACGATTGATGCTAATGGATTTAGAAATAAGCTTAGCCCAAGAGCGATCCAAAAGCTACTACATTCATGGCACAATAACGGTTTACGAATGTAAGGTACGCGCGCTATAAGGTTTCTAAAAGGTCTCGAAGCTTCTGTGTCGGACCATCCATAGGCCAAGCTTAGAGATAAGAATAAATAGATTACAAATAAAGAAATCAAGCGAGGTAAACCTCTAGTTGAGTTTCTTTTTCAACAACCGAAAAGGAAGTATATTGGATATTTTGAGACCTTAAATATTGAACAAAAGCATTCCACGAATCTCCGCCCTTAGAGATGACGTGGAACATTTTTTGTTCATTTCTAGCTTTTTCTGCTGCTTCTATAGCCTTATCGGTTTCTTCTACTTTTTCTGCTACTCCAGGCAATTTTAATAGCAGAGCAATAAAATCTTTATCTGCTTGATCGCCTTCAAATTTTTCTTGTAGATACTTTCCCAATCTTCCCCGACAAGAACAGGTTGGATTTGTTCTCGCGCTAGTAATATCTGCTAGCATATCGGAATATCTATTTTTTAAGGCTTCAAAAGCTGTGTCGTTCTGAACGAGAGCGTCAACGTGATAATGTAAGTTGTTCATATTTGATTATATTATATAATGTATCAATGTCTAATTTTTTTTTGGACCCGCTCGGAGTTGAACCGAGGTCTTTTAATAATTTAAATCAAAATACTACAAGTTTAGTTTTTCTTATTTTTAGCCTTTTATAGAAGAAAAACAGATATAATTGGCGATTTTATTTTTAATACTATATACTAGTAGAATAAAAAAACTAATAATATAAAGGCATCTAAATACGCAATTATCCAATAGATGCGTCATGGTAATCACGCTGTAGACTTTAGGCTACAGAAACGGTCTCCTCAACTAGAGATACTCTAGCGGAGAGATGACCTTTGTATTTAGCTGTTTTGGCAGTTAATACTTTCAAGGCTTTTTAAAGAGACCCGCCTAAACCTCTACTTGCATTTTAATTTTTATTATTAAAATCGATACCAAATTCGGGCCCATCTCAAAGAACTAAGTATTATATAGTTTTTTTGATTTTTTTCTATTAATAATGTATAATTTATAATGAAGAAAAAAGGTAGGCCCATAAAAAAACCCAAAGCTTATCTTATAATCTCTAAAAGAGATAATTTTCTTTTTGGAGCTTTTCCGTATACTAGCGAAGGCCTTTCGAAGGCTAAAGCTTATTTGATAAAAATTGGTGGGGATAAAAATTTTTTTATAGATAAAAAATGAGTTTTGAAAAAAAAAAAATATTTTGGAACCACGGAAGACCGCTAATCCTATCATAGGATTAGTATCTTATTATAGGATATAAACATGAGATTTCACATTTTAGGGCTGCCACATACTGTATCTAGTAAAAAATTTAATGCTTGTGCCTATACTCAAAAAGTAGTTAAATTTGGAAAAATGATGACTCAAAGAGGCCACGAAGTAGTTCATTATGGACACGAAGACTCTGATCTTATTTGCACAGAACACGTGTCAGTTCTTACAAACAAAGATTTTGAAATATCATACGGAACCCATGATTGGAAGAACAACTTTTTTAAGTTTGATAGAAATGATCATGCATATCAAACTTTTTTTAAAAACGCTATACAAGAGATAGAAAAAAGAAAAAAGCCTTTAGACTTTTTACTTCCGTTTTGGGGAAGCGGAGTAAGACCCATATGCGATGCACACGAAAAAGATATGATAGTTGTAGAACCTGGCATAGGATATCCAGGCGGCCAATGGGCAAAATGGAAAATTTTTGAATCTTATGCGATATATCATGCTTATTGTGGTATGGGATCTGTAGGTACTTGTCAGCAAAGCTGGTATGATGTAGTGATACCTAATTATTTTGATTTAGAAGATTTTGAGTTCTCTGAAGACAAAGAAGACTATTTTTTATATTTAGGCAGAGTTTATTCTGGCAAAGGAGTTCATATTGCTCATCAGGTTTGCGAACATTTAAAGAAGAAACTTATTGTCGCTGGGCAGGGGTCTTTGGCTGATATGAATATAAGATCGGATTATGTAGAGCATATAGGTTATGCAGATATAGAAAAAAGAAAAAAATTAATGTCTAAGGCTAAAGGGCTTTTTTTGGCCTCACAATACGTTGAACCTTTTGGTGGGGTACAAATAGAAAGTTTATTGAGCGGAACTCCTACTATAACAACTGATTGGGGATCTTTTGTTGAGAATAATATTCACGGATTAACGGGTTATAGATGCAGAACCTTTGAAGATTTTGTTTATGCCGCTCAAAATATACATAAAATTAAACCCATAAATTGTAGGAAATTTGGAGAGAATTTTTCTCTTGAAAGAGTAGCTCCGATGTACGAAAAATATTTTGAAGATATTCTTAATGTTCATACTGGTAAAGGCTGGTACGAGGTCAAATCTAATAGATTAAAAATTTTAAAAAGAGAGATTCCCAACGAAAACCCTTTCTTTTACAATGTGACAAAAGAAGATATATTAAAGAGTAAAATAGATTCTTTAAAAGAATGTCTCAAAGAGTTTTAATGCAACATACACATATCATTTTAATTAATTTAAAAAAAAGAGTAGACAGATTAAATAGATGCAAAGAGATTTTTTCGGACTATTTTGATAGCAATTTTTCCGTTCATATAATAGAAGCCTTTTTGGACAAGCAGAATGGTCATAAAGGATGCGCTTTTAGTCATTTTTTAGCCATGGAATATGCAATAGCTAAAAACTTTGATAAAGTGATAATAATAGAAGATGATGTATTTTTTGGGTATCCCTTATTCGAATTAAAGTTAATTTTGTCTAAATTACAAGATATTAGATGGGACTTAATAGCGCTGGGGAGTAATTTTGACATAGATTATAGAATTAATGATTTTTTTATTAAACCTTCTAGGATTTGGCAAGCTACTATGCAGATCGTCAATAACTCGTATTATAAAAAATACGCTAATTTCTTGTACTGGAGCCATAAAAAACAAAAAGATATATATGAAGACGTATATAATCATTCCGATCATTGGGTGCATGATCAAGCGTGGAATACTTATCTTTTAGATATAGATAATATTTATTGCACAAATTACAGATTTGCATATCAAATATCTAATATGTCAAATACTACTAATGTTTTAATGGATGGTATTAGAGACTTTTAATTATATTTTATTAAATTATATCTTTGAATAGTTTGTTTTATAAGTGTAAATTTATATAATTTACATGATGCCTATTTCTATATCTGAAAATATTAATAAAATTTTAAATGTATTACAAAATTTAAATACTGTTAAAGCAGCGACTACTTCAACTGCTTCAAATTGCTCTTGTAATTCAAGCACTTGTAATTTCATGTTTGATACTGTAGACGAAACAGTAAATAAAGTTAAATGTAAAAGAGCTTGTGTTCAAGCGGCTGCGTGCGAAAGGTGTTTAGTTCCCACGTCGGGCGGAGGAAGTGATCCAAAGATGTGTTTTTACTGCGGTCAAACTGGAGCACCTCCATGTAAATGTTCATATATGGGAGCTAAAGTATACGATACAAGAACAGAATGTGAAAATAAAGAAGGAAAAAAATGCACTTGGAAAGATTTTTCTGAATCAGAAACGACTTGTTGCAATAGCACAGTAAAGTGTGCGGTTCCTTGCGAAGAAGAGATTAAGCCTTGCGAATGCTTAACAGATTGTGAAAAAGAAAGTACGCAAGAAGATTGTGAGGTTAAAAGCGGCAAGAAATGCAAGCCTTTTAAATGTGCGTCTTTTTTTGGACAATGCTGCAATGATAATAATAGTTGTTGGGAGCCTTGCGATGATCAAGAGTCTTTAGAGCCATGCGCTTGCGATAATTCAATATGTAGATTATATCCTACTCAAGATGAGTGCGAAGAAATAGAACAATACGCTTGCATAAGAGCAACTTGCGAAGCAGGAAGCGAAAAAGCCTGTTGCAGAGCAAATTCTGATTGCTGGGAGCCTTGCAGAAATCCTACTGGACAATCTTGTATATGTGGAGAAGGAAACTGCTTAGATATGTTTGAAACAAAAGAAATATGCGAGCAAAACGTTTCTCCGAAAAGATGCACAAAAACGGGTAAATGTTTTGGCTCTGCAGAGGATTGTTGCACCGAAGCTTCTTGTTGGCAAGAGGCGCCAATTTGCCAATGTAGCGATTATGGACTTTTGACAGAAATACAGTGCGAAGCAAAAGCATTTCCAAATTTTGATGAATATTGTCAAAAAGAATCGGTTGGGCGAGGAGCGCCAGACTGTAATGAGAACTTTGAATGCTATGTTTTTGTAAGACCAACAAATCTTTGTACTGCATGTTATGATACATACGATACATTTCTTGAATGCGAATCTGAAAGACTAGGAAAATTTGATAAAGATAGATGGGAGTGTAGAACTGGATATCATTGCCCTGCATCATCGGCGGATAATTGCGTTGCGTTAAGGATAAACTATAGCGCTACAGTGAGCTTTACATTTAGTACAACTATTACAATGACTTTTCCTGATTGTGATTGTGCTGATTGCGTGAGCATGGGGGATGAGGTTTTTGATTCTTTAAAAGAGTGCAATAGTTATTTGCGTAGAAATTTAGAAGATAAATGGAAAAAATGTGTGAATTTTTCTTGTGCTCGCAGTGGTAGCAAAGGCTTTTGCAACGTAAATAGTGAATGCGCAAGAACACAATTAACATGCGATCCGCCTCCTCCAGGAAAAACTTGCGATGATTGTGATTATGGTCCAAACGAATTTCCTGCGACAGAAGAAGGGCGCAGAAGCTGCGAACTAAACGCTCAACAAACAATTGGATCTAAATGGGACTGCTGCTATAGTTGCGAGAAAGCTAGAACAGAAAGCACTAATGACGCAGGGGATTGCTTATGTTATCGTCTTACCGAAAAGGATCTTGGAAGCGATAGTTGTTGCAAAAAATGCTGTGGAATTCCTGAAGATCAATTTTTTATAACGGAGCCAGAGTGTAAAAATTCTAAACCTACGTTTTGCGATTCGAGGAAAGGTCTTGAATGGGCGTGCAATCCTGCAGATTGCGGTGGGTGTTGTCAAGGTCAGTGTATTAGAGGCATATGCCAGACGCCTCTACAAACTTGTAAGGGTGGCTGTCTAAGCGATCCAACTCTAATGGATTGGGATACTTGCGAAGCTATTAGGCAAAGTTTGCCTCCTAATACTCAAGCCAAATGCGATCCAAAAGATTGCGCATATTTGCCTCTGGCAAAGTGTTATTATTTAAATGAATCTACTTCTACGCCAACGAGAACTATTTGTACTTGCAATGAAGTTAATAGCCGTTGTCATAATCTGGCTGAATGTGAAAGAATAGCTAATGGCCCATTGTGTCCAGCTAGGGCGCCGGATATATGCGTGTGCAGCGAAGTTTCAGAATGTTCTAAAGAATGCCCAAATGGTCAGCCTAATCCTGGAAATTGCGTAAAATTAGAAGAAGTTAGAATAGATTGTAATACCTTTGCGCAAGTTTGTAGAGGAGAAGACGGTAAATCTTATAACGCAGCAACTGGTGAATGCGAAGCGAAAAAAGAAGAGATGAGAAAAAAATTTCCAGATTATATATGGGCGTGTGAAGGTTGTACTGAAGTCGCTTCTTACAGAGGAAAAAATGTAGAAATAAAATGCGAAAAATTAGTATCTTCACCGGACAGATGCTGTACTGGAAACAGAGGAGAGGATTGTCTATCTCTAGCAGAATGTAGTAAGAAGAATTACGAAAGATGTTCTAATTCTTGTCTCGGTCCAAAATGTATGAGTTCTTGTAGGGTTACTAGACAGAAACCTTGTCCACCAGTTAGTGGTTTCGACAGATGCCAAGGCAGATTCTGGGACTGCGCAACAAATTCATTACAAGATTGCGAGAGATGCGAAGATTTTAAATCGTGCTGGGTATCTTATCCATCGCCAGGGGGTAGCAAGCCAATATGTAAATGCGACACGCATAATACTACTGGACCAAACTGCCCTCCCGACAGGCCTCCTTGTTAAAAATATGTGTAATTATGGTATAATTTTATGAATTTTGGTCAAACGACAATAAACCAAATACTAGATATACTTCAAAATATAAATACAGTAGAGTCTCCAACTACTCCGACTTGCAATGTGCCTTGCTCATGTCCTAGTGGACAGCAAGAAACTATGTTCTGTCCTCAGGGCGAGAAAGCTGAGCTTGCTGGCACAGTCAGCTGTTGGCCTTGTAAAGATCCAAGTAATAAGACATGCTACAAGTGTGTTCCAGAAACGCCTTGCTGTAATTGCACTACTTGCGGTGTGAATCTTTTTGATCCTCCAGAAGAAAATACTCCATGCAGAGGATGCGCAGTAGCTGATAAATGCGAGAAATGTCAAGTAGCAGGACTTCCTATTTTTTGTTTTAAATGTCCTGATGAGGAAAATAAACCTAATTGCCAGTGCACAGATCAAAGATGTATTGATCAAGGGTTTTATGATTCAAGAGCAAAATGCAAAGCAGAATCAGGAGCGGCAGAATGCAAAACAGAAAGCTGCTCGCATAATTGTTGCAAAGGAAGTGCAGCGTGTTACAAACCTTGTACAGGTCCTCTACCTAAATGTAATTGTACCAATTGCAGTATGTATGCTAGTAAAGGAGATTGCGAAACATCAACTAGTAAAAAATGTAGAAAAGCAGAATTTGGATGCGAAACTTTTGGCGCAGATTGTTGTGAAATAAATAAAGAATGCTGGGAGCCTTGCGACGGAGCAGGAGACCCATGCGACTGCACAACTTGTGGTTATTATAACGACTCTCAAGAGTGTACAGAAATGAACGATGGACTAAGGTGCTCTCAAGTAGATTGTCTAAAGAACGAAGGCGCAAAAGCTGATCCTTGCTGTGTGACGAATTCAGATTGTTGGAAAGAATGTGCAAATGTTAATAATAATCTTTGCGATTGTGCAACTTGCGGATACCAATCAAAGTCTGATTGCGAAGCTGCGAATGGGCCAAACGGATGCGTAAACGTGACTTGTTTTCCAAACAATCCAGAAGATTGTTGCAAAGACAATACTGATTGCTGGACAAGGGCTCCGGATTGCGCATGCTCAATGTGCGGATATCTAACAACAGTAGGGTGCGAAGTAGAATGTTATGAAGTACCTGGATGCGAATGTGAGGAAGTTACTTGCGGATGTACTGCTTGCGATAATTGCATACCTAACCCTAATTGTGCACGAAAAATACAATATACTCCTACGATTACTAATACATGTGTATGTGTTTGCGAACACCCAGGTGGAGGCGCTGCGGGTGCAAGTTGTCCTGGAAGTTTTGCTGGGCTTTATGAATGCGTGCTAAATAAACAATCTTGGGAGAAATGCGAACTGAACGTTTGTAATTGTTCTATTCCTGGGTGCCCAGATAATATAACTACAAATTGTTACTTTAGAGTATATGATCCTAGCGCTACAACTACGGTTAGCATAAGCCCGACAGTAACTCCTACAGAAAAGTGCCTGTGCAAAGACTGCGCTTTATGGAACTCTAGAAATGAATGCGAAGCTGATAATCCAGGATTAATATGTGTTCCTGCGCAGTGTGATTCGTCTCCGCCTCCCTGTGTAATAGCAACACATTGTTATGAAGTTGCTCCTACACCAACTCCATCGCCTTCTTGTATTTTCCATCCAGGAGACTTTAAGACAAAAGAAGAATGCGAAGCTGATCTTAGTAGAACCCAGGGCAAATGCAAATGCAAAATATGTCTAGAAGGACAACCTACAAGTTCAGGATTAGATCCTGAGTGGTGCACATGTACAAAACAGGTTCTTAAAGATAGTATGACTAGTGACGAATGTTGTGAAGCATGTTGCAACCTAAGTTCATATTGGAACTCTAAAGAAGAATGCGAAAATGGTTCAACGGGTGGAGCTCCAAAAGAGTGCAAGCCAGCGACTAGTTGTGGCGCATGCTCAAACTGTTCCTCTAAATGTTGGATTGCAGAGATATTGACTCCAACAGTAACAGATTGTCAAACAGGTTGCGATCCTATTGGGCTAACATATGATCTTTTGACTTGCGAAGCATGGGCTGTTCAAGAAATAAATAGAAAATGTGAAAAAGTTCCATGTAAAGATCCAAGACTGGCTTGTTACAAAAAAGTAACAATAACGCCTACAAAAACTTGTGCTTGTACAGACATAGGGCAAGGATGCATGAAGAAAGATAGATGCAAAGATTTAGCTTCTCCCGCTAAATGTCCTGTGGGCCCAGAGCAAGGAAAAAAATGTATATGCGTAGATGGTTGTGGCAGTAGAGACGTATGTGGTTACGTAAATGGACAGGAGGTAACTGCTGTTGATGCTCCATGCGCAGAACTACAAGAAGTGCCTCTTAGATGCTCTGAGAGACAACTATGTTTTAATACCGAGGCTGAATGCAAAAGAGAAAGAGATAAACTAGCAGCATCAGATAGAAGCAAAACTTATAGATGCGACCCAACAGATGTTTCAGGAGATCGATGCTTTTGTATCACATCACGAGAACAGGATTGCTGTAAACCCGCCGATAGACCTCGCGATTGCACAGAAGTAGAAGCTTGCAGATCAAAGGTAGCCTCTTACGGTTGTAGTCGATTTTGCAGATTAACAAGTGGTCCTAGTTGTACTGGAACTGATGACTCTTGCACGACAACTACAAAGCCTTGTCCTGCAAGACCGCCAGCCTGTCCGGACCCTAATCCAACAATACATGTGTATGAGTGCGCAACTGAAAGAAATGAGTGCAAAAACTGTCATTTAAATAAAAAGTGTATGGTACCAAAAGGCACGCCTCAAAGGCCCGTTTTGGTTTGCGAATGCCATCAGATTGCTGGTAGTTGTGCGTCAGTCAACCCTACTTGGAGAGACTGCTAAATTTATTTTGAACATTTTTATTTAAGTGTAATCTATACTAAATAGTGAATAAGCTTAAAAATTTATTCAATTGGTTTGGATGGAAAAGTAAACTAACATTAGTACTTTTGATCAATGGGACGATAGCTTATTATGGGGTTCAATTTGGATTTTATTTAGCAAAAGATCATAGTATATCTAAACTTCCTAATTCTTGCTTTGTTGATTCTGTGGCATTTGCTTCTTATGCTAATTATATATTATCTAGTAAAAATACATGGGCTCAAATTTATGCTTTTCAATATCATTATACAGATGAATTAAATAATTTTTCAACTATTTTTAATAAAAATTTAATAGAGTACACAGCTTCTATACCCAAGTATAGAGGACACTCAATATGCGTTTTCGAATATAAAGGTATACTTTGGGTTTATGATAGTAATCATGGAACAATGCCAGTTGGTGTTGCTGGTAATAGATCAGAGTATCAAATAAGAATAACAAAATGGATTGAAAAGAAATACAAAGCTATAGTTTTCCACAGCATACTAATAGACGATGATGCAGAAAGAACTAAAGCATGGATAGAAGAGTAACCAAATTAATAAGAGATGTTAAATTAATAGCGCCGTCTTGTAATAACACAGAGCATTTTATAGCTGAATTTTGGAAATATCACAAAAGAAAAAACAAGAAAAGAAACATCTTCTGGTTTTCTGTTTTGGCTGTAATCTTCTTTATATGTTGGATTTTATCAAAAAATTAAAGGATTGGTGGAATGAACTACAACATTACAAGAAGTTCTTTTTTATTGTTTTTATTCCAGCTATTTTGTTTACAATTTACGGAGTCAGCGATTTTTACCTTAATTATTTTGATCTT